TTCGTTAAATATTTATCAAACATAGTTTTTCTCCTTACCTAGATATAATACCTCGGATTGCAAAAATTTGCAATCCGATTTTATTTTTCCGATAAATAGAAAAACCCTTGAAACAGCAAAGTTTCAAGGGTTCCAAAAACTACCCTGCGCCGCGAGCCTATTACTATATAAGCGCAGAGCTGGGATTACGTGTCATTAATTAAAGATAGGTCTCCAATTTAGCACGAATCTTGGCAAGAGAGGTTTCACGCAACAGCTTACCGTTTTTAAATACTGGAGTCAGCATGGACTGGGACTCACGATCACGAGTAACATTAGCTTCCAAGTACAAGCGGCCATCTTCACCCATACCAACATACAGGAAGCCTTTAGCAGACTTCTTCTTGCTGTCAGTTTTCGGGTCTTTAAAGATAGGAGTCCAATCACCCTCTTTCTTCACAGCAGTGGCTTTCATGGCAGAGCCATGAGTGTCACGGGTGACATACTGGTAGGTGAAGCTACCAATACCCAGAACTACAGAAGGTACGAAACCTTTCTTCATCAGCTTTTCGTGAATCTTACGCTGACGTTCCAAAGTGATAGAATCACCATAGATAGCCCCAATATGGGAGTCCAACAGCTTGTAGGTTCTCTTGAAGTACTCGTCGCCGTTGGGAGCCCACTCAACGAAAGTACCCCCAAAGATATTCCACAGGCTTTCGATAAGGCCCCATACTTCGTACTGGGAGATATCCTCAAACTCCATCAGGCCATGCTCGTTGACCTTGGTGACTTTAATGAACTTGTGCTGGTCTTGGAGGAAGTAGATGCCTTCTTCCATGATTTCTTGGATACTGTATGCATCAGAGTAATTCAGACCACACAGAATGTCCACAGGATCACCAGAGTCAGGACGAATAACCAGAGTACCATCACGAGCCATAATCTCGTCTTTCAGAGCAGGCAGATACTCACTTACCAGTTTCCAGAAGTCCCAGGTATCAGACACAACAGACAGGATGCCAGTCGGAGTAACGTTGGTCATCAGGTGACGCAGAGACTCCATCTCACCCTCGTTACCATAGGAGCACATTACAGAGTGCTCGGTAGCATCTACAGATGCCATAACCAGCTCTTTCTCAACGTCTGCGTTGTAATACTCTTCCGTGAACTCCGCAGCAGGATAGGTATCACTGCCATAGAAGCTGCACAGATGGCCAAAGCCACTCATTGCAGCAGCTTGGGTACCAAACATGCCACGGTAGGAGAAGTCGTGGCCCATGAACTTAACCATTTCCTTGGAAATAGGAGTTCTCTCAAACTGGCGACGGTACGCGAATGCTGTAGTAGCTGAAGTACAGATACCCCACAATTCAGCAGACATTACAGTTTCCAGCATACCAGGAACCCAATGGAAGCCATCAACAGTGCTTTCAATGGTCAGGCTCGGAACACCGTAGGGAACCAGAGTACCTTCTTCAACTGCTTTGATTTCAATAGGCAGATAGCCCAAGTCCCAGAGTGCCTCCATGTGTGCAGTAGGGATTTTCTTGCCCAAGACAGCGTTGGTCATACGGTTCCAACGTTTGATTGCCTTTTTCTTCTCTACACAGAAGAAAGTCTCATTCCAGCGTTTAATCAGCACTTCTTTAATGAAATACTGGAGACCAACAAAGGCAACTTCGGCATTGTCCGGGATGTTTGCCAGTTTACCGCTGCGGTTAGTGAAGTTCTCATACGCAGACTGGGACAGCGGGTGGTAGGCAAACGGGTGATAGGTTTTGTAAACATCAGACATAAGAGCAGCGGTAAATTGCATATGGGTATCCTTAAATTGAGTATGGAATAAGTAGGTATTCGTCTTTGGTTAGCGGTACAATTACCGTGCGAGCAACTTCACCATTGCAAGGCTCCGCATCTTCTAATCGGAAAGTTTCCCCTACCACTTGAATTACCTTAAAGACGTGATTTCTGGTATATGTACCTTCCGGTATAGTCAGTTCTTTAAGAACTATTATCCTGCGTCCTTCTACTGGGTTAGCTCCTTTAGATATAAACATTATTTAGTCCAGTCATAGGTTGCGGTAACATGGTATCCAGCTTCTTGGAGACGTTCTTTAGCTCCGTAACTGAAAATGCCATGAGTGACATGCAAGTAAAGGTTATTAGCTCCAGCTTCTTTCAGTGCTTTAGCCAACTGCAAGAAGGTACGGCCCCCGTCACAAATGTCATCCATAACCAGCAGGTCTTTACCTTGGACATTACCAAACACTACTGGGTCACTAAGCTCACCTGTCTTAGTATCCCGCATCTTACCTGCTTGAATAACTTCTGAGATATTGTAGGCTTTAGCTGCTTTTTGTACCTTCTTGGTTGCACCGAAGTCTGGAGCTACCAGAGCATCAACAACAGGCACGAACTCTGGCATTTCCCACGGCACATTAAACACCTTGTCAATCAACGCAGAACCTACGTCACTGTGACAATCGTTAATAACGATAATGTCTACTGGGAGAGTATTCAACAGCTTAGTGAATACTTTCAGAGAGAATGCTTGACCTGGCTCTGTCACACGGTCTTGTCGTGCATAGGGTAGATATGGAAGATGCAGCACAAGATGGACATTACCCAACAGCTCACGAACAGCATCTACAACCAAGGCCAGCAACATAATCTCACCGTTGCGAATATGTGCTTCGATAGTAACTTCTTCTTCAAAGTCCCACATCTTGGCATCAGCGTAATCCAGTACCACATCGTACTCGCCACCGGCGTACTGCTTAATGTTAATAGGCATTTCGGTGCCACGGGCACCGACAACTTTAAACTTGTTCATCATAGGTAAGTCTCCCACTTGTTGGCCTTGGAGTTTACCAAGGAATCGTAGTTGTTGGCAATTTCTTCTTCGCTATGGCCAAACTCCCTCAAGCGTTTATAGATGAAATCCTGGAGTGCAATGATAGCATCTGCGGCTTCGGAAATATCAGGCTCGTCACAGCGATATGGCTGGTTAATGGCCTTAGCCAGTTCGCCCATTTCCTCTACAGCCTTGAGGAAGGCAAATTCAGTAGAGGTGTCGCTACGGCGAGACAGTTCTTGAAGGCGATGGTTTATATTCTTCATTAGCTTTTCTCCAAAATTGCTTTAATTGCTTTAAGTTTGGTATCTTCGTCCCAATCTAGCTTAACTATGTCAGTTATCTTCTTGATGGGGCTTTCTGGTACAATCTCTGTACGGGCGATGATTCGCCCATTCTTAGCTAACCATGCTGCTACATTCAGCAGGGACTGGGAGCTATCTGTGCTATTACGGCAATTAACACACAGACCGTATTCATCAATTTCGGGCTTACCACACTTGCATATGTAGGTTTTCAGTGGGGGCACAAAAGGTTGCTTAAACTCTCTATACCTATCATAAGCTCTCTGCAACCTATTAAACTCGTTATTCGCACGATGTTCAGGGTAGTTACGGATGGTGACAGGTATTTGGTACAGCCCTAAAGAATCCCACAACTTGAAGTAATCCTTAAACAGAGCACTGTACCAAGGCTTTTGTCTGTAGATGTTGAAACCTTCAGGGAACTTAATGCTTAAACGTTTCTTATAGGCAATAACTGGCAGTGCTTTTTGCGGCAAGCTATTACCGCTAAGATCAATATAAGACATTGAGGTTCCTCCCGATTTATGCAATTATTATATCAAATATCGACGTTTCGGGCCAGAAATACAATAATTTACCAAACGCCTTCTGAGTATAATTCCTGTCCTGACCCACCGTTACGCTCAATATCAAAGGGTTGGCCACTTGCTAGTACTACCTGCATAGCCTCTTCCCGATCCATGAATACTCTCCATTGATCAAGGAAGCCCTGCTCTTCTTTGGCGATCACAGACCTACCCGATTCTTTAAGACCAATCCAATCTGCTTGTTCTCGCATAAGTGGATCCCAGTGGCGTACACCCACCAGAATAAAAACACGGCCATCCTTGAAGGTAATACGGTTAGCGGCACAAACAACTTTACGCGGGAACGAGTGCATACTCAATAGCCTCCATCAGGTTGTCATAGATTTCACCTTCTTCATCACTTTCAGCGTAACCACAGTCTGCTTGGAGAGCCATAAGTACAACTGCTGCTTCTGCTTTGGTTAGGGCCAGAACAATAGGGCGATTTTCCAGAGTAGAGCGCAGCGCGTACATTTCACAGGTTTCTTTTGGCATGGCTGGATGATCAGTTGCGTAGTCCAGTGCATTTACTATCAGGTCTTTATCAATAATCATTCGTTTAGCTCCTTGATAAGGTTTTGGATAACTTCATATTGCACGTCGTCATCACTTTCAATAAACTCACTTGCGAGCTGTACCCAGTGTTTAAGATTATCTTTCTCAACCTGAGTAAATCGAGGGGCTGGAATGTGGAATACGCTGGTGAGGATAATTGATGTTGGGGCAACTCCCTGAATTTCCCCCAACTTCTCTGTAACCGCTTTTGTGTCCCAGTAACTCATTTCTAGGTCGGTGTGGCCATGAACTATCTCCATCGAGTTAGCTCTAAACATATAAGATACAAGTACTTTCATCAGATGCAATCCTTTTCAAAGTCGTCAAGCTTAATTACTGGGTAAATGTCCTGGGAGTCTCGGAAGGTGCTCCAAAGCTCGTCTGCGTCACTACCAAATTCGTGGCACACAAAGACACCATCAACAAACACCGAACCCATAACACCACCGTTGAGTTCATCATCACGAACATGTTTGAGTTCAATTGCCATTTTTCAGTACCTCGACATATTTAGAAAGAATCTCGTTGCAGGCTTTCATATCTTCTACCTTAGGTGGATTGATGATCTTCTCATCCATAGCCCACGCTCTGGTAATGCCATATAGACCATCTTCAAACTTGGAGGTTAATTCCTTAAACTGTTCAACCGACTCTACCGCTTTAATCTTAGCGCAGGCCTCAACCTGCTTAGTAAACTCAGTACTATCGTACTCGGCCTGAACCACTCCAGACACTAGGGCCAACATTACAAGAAACTTTTTCATTTGCTATTCTCCTCAATTTATATAGCTATTATAGCAAAAAACGGGCACGATGGCCCGTCTTATTTTACCATTTCCCGCCAGTCAACGGGATATCAAAGATTGTTTCCATCCCAGGGCTCAGGTACAGTCGCTTACCGAACTTCATACCATTGTGATGTTTCTCAAAGCACAGGTACGGATTACCCTCTACGTCTCGCTTAACTACATTGGTGTCGTAGCTAAGGTCTCGCATAAAGCGGTTTACGGAGGAGTAAATGTGGATAATCTGTTCGTGGGAAACAAAGAACCACTTAATTTTTCCACCGTCACTATACCTCCCAAAAAACCCTTGTGCTTGGTCTGGGCTTACTGGGCTAAGGTCTAGTACAAGGCTGGCAAACATTTGTACAGCGTGTCTAGCAGCACCTACAGAAATTTCTTCTTTATTAAACATGGTCAATCCTCTTAATGTGAAATTTGGTGTCTTCGGTAATGAAGAAGTGGGAGACAAAGCCGTCTAGACTATTGAGTGTGCCCAGGAAGAAAGGGGCTTTACCCAATTCTTCTAGCTCAAAACCCTCACCAGTCATGATGCCACGTACAGTTACTTTACGCTTGTTTGTGTCACCCTCATCAACTACGCAGTACAACATAGATTGACCATTCGGGTGTAGAGTTAAACTAAGAACCTGTGCTGACTTTGGCAAATCTAGCTCAGTATCCCCAATAAATCTAAGAGGGAAGCGATGGATAGTTTTCATTTACTAAGCTCCAGAACAATGTTGTTAGCTTGGTCAACCAGCTTACGTTTGCGGTTAGAGTACACCACCCCTTTGTATCCTCCCAGAAGTTCCCCAAGCAGCTTGGGGCTGCAAGACACACAGTAGCTAAGAATCTCCAGCAATTCAGAGAGTCTGATATAGGCTGCTGGGTTACCTTTACCGGCCAAAGTATTTGGGACTTTGGTATCAGGATGTACACCAAAGCTGACCAGAAATACTGTCAGGGACAGTAGCTTTTGGGCATCCTCAAAAGATACAGCTACTTTGGTCTTATAGTTGTAGAAACCTTTCAGGCCATCAAGCCAATAGATGATACCTTCACTATTGGTTCCACGCATGGTCTCAACTGACTGGAACCCCAACTCTTCCATAAAGAGGTTAATCAGTTCGATTTTACGATACAGTTTTACGCCTTGTGCTTCGCTCATTTTAGCCTCCGTAAAGTTTTAGCCAATTCTCGACATACTTCTATTCGTTGTTTGGTAGTCAACTTTTTCCACTGTGGGGAAGTTTTAGACTCATAAACCATAGCCTTCTTTATAACCTCTCGCTCCGCAGAAGTTATCAAGGGATACGTTGAACAGTCTTTTAGTATGGCGTGTGCTGGAGTACCCACCAAAATAAGAAGTAGTACTATATACTTAATCACAACGTTACTCCACAATAATTTTGTGATGGTCGGCTACTTCAATCTCTTTAGAACCCAAACGGTCGATCACTTCTTCAAGAAGAAGATACCGACCCCAAGCATCCCAGCCTACATCCATGCTACGACCGAAGCCTTCCAAGTTGCCATGAGAGTGGCCATAGATATGCAGGCTGCCGCGACCTTGGTCTTGCCAAGCTCGGATAGCATAATGGCACATCACAATCTTTGTTCCATCAAATTTACGGCAGTACAGATCATGAACATTAGCTACGCCTACGTCAAGAAGCTGTTCCTCTGTAACGTTATCCAACCATTCATCATGGTTCCCACGGATGATAATCTTGTTACCGGTCATGGCCCTAAGCACATCCAGAGTAAATCCAGCTTTTCCAAAACTAAAATCGCCCAAGATGTATAGGGTATCAGTCTCTCGTACAATATCATTGTGATATTCAATGAGAGCCTCTGTCATTGCTTCACGAGATTCCCAAGGACGATGTTCAGGACACACATTAAGGATGTTGCGGTGTCTATGATGAAGATCACTTGTAAAATACACCAATTTAACTCACTCCTCTTCTTCTTCTTTAAGTCTGTTAATTAGATGTTCTATTTGTTCTTGAGATAAACTAAAGAACTCCGAATTGCCACTAGCCTACTGTAAATTAGTTTTTCTGAACTGACTAAATTCACTATGTAAGGATTGTTCTAAAATTCATAGGCGTCCATTACTTCTCCCTAGAGGAATAGATGGCTATCATAATAAAGATAGCCACAGAGGACAGGATAATCGCTGCTTGTCTGCTAAGTTCAAACTGAGGAAACTCCAGTAGACGTGCCCACATAAATATCAGTGGAGCTGTGTCAAACATCAGTAAACTGGCAAAACTAAAAAATATGAAAGGCATTGCCAGCAAAACAAAAACCGTAGCAGCCAATGCTTTAAGCAGTAGTTTAATCATAATTAAAACCTCAAAGTCATCTCTAAGGATACACCCATATCGTTAGTTCTGCAACCTGTTACGAACTCACTAACAAGGTTAGCAGCAGGCATTCCTTCTAAGTCTATGCCTAGCTTTACACTAAATACTCTACGGTCACCGTAGTCAGCTACGTAACCTATTTGTGGCTTACCCATGAGCCCGTCAAAATATAGCTCCATTAAGTCTCTAATCCCGAATCGGCAGGTACGCGGGACAGTGATGGTGCCTTCTATATGTGTCCAAACGCTCATGTAATCTCTCCTCTCATTCAATATAAATATTATATCAAATAAGTGGCTTGTTAGCTACAGATATTATATAAAAGAAAAGCCCGTCAAGGGACGGGCTTTAGACATTACGGACGAGGGGTTAGTACCGCACCACCAGTAAACATAGGTAGTACTATGGATACTAGGATGGCTACAATAGCTACTACAACAATTAGCTCAATCAGGGTGAATCCTTTCATATTATGCCCCCATAATGGTAGAAACGATAGCATATACAGCGATTACTACACCAATCATAGGTACGATGACAACAAGATTACTTTTCTTGAACATTTTTAACAGCCTTATCCACAAGTGGAGTTTCTGGTTGAGAGTTAATTACGTCTTTTGGCTTAGCCTGTAGTGTCTTGTTTTCCAGCTCTGTTGGCATTTCTACCTCCACCTCAGCAACTGGACGCTGCAACCTTGGTGCCACCTCATTAATTGGTCGCATAATTGGAGAGGTCAGAGATTTAAACACAAGATACACCAGCGTTAAGATGGTCATCACTAGACAGCCATAACCGAACACGGAATATTTGTTATTGAACTCTTTTACTTTGGGGTGTCTATTAACACCCCAGATAAACACACCCCATACCAGCATACTAAACAGCATTACTGCTACGGGAATCCAGACAATAATCTCTAGGTTAGCGAATGTCATTATTTAGCCACCATGTTTTGAACAGCAATAGAGTCCAGCATTTCAGTAGGTACGAATACCTTGTTTTCAGACTGGGCCAGTTTTTCAAGAACTTCGAGTTGACGAAGTTTCAGGTAGTTTTGACTGAACATCTTATCAGCAACCATCGCGGTGGTAGATGCTTTCATCATTTCCAGTTCACGACGCTGGGTTTCAACCTCTTTGTCGGTTTGGATTTGCAGCAAGTCAAGGTTACGCTGAGCCAGTACTTGGTCTTCGTTTTCCTTGCGCTTTGCGGCGTTTTCTTGAGCATCAGTGATGATTTTCGGGTAATCAACATTAGTCAGGCCAGCAACCTTAACAATGAAAGGAGTACCTTTCAGCTTCTTTTGCAGCTCAGACTGTACGAACTCGTTAACACGGTCTCGGTTGGATGCAATCTCCGCAATAGTGAACTTAGTCAGAATTTGCGGCATCAAGGTGTTAATCTTGGTAGATGCTGTACGGTCATACACATCAGCCAATCGAATAACTGCCAGTTGGTCTGCTTGGCTCTGGGCTGGGATGATACTAAAGATTTGGTCGTACTCTTTAGGGTCAATGGCCAGAGTCATGGATACCCCATAGGTAAGATTCAACTTATCTTTAGGCATAAAGGTCTTAAACTCTCGGTTAAAGACTTGGTCAGAAGCCTCCAACAGTACCAGTTTATCACAGTAAGTCCAGCAGTGGTCTAAGCGAAACTTAGACGGTTGGATAACCCCATCCTGGAAGCCTTTAGTGGTCTGAACCTTACCAACATAGGAGGTAGGAACTTCTACAGCGGTACCGCAACCAGACAGACCAATAACAGCAGCCAACATCAACAGATATTTTTTCATTTATTTCTCCACTTGGTTTATCAATTTATGTGAATATTATATCAAAGAACGGGGTTTCTAGCAAAAATTATCGCATAAGAGCGAAGGGCCAGGTAATTGCAATATAAATGGCAGATACTACGGCAATTACTGTCATTCTAGCTGCGGCATTAGCTCTTGGGAGCATCATAAGTTTTACGCGAACTTTCGCAACTTTCTGTCTATGTCTTTCTGGCAGTTTTTCAAGCGGGACGTACCCCCATATACATTCTGGTCAGCATCACCGCTGAACCGATACCCAGAAGTACAGAAATAGAGGTGTAAACTACTAGAAAGTAGTGTAAAAACATGTCAGTAATTAAAAAGCTCCCTCATTTACAAAGAAATCTTCTATCACGGCTCTACGACCTTGGTCATCAAGGCTATCCCATTCTTTTTTGGAGTAGTTATCCCGAATAACCTCTATTACCCCATAGAACTCTTCATCGAAATGTTCTTTAGGGTTGTTACCAAATATCTGGTCAGAGGCTTTGGAACTACGCATCAAGAATTTCTTAGTAAGGTAGTGGTTAGTTTTGAGCTTAAAGAGTAGCTCACCATTGGTGGAGTATACCATCCAGCCTTCATGTTCTGCTGTTTTTGCGGCTCCCAGAGCCCAGCCAAGGGTTGTTGCTACTACTTTGTGGTGCAGCAAGCCCATATCTCTTGCAAGAGCATTACGCTCTTCAAAAGAAAACACCTTCTCAGGGGTTTTTACTCTCAAAAGGTGCAACCCAAAAGTTTCATTAACAATATGCGGGTCGCTGGGGTCTACTACCTCAAAAGTAAGGGTAGTAAGCTCCGGAAACTTCACCAGCTCCTGTACCTTACTATGTGGGATAGAGTTAAAGAACCTAGTAATACCTAGAGCCACAAAATCGGAGTCTAGCGACCCAGTAGTAGAGAATAACAGACGATGCATACCCAGCTCTTCTACCACTGTAACATTCAGCATAAATCCATTAACTTTATAGTCAAGAATTACCTCCGTATCAATAGGTAGACCTACTCCAGTGTTACGTTCCCCGAAGTTGTATACTTTAACCATTGGCTCTACGACTAATTGTTCACCACGGAACACCGTGCCACGAAACAGTTCCAACTCTGGGGTCCACAGGTTCTTGTAGAACACTTTGCGAGCATATTTGTAGATGGTGTATTCACCACATTCGGTGGCCTTCACTAAGCCCTCGGCAACAAGTCGTTGGGCCATTTCATAAGTAGCTTTCATAACATTCCTTAAATAAGTTTGATAGATGCACGAAGTTTACGCTCTTGACCTTCACGTACTTCTTGAGGTACACCATGAACAGAGTCGTTACCATGACGGTTTTCTACAACAATAGAGACAAAGCGAGCCCCATGTTGTTTAGCGATGTCTTGGTAGATTGCTACATCTTTTTCTGTAGTAGCTGTGTTATGTACAACTACGCTGGTACCATCCTCTAAAAGCTGACGAACAGTTAACTGACACCAGTGGTGGGCTAGGTGGATTTTACTGATATCAAAGTCGTAGTTAGGCCCCCAGTAGTCATCTGCGGCTACTGTAGTGAAATTCAAACCTTCAAACATCTCTGCCAGGGTAGATTTACCAGCCCCCGAAACTCCACGGATAAGGATAAGTGTCTTTTCCATTTTAGAACCCCAAAAATTTAAGAATACCTGAAATAGCTATTACAGCTAGTCCAGCGTATACCATAGGATTAGTTATTTTCCAATATTTCCAGTATTTTGGTTTATCATAGAAATAGCCACCTACCAAGGTTAGGCCCCAACCAAAAATAAACAGGCTCAAAATTGGAAATTCGCGGATAAACTCGATCATTTGTTTCTCCATTCAATTTATACGAATATTATAACAAAAAAGTGGTTATTAGCCACCTTTATCTTGCAATAAGCAACCACTCAGGGCTGCTTCCAGTTGGTCAATATAAGCTTTCTATTTTAGTCTATCAACCAGCAAACCTCGGGCTCTCTCTACCCTAGAATCTGGTACTTTGTCTAAGATAAACACGGGTTTTTCTGGCATTTTGCTGGCGCAAGGAACGAAAACCTCTTTGTTTACATAAACTATTTCAGTCTTTACTATAGGTTTTTGCTAGCAGCCTGTTAACATCAATCCAAGGAGTCCAGCAACCCAAATACTTGCTCGCATACTGTGCCCTCCTGCTTTTTGGCCATAAGAGCCCTAATTTTCTCTTCATAAGTCTTAGCCTGCTAATCTGCTTGAGCCTGCTAAAGTTTACCTTGCGCCCGCAGGCTTTCCTAAGCCTAAGCCGCAAGTTGTACGCGCTGGTTATTGTCTTCAATGACTTGTTTTAGGGATTTTACACTAGAGTCTAACTACTCTGACCTGCGTTCTTCTTGGCTAAACTTTTCTTTGTACTCCTAGACCTCTTTGGTTAATGAAGCTATCTCCATTTCCTGTCTGACAAAGAAAACCTAGAGCTAAGCGACCAGCAATAGTAACTAACCAATTGCTACCTTAAATTTAAGTGGTATCATCTTATACTCCAAAAGCGGGCACAAGGCCCGCTTAATGTTATTTAATGCTAATTGTTTCAGCCAGTCCGGTATCGAATGCTCGGTTGGTTTGAACATCACTAACAACTTGACACATCTTATCCAGATCAACTTTCGGGTAGCCCGCCAGATTCATCCAGAAACCAGACCAAACGTACTCAAGGTTGCTTTTGTAAGTAGCACATGCTTCCAGTTTACGGTCTTGCGAGAGCTGGAACTCTTTACGACCACCCTGCATAGCAGCTTGGATATTCAGATAAACTTTTTGGTCAACAACCTGACCCTTCTCCTGAATCCACTGCATCATAGCCTTGGAGCCACCCTCCCCATAACGGGAACTCATTTCAGCCTCCACATACTTAGTCAGGTCGTTGATAAGCATATCTGGAATCTGTGCCATGTCCTTAACGGTCATGGTCAACGCGCTCAAGGTATTGCGTGAGTTTTCGTTATACTTGTTAATGGTCTGTTCTTGTCGTACAGCTTCGTTTTTATATGTGATGTAAGTCGTGAAACCCACACCGGCAGAAACGAAAACCAGAGCAAGTACAATAGCCAGAGCAATAAGTGCTGCTTTCATTAAAACATCTCCTCTTGATGAAATTTGCGGCCGATAAAGGCCATGCCTACAATTTGTAATACAACCAGAACAAAGATAACCCAAGGGTTCGCTTTCACAGAACTATCGAACAAGTCTTTAAACTCTTTATTGCTTACCCTTACGAAGTGTTTCTCAACCAAAGCCATCTGGTTTTTCAGCATGTCTAGGTTAAGTACATCACCCAAAGCTGCCTGACGAAGCTGAGTAATGAGTACTGCGTTATTCATGCCCATTGCGAAAGTGTGTGCCCTGAACCAGTTTACCTTGCCCTCAGCACCTACACCATAAATCATAATGAGCGCGTTTTTGTCTCCACCCTTTACCTGATACAACACGCTATCTGCGTATGCCTCAGTTGGGTAGTCTGTTACAATCACCCAAGGTGCTACTTGCTTTTTAGCACCATTTTCCTTCAACCACTCTCTTAGGTATTCGTTGAATCCTTGTACTGAAACCTTGCTGTTATTATCTACCAAACTCACTCTGTAGTAGTCAAACGTGGAGGGCTCTTTTACATTGGAAATAATCTCACTCTTGGGCGGAAGGAGAACTGTATCCTCCATAGCCTTCAAGAAATTATTAGTTGTGGTGGTGAGCGTTGCAGGCTCCCCAACTACAACTTTAGACCAGCGAGGAGGCTCGTGGCTACCACGACGGTCAATACGGTCGATGGTAAAGTTTCCTACGCTAGACCTAACTACCCAATCCCAGTCGTTAGTATGTTCATCACAGTAGATAGGTGTACACGTCCTATTACCTTTACTATCGCTGGAGCATGACTCTCCACACTTGTATTGGTGCTCGCAGGAAGTGTACTGCTTCTCCTTTCCAGTGATCTTACCATGTAGCAAGTTGGTTTCCAACGTACCTGACCACATGGACATTACAGTAAACATGGTTCCCAGTAGTGCTGCTACGACTCCAGCACCGAAATGCGCTAACACTTCTTTGGGACTAATGCTTTTACCGTAATACAACCTGCTGCCAATGACCACAAAAACTGTGGCCATAAAGAACCATGCAAAGTAAATCATTTACTTAATTCCTTTTCATACTTAGAGATAGCTGCTTCTACCAAGTTCAGGGAGTTAGCTGCGATGCGCTTAGCCTGCTCATTCTCATAAACAGTAGTTGCAAAGGTCTGAATACCATAAGCACCAAGCATAGTGTATGCTGTCTTTTGGGATGGCGTAATCATGAATAACACCAGCAGAACCCCAGATACATAAATTACGGTTCTGAGCGGTAGTTTGGCTAGATTACCAAACTCTTTTGGGTCAATTCTGCTAAGTATAGTTGCTACTATAGATAGCACAAAGAAAATACCTAGTAGGAAAGCATACCCACTTTCCCCTTCCTTGGTACAGATAGTTTCAGCCAAATAAATAAAAAGTGCAAGTTCCATTAACGTTTTCCTCTAAATGAAGTCTTATTGTCGAAGCCATGCTTTTCCAGTTTATCTTTATCACTCAACTGAACCATCTCTGGCTCGCTCGCATGACGGCCAAACCAAGCGTTGATTTCAGTAAACAGAAGTTGTGGGTCAACGTTCTGGAATACTCGAAGTTCTGGGTGGAATTTTGCAACTTCTCCACCGATATTAAGCTGTGGGTTGGTGAATACACCAGTGTCATAGTACCCTTTCTCGTTTACATAGGTACCTACAAGAACCATTGGTGCATTATACTTATCGGTGTACTCTTTCAAGGTGTCCAGATACTCCATAGCGTAATCTCTTGACCAGTGAGACCAACGTCTGGTTTTTAGGTCTGGCAGCACAACCCCTTTCTCATCTACGTACACAATCAGTACGGTTTGGTTAACAATCAGCACTTGCCCTTTAAACCAACGTCCATCTTCCAGATGACCTGACAAGGTTCTGTGCTTAGCTGGAAGTGCCTTCTCTACTTGCTGGGTCTTTCTGTCCCAGACGATTTTCGGGTCTTGACCATACATATAGAAGATATGGTCATACACGTCCTTAAACCGTTGAATAATCTTCATAAGCTCTCCTCATTCAATATAAATATTATATCAAATAACGTCCTTGTTAGCTACGATTATTCCGCTATGATGAAGGTCTCACCTTTGGTGAAAACTCGGTCTGCGTACCGGTCTCTAAAATGGGCTACCAAGTTACCTTCTGGAGTAATTTCTATCAGACATAACAATCTTTTAAAGACGTACCCCAGATCCAGGTATACACGGTTATTCACGATAGTAGGCCTATCTACTACCGTATGTCCATGAAATACGTACTTCACATCTGGCAGAGCATCGCACTGTTGTCCATAGATAATATCTCTACCCCACATTGCTTCTCTTTCCAGAACACCACTGGTATCAGCGTCAACTGCGCTGGTAAAGTCTCCCCAGGTCTTGAAACGGGCTGGTACTTCTGCGTGGACAAAGGCGTAGCGATTTCCGTGAAAGTCTACACTAAGATGCACTGGCAGTTTTAATACATCTTCTGCATAGGTCTTTAAAACATGGCGCTCTTCGTTGAGAGCCCAGACTCCCCCGTTAAAATACACCCAGTTACCAGAGGGTTCATCTTTGTGGGCAAAATCTGCCAGAAACTGGTCATGATTACCTCTTACTGTGAGGTAAGCACCCGTCTGATCATATAGGAAGAATTTCAGTGTATCTGCGGAGTCAGGCCCTCTATCAACCAAATCACCACAGTTAACCAGCAGGTCTTGAGTTACATCAAATCCTACTTTATTTAGCATTTTGTGTAAAGTACGAATGTTTCCATGCAGGTCGGTGCATACAAACAGTCTACCAGAATTTTTTACCACTTGCATAGAAGCTCCTTATACGAAAAAAGCTGGCCGAAGCCAGCTCATAGATTACGGTTCCAATGTAAGAAACCATAGGCACATATCGCAAGTATTGGTAGAAACTACCAACTATGCAACGAACCTATAATACACACCCCCAACCACTATACCCAGCTACTACTTAATCCATTAGCCATGAGTACAGAAGCCACCTATATACCGCCTAAATATTGTAGCTCTACCGCTGTGTAAGGTATGTCATGCTAAGACATGAACATGCCTAAACTTAGGAGTCCAAGGGTTAGGTAGCAAATGTACCCTGCTAAGTAGATCCAGCCGTACCCTTGTAAGTTTCTAGGAACGTAATCCCTGGTTGCCTATATCTAGCAGCAGGAACCAAATACTATGTTCTATATGGACTACGGAAGAGACGCGGAGTACTACTACTAAACCACACCCTAAACCTACCCAATGAAGAAACCCAGCTTATTAAGCCTCTAAATGAGAAACATTATAGCTGCAAAAGGCAGTAGGGTTATATACTGGAGGCCCTCCTATAGTATCTAGGTAGTGATAAGCTAAACTACTAAGAACTAAAGTTCTTTTATAGTTATTTGTTGCAGAAAGGCAGTCATACGTCCTCCCTGATTAGCACGCTGATTTCTCAGCCAAATTTGTAAACCCCATGTTTACAGCACTATTATAGCTCTTATTGCGGCATAAGTCAAGCTATTTTTTATTTCGCCCCATCAAGGAGTGCGATCTCTAGTGTCGCTAACGCATCTGTTAGGGGGTTATGCCAATCATTCAGTCTTTTTCTGCCTAAGAGCATGTACATGCTCTCTAGCTTAGTTGGCTTCTCAAACATTTTTTGGCTATCGACTAGCTTATCTACCATTCTTTTGCATCTAATATCATGTTCCATACCGGCATGAAAAATTAGGGATGCTAGGAGTTTGGTTTCTTTGCCCCAAGAGTATATGATATCACAGTCTTTTGTGGCCTCCAGAAGGGATAGTACAGCATCTTTACAGGTGTGCTTACCCTGCCACAACTCTTCTTGGACTACTACGTGATTTTTTACGTAGTGGTTTATCTTCTTTCCTTTCTGAGAAATAGTAAATAGTAGAGAATCGGTTACTACCAGATTATCCCCATCCTGGTAGCCTTTTGCTAGAGCTACTGCTAGAGGGAATGTTCCGTTCATCTCTAGGTCTAGCGCACAAAACTGCTTCATTTGATATCCTATAGGTTACAAGGGCTTTCCCCCCACCAATGGGTGCTAGGTCAAGCACCTCAAAGGGGATTTTTTCGTAAAACTTCTGGTAATTAGATACTACGAACTCTCGGATTAGATTACCTTCAAGGTCAGGGATAAGTATATCAGTTAGGAGTCTACGATACTCTTTAACTATCTCATGGATAAAGATATCCTCCTAACTACAGGAGCCATCCCAGATCCTGGGCTACACCTCGGTTTCGTAGTAGACTAACAGATTTACCAACGTACCAAGATTAGTTAACGGCTATAAAATAGAACTCATGCCACTGGACTAGGGCATCGTACTCTGCGTCATGCAAGGTTCCTTCTGGTTTTAGTCTAGAGGCCGCCTCTTCCGCATACTCTCTTGCAGCATCTAGCAGCTCTTTAGGGCGAGACATTTTGAAAGAGCGTAAGTCTCTGCGGCAGTTGTACCCAAACAGGCTTTCAAAGAAGCCTAAACCACCACTGGATGTGCCCACCAGCTCAAAGTCGCAATTTTGCTCCAGTAAGTACTCGATCTTGGGCAGGTCATGTGTAATTCCTTTTGACATGAGGACAACCTGTTCTGCCTTGAGCTGTCGGGCCCTGCCGCTCAGGGCGTGAATTTCACTTACCAAGTCTCGTGCAACCCATTGTAGTGGTTGGGTATTGCCCAAGTACCTGCCTAGCTGTGCTGGATTATGTTCTACCCAGAATTTCAGAGTACTTGGTTGTACAACCCCGTCCTCTTGCCACATAGGTTTGTAGGTTAAGCGTCGGAGGTTCTCGGGGGAAGTACCATAACAGATACCAATATCCAGTAGCTGACCATTGGGCTCGTCTTTGCTGAGGTACTCTAGGTCAATCATAACTAGAAGAATGTCTAACTCTTTCATAAATGCTCCTAAGAGAAAGGGGCATATTGCCCCTATGATTACTTGGAAATCTTGACCAGCTTATCAGACAGGTCTTGAATTACCCGTTGAATCGGGAAGGCTTCCACTGCCTTAAAGGTGGCGTAACGAAGTGCGTTGTCGGCTACTTCCATTACGGAATCATTTACGGTGAGACGACCATTACTGGATTTCAGAATGGTGTGAACCACGGTTACGATACCCAGGGTAACAAACGGGTTGTCTTTAACCCAGGAGTTGGCACCCATCAGTCGTCCTACAAAGCCAACCTTAACCGGCATGATGGAGAACGCGATTTGCTTGATGACCTCCACAGCAGCCATACCAGTGGCTACGTCGATAGCGTCGTTTACCACGGTCTTGGAGGTGTTAGCGATGTTTTGGGTAGCGGCTTGTACAAAAGTTTGTTCGGACATTTCTTTTTCCTTAGCGTAGGCGATATTTACAGTTTCATCAAGGGTTTTACGTGCGTATGCTGGGTCACCACTATACTTCGAGTACCCCAGTGTATCTTTGCCTACTGCGGTATCTTTACCTACGCAATAGGTTTCTTCAATAATAAATGCGGTATCAGGGCCAGCAATCTCTACAGACATGATACGCCTTTTGTCTTTCATGGCCTCTACAAACTGAACCATGTTTTCGATGACGCGGGTTTGAACGGGGGCTGCACTCTCCAGATCTTCAAAGGTTTCAGTAAAGTAGACCAGTGTGATGCACATCTTGTCACTACGAGACACTCTCAATACGTTTAGCGGAACGGCTCGCGCTGTCATCATATCAGTAAGTGTACAGTACACCATTCCACGGCCTTTATTGCCCCGATGCTCTTTAGCGTAAATACCGGGAGCGTCTACCATGAAATGGTTTGCGTAGTCTGCGCTCCGGTTTACTAGGGTTTCAAATACTTTAAGGCCGATATATTCATGCTTAAATCGCAGCTTTACCATCATTTACTTCCTTAATCTTGGCCATAGTTCGAGAAAGCACGGCTTCGGCTTCTTCCGCAGTCATACCGTCTTGTGTGGCTTTTTGCAGGTCTTGAATGTTGAAGGATAGCAAATCCAACAGCATCTTGTTCTGGACTGCCATTTCATATACACGGGCTTTCAGTTGTCGTTCAGTTTTGTACTTAGGTGGCATATCTCTCTCCTCACTTTCTAATAAATATTATATCAACAAATCAGGTTGGAAACAACCTTTATTGTATTTCGTTGTCGGTCTTTACTGATACGATGTATCCTTTTACCAGAGTTTCTAGGTTTAGAATTTTTAGCATCGTATACGTTTGATAATCTGGGTACTCGGTTTGCAGTTTTTGGAGATACTTCTACGGATTTACCGTGCTATGCTCAATTACCTCACCCGAGCTTAAGGTTATAACTAGATGAGAGCGTTTCACACTATTCCCTCCAACTCAATTTACCTTTTCCTGCTTGGATTAGAATCTACCACTCCCGTCTGGAGATAGAAAATCCTAGCTTGCGCAGGAAAAGTCTATTGGGCTCAGTAAACAAAAAAGAGTCCCACAGTGCCCGTGCTTGGGACTCATTAATTCTTAATTTTTTCATAGCTCAAAGTTGCCAGGATCTGCCTGCCGTTTCTCCTGCGCCTCGGGGGTGTTTGACACCTACTCCTAGAGGTACGGGAAACCGCTAGGGAGAACTTCTAGTTGTACATCAGCAGAGCCAGATACTATGGGCATAAGATTCAGACCAATTAGTGGGCTAAAACCTTCAAGGGTAATTTTTTCAGTAAGTGGCTTTGTATTTTTATGCTCCAGCAGTATGTTCTACTGCCGGGCCTACTCGCAAATTAGGTCGGGGGATACACAAAGGTTATCTTCCCTCTACCTCAGATAGGCAAAGTATGGGTTAAATACTGATTGGATCGTAAAGCTTGGCAGCTTGGAAAGCCCCTAAAGTCTAATAACAATCGTAGTATCAGTAGGTTTCACATACTTTTTAACTAACTCAATCTAGCTTCTAAAAGACTTGAAGTCGCTAGACATAAACACAGCTTTCTTATCTGGAAAGACTGGAGCGGCCAAACAGAGCTTAAAGTCTTTGATAACGTCCCAGCTATAAGGGTCATAGCCCAACTATGCCAACAATAGCTAAGGTCTGCTATGAAACTACGGGGCTCCAAAAACTTCTCTGGTTACTGCGTAGCGGTCTACGTTATCCCAGATTGGGCCAGAAAACAGAATCTAGCCAGAGCCATCGTACTACTCAAAAGGATAGCCAAACTAGGATACAGCTTCTAGTTGCTAAAAGATATTCCCTACTTGGGGGATTTCTGTCCCAAGTAGGGTATTGCTTTTAAGTAGTGTGCTTAGAGAAACAAGCAACTACTCACTCATTAGACCTCCCGATTAATAAGCACGTCAGCTCTCAAGGCGTTGAGGGCGCTACTAAAGTCGGGGCCAGCACCTGTATGGATGGTACCGTATAGCTCCAATACTACTGTGCTAGTACCGATACAGTAGTAACCAACGTCACCCTCACCAGCTTCTGGTAGAGGTACTACAGGGTAACGTACATTACCAATCTTGAAAAACTCGGGAGCATCAAGGCGTGCACTGTAATCGCGATCACTCATTAGTAGAGTCCTCTGTGGTAGGAGCTGCTTCTTCTTTAGCAGGCTCATTGATAGTAATCGGTTGCAGACTGGTCAGGGGCTGAATAACTTGGGTGATAATAGCCTGGGCTCCACGCAAAGAAATACCCTCAGCTTTAACAACCGCATCCAGATTGTCGATAATGTTATTGATTTGGGTGTTGGAGATAGCGAATACTTGCTCGTTTACTTGCTGGGTCATATCTAATACCTTATACAGCCATTTTAGCTGTTAAACTCCCTTGTGGGAAATAGTCAATCATTTCAAAATCCTCTAAGCCAATCATATGGAAGGCATCCACACCAAACATTTTGAATAGCTCTTTAGCTTTTTTGCTCAGTACCAATTCTGGTCTGTTTTCAGCAGGGGTTCTTGTTAGCTGAGTCTTAACTTGTTCTACCTGATTTGAGTAGACATGCGAGTTTACTGAGATATGGGAGTAGATGCCGGGAGTCAGCCCCAGAATCTCGGAAAAGCATAACAGTAATGCCCCATAAAACACGTAATTAAAGGGTGCCCCTAAGAAGAGGTCATTAGAGCGCATAACCACGGTGAGGTTGAGCAGCTTTTCTACACCTATGTCTTTTACATTAAAGACAGAAGTATAGTGGCATGGCGGTAGTGCCATTTGGTCTAGCTCTGCTGGGTTCCACATGCTGATCACAGCCCTACGAGAATACGGGTCTGCTTTTAGCAGCTCTTCTACGTATTTTAGCTGGTTAACTCCATTGAAGTCAACTAACTGCTTTCCGTATACAGGCCCCAGTTCACCATCTGTGTAGCCTAACGCTACAGCTTGGGCGTCATAGTTAGGAGTCCAGAAGTTGGGTTTGTCAGGGTCTCCATACAAAATCTGGGAAAGCTCCCTGACATTAGTACTCCCACGACACATCCAGATAAGCTCAGCTATTGCCCCTTTCCAAAATACCTTCTTGGTAGTAAGACAAGAAAAGCCCCACCACATATCCCAGTCAATCTGGTATGGTACTACTCTCTGTATGGAGCCCACACCAGTCCTATCCTCTACATGCTCACCGTATCTGAGCACTTCTTCAAGCATGGTCAGATAACCTTCTTCACCATAAAGCTACATCAATAAAATTCTCCACTTTGAAACTTCGCCAAGCTAAAGCCTCTAAATCAAAATACCGGATAACGTCCTCAGCCTCTTCATACCCACCGCCCTTAGGCTGCCAATACTCTGAAATTACTGAGGGGTCTAGAGTGGCGTAGGCTTCTCGAACTGTGCCATCTTTTTTGTAGAAGAAGAATCTAAACTCCCCAGTTTTAGGGAGCTTCTCAAGAATTTCCTGCTTCATTATTAATAAACCTCACGAAGTCTCTTAGCCCTTGAATTGTGAAGAGCTTAAGGAGGGTTGGGTCAGTAAAGGAGCTACTGTCGGCAATAGCGTCCATGTAGGGCTGCTTTTTATTGACAATAGGCATAGACCCTGGAGCTGCTGTAACTACAAATTTTTCAGACTTGAGCCACTCTACCACTTCCAGCAGGTTAGCCAGGTTAGTAGTGTTAGCAAAAGTTTTGGGGCCGATAAATGGGAGTACTTTCTTGATTTCGTCTACTACTGCTGCTTTAGTAGGTTTGTTCTTGAAAGTACCCAACTTGAAATCAGATACAGAAAGACCTTGCTGCATGTAGAATCTGTCGCCCATTTTACTCTCCTGCTTCGATAATCTTTTTCAGCTTCTCTTTACGCTCACGGATAAGTTTCAGCTCACGTAGCAACTCCAGCTCTTCATCACCGATTACATCCAGAACTTTTTTCGCTTTGTCCACGCTACCGGTGAAGTTACCATTAATATCCCAAAGGCTCATACTGCGTCTCCTTAGTGCTTAGTTTCAGTTGCGGATTCCATCGTTGCAATGCCAACTTCGATATAGCTGTCAACTGCACGTACCAACCATTCCATCGTGTCTGCCAGGGCATAGGTATGGCATGACCGGTTGATATCTGGTTCCTTGGTATCGTAACCAGCTTCTTCCATCTGGTTTTTGCGCTCATTTTTGGCGCTCATGTACACTTCGTCAATAGACGATCTTAGCGCAATAAGGAGGTCAACTTCAGCCTTATCACGAATCAACTTGAAAGTAATTTCGTCCATACTCTACCTTATCTGGTCGCATTTTTGATACCCAGTCAAACAGTGTTGCTCGACTTAGGCGCTTACCCATAGCAGCAGCAGTTAGAATGTAAGAACGTACTGGAGTACCGAACTCGTACATTTCTAAAAACTCTTCCTTGGTAAGAGCTTCTGCTTCTTCTGTGAGGCTTGGCTGGGGCCAAGAACTATACCCAGCTTCTTGAACCTACTCTTGAAACATTGTTTTTGACTTAGCAGGCCATATCAAATGAAGTGCATTCATGCTGATGCTGCCATCGTTATTTTTAAAGAACTGGTCTTGGGCCCAGAACTCCAAACTATTAGGGTTTCTGCTAAGTTTCATATCAATTACCTTTCATACGACGCAGAGCATTAGTAGCTCGCTTCAATTTGCGGTTAAGAACGGCAATCTCGGCTTCTTGCTCGATAATCCGAGTACGCTGCTCCGCCTCTTTGGTGGCAAGCTCATTAGTACGCATACCGTTCTGGATATTGCCGTAGTACAGACGCTCAAGGAATGCCACGGAGCATTTACCAAATTCAGAAGTACCCGCCTTGAACGAATACATAATTTCCAGAGCCCATACCAGTTCGTCTTTGTTAAATACTTTAGTGGTATCAGTCATTAGTTTGCTCCTTTTTAAATACTACGAGGTTTTTATGCTTTTCTTTAAGAGTTTTCAAATGTGCTTCCGTTACTCCGGTAAGCACACGTAGTGGGTTAAGCGGTTTGCTTGGTGGAATCATAACTACGTAGTTAGACTCCAGTGCTTGTTTTCTATTACAGAATACATCCATTAATCTTCTCCGCTCTCTTCTTCACAATCTGTACAGGTCTGCTCTGCGCTATTATTACTGCGCTCTTCGCCCCAGCACCACCAGCCACAGGTTTCGCACTGGAAGTACTCTAAACGGATAGTTTCGTCAACAACTGCCTGCTCAAATCGCTCGTAGAGTGCTTCCATACGATTGTCAAATTTCGGTTGGTTAACACTACCCTCACAAAGATACTTAGAGCATAGTTCTGTTAGCTGTTCTTGGAACACACCACGAAGCTCAAACAAAGCATTGCAAGAACCGATTAAGTATTCAGCCCCTTCGCTTACCAGCTTTTTAAACTCAGTCTCGTAGGCTGTAAGTTCTTTGCTTTGGCACATATCAAGTTCTCCTCTCAATTTATGCAATAATTATATCAAAAATTTGAGTAGTCGGCTAGTAATATTTTGGAATGAAAAAAGCCTTACCCGCTAAGGTAAGGCCTAAACTTATGCTTTCTTGATGAACTGAACAATCTCTGCTGGAGTACGCAAGACGGTACCGTCTTCCTTGATAAGAGCAGGAGCACTGCGAATGCCGTACTGTCTAGCAACCTCAATATCAGTTTCAATATTGAAATCAATATTCTTACTGACTAGCTCATTATGAAGTGCTACACAGGCTTTGCAATTTTCAGTCTTAAACAATGTGATCATTTCTACCTCTCAAGTGACCTTCTGGACTACTAAATACGTGAATTAAAGTACTAAACTAACTCTGAACCCTTTAACTGCTGGGCTATTTTTGGTGCCTGTTGCCACAAAACAAGAATTACCCCAGAATAAACCCCACTTAGGTCATATAGTGGTGCCTAGTAAAAGTAGGCCTAACCAGCAGCTTCAAAGTACTGGGTAGGTACTGGTAGGGGCTGCTAACTTAGATCATCAACTACTGAGAAGGCACCCTATAGGGACTTATCCTGCAAGTGGTTTATATATGTTACAGAGCTTTTATCGACACTGTAGTTGTTTAGTTGGTCTATTTTTACTGGCAACACCCCTTCTGAGGCTCTAATAGCTATAAAGTTATTAAGGAATTGTGGCTCATATTCCCAAATTATAACCTGGTTCTAGTTTAGCTAGGTTAGCACACTAATGGCCTCCTAGCGCTACTAGGCAGGGAACTATCTCTCCCTTAGCTGCTCCTGCTTCTACATAACGGTTTCCGTACTTAGATTTTTAAATCCTTCCAGAATCTCCGTCTGGTAGGCTACTACCCAGTAACTAAGTACACCAAGCAGAATAGTACCGGCACGAAGAGCTAGAGTTTTAGGGTCTTTTATATCCTGTAAAAGAAGCTCTATCATAGCTAGGATAGAGCTTTTTGGTGGCTGCTACGACACGGTAGTTTTCTCCGTAGGACGAACTCTCTCAATACTTAGTATATGATATAGCGCCACCAAAGTAAATAAGTTTTTAGGATAAAGACGAAAGCCTCGCATTGCGAGGCTCTTTATTACTCCAGAGATTGTAGATAATCTAGGGGATTATCATACTCGCCAAACAGGCCATGCTTGGCCATGACGGCGTAAATGTGTTCTGCCTCTTCGTCTTCCAGGTCTACAGACAGAACCATTTCCTTGACGGTATCAATATGTACCAGCTCACAGTTTTCATATGCCCCAGCTTGCACAAACTGGATCCACACACCATACGCTTCTTCTTTAAGAGCACCAATAACTGCACGAGCCCACATGGTGGTGAAGATACGGTTATTAATATCTTGCTCGTCTGGCAGCCAGATAGTGGCATTAGTGCTAAAGATTTGAGAAATTTCTTCCTTACTTAGGAAGGGCAGTTGATATTCCTCAAACAGTGCATAACACCAATCCAGTGAAGCCTGAACATGCTTGATAGGCTCTTCGCCAGAACCCACGGAACCCATTGACATGTTATGTGACATGATAATGGTATTACGCACTGGTAGAATGACATCACCGCACAGCATAGTCAGTGTGTGTGCTGAGCTAGCTCGACCATATGCTTCGGTGATTACTACAGCCTGACTGCGGGCAATAGCCGAAGATAGGTGGGATGCTGTGGTTACGTAGCCACCATCACCATTTAGTACAATAGAGACTGTATCTTGGCTACCCGCAGCATACAGGGTATCCAGAAGGGGTACCAAAGGCTGATAATCTTCCAGAGCTGAAGGCATATACGCTCGATAGTTAGTTACACCCACACGTTGAGGGTCTTGGCTGGCTGTGATAATTACTGACGGGATAGTCTCAGGGCTTACCAGTGCATATTGCTGTTGGTCGTTGTTCAGTTTCTTCATCACAGGTTATTCTCCACAAAGTTAACAATATTCTCTTTACCAAGAGACTTATCGTTTATAAAGGTAAGGTCAAAACTAACCCCATTCAGAGAGTTTTCTGAAATATGGTTATCTTTTACGGCTTCTTCTGGGTTTATGATATTCAACATGACAAAACCCATTGACTTTAGAAGTCGAAATTCGTCTGGGAATCTTGTGTCGTCTACAACAATGGTACAGCCTTCATTGTCTATAATAGACTACTGCATTAGGTCTACCCAAAATGTATCCCTGATCCTCTGGCGAAAGAACTCTGTGCCCACTTTTTGCAGTAGCTCTCTACCCCTTATGGAGTCTACTATAAGTCCGGATTCCTGAGCCCAGGATACAAACTTATTTGTAGTCTAATCGACCTTAAGAGCCCCTAGCAGTTCTATCATAGCATACTCTACCTCTTGTCGAGAGATGCCCTTGGTCTTGACATAGGTGTTATCCTTGTCCCCATAAAGTGCTTCATGCACTACTTCTGGTTCGTTTACCTATGACAGGATTTCAGTTAGAAATATTTTCAGAGGCTAAGCAAAGCTGAGAATAACTGGGTCAGTCTCTGGATACTTATACAGGAACTACTTTGCTACGGCACTTTTGCCACAGCCCTTACTGCCAGATAGGCTAATTTTATTTGCCATAATAATGGGCTCCAGTTCTTAAAGTTACTTGCTTCATGTACTTCATCCTATGTTTCCCAAAGTAAACCTACCCGTTGGTTGGGTCGTCTACTTCGTCATTTAACACCAAAGAAGCTATACGCAGTGACTCTTCCCACGCTGCCTTATTCTTTGGTGTTAGATTACTGTAGGAATCTCTTGTCCATGTAAACTAATGTCTTTTGTATACAACTTTGGTTAGGTCATTGGAAAATTCTGGATGGTCAACTCTATTCAATGCCACAAACGCAGTAGCAATCTTGTCTATTTTGGTTGCCCCCCTTGCTTCATAGTAAACAACGCAAGATAGAGCTTTGAGTTCGGAACGCGCATACTTACACGACCCTGCCTAGTTACCTCCAAAGCTGAGCATAAGCCCAAGCACTAAAATTAAATGTTTCATATTGGATTACCTCCGGTAAAGGTCTACCCTTACTGGAGGCTCATCATCAATATCCCATGCTAGTTTGTTATTTTTACGTGAGTATTTGGTTCTATCAGAAAACACAGCACATCGGTTATACTTATGAGCATGTTTCGCAACGAAGTTTTTCATTTTCTATCTCCTTTTTTACTTCTTGTTTAAATCGTGCTTTTGACGGGGGTATAATACCCTCCCACCAACCTCTAAGGTGTTTACCCTTTTCTTTTGGCTTCCACTTACAATCACCTAGGTAGTACTTTCTTCCCAATGGTTTCATCGTACACTCCTTAAAGAAAAGGCGGGACTATGCCCGCCTAATTCAATTACTTCTGGCCGCGAGGTTTACGCTGTTTGCGGGACTGGGCCAGGTACTCAGCCCATGCTTCCACTGCCAGTGGGTTCAGTGCCAGACCTGGGCGACCATTCTTACCTACAGTTTCTACCAGAATCGGCTCGCGGGAGCCAAAGGTCAGAACGGTGCCTTCCTTAAACTTGGCACTTACAAAACCGGAACCGTTCTTGGTGATCGGCTTACCGGTCTTGCGGTCCTTCTTACCGGTAGCACGCGGCAGGCATTCTACAATGCGAACCACTGCTTTAGGGAAGGAGCCCTTGTTTTTAGGGGTTTTACGCGCAGGCTTTTCTTTGCCCACAGCTGCCTCAGCCACCGCATCATTCGGATGCTTTTTCAGGTGACGAGCCAGACGTGCTTCCCGATTCTTGATGGTTTTTTCACGCTTCGGGTCAGCTTTAGTTACGGTTTGTGCTACTTGGGCAGGTTTCTTCTTAGCCATTACATTTTTCCTCTTTTTTAGTTTATTTGATAATTATACAGAAAGTTAAGGTGAAGATCAACGATTATTTCATTTCATTCAAGGACTTATTGCAAAGTTCATCTGCTCGCTCATTGCCAACATTACCCGAGTGCCCTGCTACTTTAGCCAGTTGAAGATTGCCAACTTCTTGTCCGACTGAGTGCCACAGTGCCCAGATATTCTTGATAATCTCAAGATTCTTGATGGGGCCAGGGGTTTTCTTCTGCCAGCCACGAGACTGCCATCCATCCATCCATTGAGTTACCACGCTGACACAGAAGGCAGAGTCAGTAAAGATAGTGACGCCACCATTCATACGATAACGCTGGGCGTTTTTCTGTACGTGGGCTAAGGCTTCTTTAATAGCTTGAAGCTCCATAGCGTTGTTGGTGTCATTACCGTGGGCTTTAGTCTTAAAGCCCAGTTCTACGCCATCCTGATATACCACAAAAGCCCAAGAAGCGGGGCCAGGATTACCACGACTAGCTCCATCGGTGTAAATCTCGTACATCATCATTCCTCACATTCGCAACATACTTGATAGGTTTCATCCCAACTGGCCATAATAACACCACAGCAGGCACAAGGGGTCACATCCCCCTGAAGACGCTTGATAAGCTCTACCAGAGATTCATCAGTATCGTCTGACACAAGGTGGCCGTACCCATCAAATACTTCACCTTTGTAGAATACAGAACCGGTACAACCCTTCTCCCAGTAAACAATACAGTTAGCAAGACTTTTTGGCAGAGTATCTACATCGCGGTTAAAAATATGAAGTTCCATAATTTCTTCCCTCTCTCAATTTATATAAATATTATAGCAAATAATCGGGTTATTAGCTAGTTTTATTTTAATCTTTGCTAAGTACATAAGCCTGACGGAGGTATGGAACTCCTTTAACCACTTCGTAGCCTCCAATATTAAAATAGAAGCAGGTGGATTTTTGCTCAAAATCTGACAGCTTAGCTACTGTTTCATCCCGCAAATAGATAAAACTATCTTTATGCTCTACATTACCAATCTCAGAAATCATAATATGATCTGCGGCTGGAATACAGGAGTCAATCAACTTACGGCCACCTAAAACCACCACTTCGGTAAGATCCATATCTGCTGCTTCCAGCATTTCAGCTAGGCGATTATAATCCTCTACGACAACCAAAGGTTTAAGGCGTTTACGTGCAGCTTCCGGCAAGGTTACATAGGTAGAACGTGAACATGCAAAGATACGACCACTGGCAACTTCGGTCATATCCATGAAGTGCTTCATATCTTCCTTAATATGTCCCCAAGGCAACTTACCAGAAGTATCTCCAAAAAGCAGTTTATTACCAATCTTTGCAGTAGCCATAATAATTGTCAGCATAAGAAATCTCCTCAATTTATGTAAATATTATAGCAAATTACTGGCTCTTGGGCAAGAAAAACCGCCCAACAAAGTGGGCGGTTAAGGGTTAAAGCCATTTATTTACGGCGTCTGCCAGTTCTTCTTCGGAGTCCATTCCAGCGGAAGCTACCCTATAAGTAAGAATCTGAGTTTCTTGCGGGGCAACTTGCAACTTACTAAGGTCTATGAACTTCTCTACCCAAGGAATTGGGTTAGACTTAGGTGTGTTAGCCAGAGCTTCTAGTTGAATTCCCAGAGGGGCTAAGGCGTTTTTGGTGACGTAAGAGCTATAGCGTTTTAGTATGTCTGCGCTTAAACCAACCAATGTAGTACCTTCTGGTAGTACATAGTCAGCCCAGTCATTTTCTATTTCCTTAATCTGAGTAAACAACTCAATTACGTACCCAGAATTTACTACTTCAGCGTATTCATCAGGCCACTCTTCTTTCAGAATTGCTAGAATTGCTAAATCTGCTTGTGCGTGTAAGAACTCATCTTTGATAATGAGAGTAAGTATATTAGCAATACCAGGGAGAATATCTTGGTTTGCCAAACCAAAGTTACATGCAAAAGAGGTGTAGAATAGAACCTACTCAAGAGCGTATAGCGCGAAATATGCTTTTACAAGCAAGATTCGCAGATAGTACTCTACCTCTTTTAGTTTCGGGAGGCTGTATGTTTCTTTGTTTTGCAGGTAGCTCAGTCCAAGACCGTACAATTCATCAAACACAGAGGAAACCTAGCTAACCCTACGAGCCACAAAAGGATTATTGCGAATCTCGTTCTTGATAGCCTAATCAGCATCTGGCATTACTGACTTTATAATGTGAGTGTACGAGCGAGAGTGTAAACTCTCAAAGTACCCAATCTGGATTAGCAAACCCTCCAGTTCTTCATTGGAGCACAGGGCCAGCAATACCATCCCAGGGATTCGTCCAGCAAGAGAATCCCCCAACACTTGGAACGCCAGATTTTTGATACACAGCTGCCTATTCTACTCGGAAAGTGTGGGCCACTGGGCAATATCCTTGTGAAGTGGTATTTCAGTTTCTAGCCAAAACTGGGAACGCTGCTTTAGGGCAAAGTCCTCAAGACTTTTATACTTTACTGTGGTATAGTCTTGGAGTCCCAGCTGCTCCCCAAGGAATAGAAAATCTTTTCCGTCTTTTTCTAGGTTTAGTAGATTCATTTAGTTCTCCAAGTAATTATCTGTAAACGCCAGAGAAGAAAGGGTACTGAACCATGTCAGCACCCCATTTCTCAAACTGCTCTTTATGTCGTTCATCAATCTCTACGACGTACCCGTACTTCCATACACCAGTCACTTTGGCAATCCAAGAGTACCCAAATACTACCTAGTGAACTTGTCTGCCAATCATGTCTGTCATAGAGTGCAGCCCCCACCAGAACAGGATTCTTCCTTCATTGAAGAAGAAACAGAGCCTGTATCAGTGTTGCAGTAGTACATGGTCTTCAAACCGTAATGACGCGCCATCTACCAAAGACCCAGAAGAACCTTCATAGGAATCTTCTCGTCTGGGTAGTCCTAGTACCTGTGATACTCGTTGGTACTGATTGCTTGAGTCATCCAACGCTGTACTACAGCCATAGCTTTAATATACTCGAACTGGTCAATATCATAAGCTACCTGATAGCTAGACAGAGAAGTGAACTCTGTAGCTTTAGGGGCTACTGTCACAATAACGTTTCCACCAGAACGTTTGGTAGTTACGATAGAGCGAATGGGTTCAACACCATTAGTTGCTCCTAGCAGCACTGAGGAGGATTCCCCAGGCATACAGGCCGTGAATGTAGAGTTACGAACACCGTAGAGCTTCATTTCCTTTCGCAGAGCTTCCCAGTCTAACTTAGTTGGGGTAGTTACTAGAGAATCTGAGTTTTTGTTAATCAAGTCAACTGGCAGAATGCCATCACTCATTTTAGTACGGTGATATAGCTCACAAGCCCCACGCTCTTTAGCCAGTCGGATAGAAGCCTTAACAATACTGTAAAGCATTTGTTCGCCCTACTCATTGATAAGGTCACGAGCTTCTTGCCCTTCGTATGACAGACCATTTTCTGCCAAGTATCCCGCTAAGTTAATAAAGCCAATAGCTATGTTTCTACGTTGCTTAGCCAGCTACTTAATGGCTGGGAATGGGATATCCTGTAGATCAATGATAGTATCAATGAACTTCACTAGAAGGTACATAGACTTATCCCAGTCAGTGATTCTACCAAGCACTGCGCCACCGAGGTTACACAGACTTACTTCCCCATTTTTCGGGTCTGGGCTAGTTTCATACAGGCCCAGAGGACTGTTGAAAGGTTTGGTAGGTTGTACTATTTCCATACACAGGTTAGACTGGCATACAGGGTCTTTAAAAAGCGACTAGGCATTGGTGTTATAAACATCCTGCCAGTACATCCTACCACTCTCCAGACGACGTTGCATATAGGTATGTACCAGTTCCGTTGCTGGGATATAGCCAGACTATTTAGCCTCGCTGTAAAGTTTACGGAATAGCTCCAAGTCGTCGCTATAGAAAGCTGCGTACATATCCTCATGTCCGTACAAGGACACTAATTTTACGTTTTCACCCTTCGCGTAGAGTTCGTGTAGGATTCTATTATCCTGTAGTGCGTAGTCTAAGAACTCAATACGCTTGTCTTCGGACACCCTTTGAGACTTTAGGTTCAACAAGTCTGCAATTTCTGGGTCAAAGAATGGGTAAAACACAGTAGCGGAGCCGCCCCTAGCTTGTTGAGTAAGGGACTTAGTAAGCCTGTCTACAGCCCTGTAGAACGGTAATTTTCCTGTGTGCTAGAAGCTACCGTCACGAACAGGATCTCCCACACTTCTAGTGGTACCAATCCAACCAATACCAGCCCTAGCAGCCGTCATCTTAAAGATAACAGAGTTTGCCACATCTAAGCTGTTGATAGAGTCTCCCGCCTGAATTAGGCAGCAAGAAGCGAATCCTCGGTCATGAGTTCTCAAGCCTAACAGAGGGGGGGTAGGTACGTTTACCTTTTGTAGGGAAAACTCATCGTACAAGTCTAGTAGCTCTTGGATAGTCCAGTCATTACGTCTACCTTTAGCGTCTACCCCAGTAGCCATACACATACCCATATACATGAATTGTGGTGTTTCCAGGATAGATTGGGTGTTAATGTCCTTTAACAGGTACTTGTCTGCACACTGCTTTAGTCCACCGTAGGTAAACAACTCATCCCTAGAATGGTCAATATGGGCTGCGAAGGCACACATCTCGTCTAGGGAATACATGGTTGAGAAGTGCTGCCATTTGTTAGTGGACTCCATATGTTTAACGAAAGCTAACAAATTAGGTGGATTATATTGCCCATGCACTGCTTTACGCAGTTGAGCTAGGTAGAGCTTTTTAGCTGGCACATCATAGGAGTATTCTTCACTGATTAGGGACTCTGCGGCGTTTATCAGACTCTTTTGCAGCTGCTCTGAGGTACACTCTTCTGGCAGATTACCAATTGCAATCCCAGCGATTGCTGCCCAAGAGGCTTCTTCACCCTAGCAGGCCCATTCAGCCCATTGATTTAACTTGATAGGGTCAAAGGCTTCTTTTGTTCCGTCTCTTTTTACGATTGTCTTGATCATTTAAGTATCCAACTGATTTGGGGCTGGTAAAGATATCCCACTTCCCAAACAAAAATAGCATAATTAACAGCGGAGGAAGCACCGTCATCAATATCGTCTTTTAGACACTTGATTCGGTATGAGAATATATCAACATGCTTTAGCTGGCCTACAGTAGAGAAGAATTTACCTCTGGCTTGGGAGGTTAAAAAGTCTAGGCGTAGTAGCATGATAACTTTTCCACCCTTAGTGCCCCTAAGCAAATGTAGAGCATGCTCTACGTATTTCTGTGCCTGCTTATATGGAGGGTTTGTTATAATGGTTGTTACTGGTTCACCGTAGTACATAAAGGGTAGTTTTTCTGTATTAAAGAAGTCTACTACCTCTGTAGGGAAGCCTCTGCTGTTTATATAGCCATAGTCGTAGATGTCTGAGGAGTATACTGAGAAACCCTATTCCTCCAGTGGGGTAGAAACTTTTCCCGTACCAACTGAGGGCTCCCAGAGTATCTCTCCAGTATTTAGGTACTTTAAAGCATGTTGTACGAAATCTGGTGGAGAAGTGTAGAAGTCTAGTGCCTACACATCACTTCTACGGATAGTATTAGCACTGGCCATGGGTGCCTGCCTTGCGAATTTCAAATCCGTGTTTTACTAACTCACTAGTGACTGCTTCTAGGGGTAGATGATATGCTACTGGGCCTATGTACTCTTCTGCTATTTCTCGGATTTCCTTAGCAGACACAAATTCTCCGTTTAGTGTATAATGAATCATGACTCTGGATCCTCTCAAATTTTAAGTAAATAAAATCCCCCAACTGACGCTGGGGGATTTTTGTATTAATCCCAGAAATCAACAAAGAACTCTGCGGTCTCTGAGCGCACGGACTTAAGCAGTTCTATTACAGCTACTGGCTTACGTTCGTATGTTTCAAGCTTTTCAAGCAGCTCTACCAGAGGAGAGTCACCGGGAAGGTCACACTGCTTCTAGTCACCAGTAAGCACTAGCTTACCAGAAGAACCTAGACGCTGAGTTAAGCACTTTAGTGCCTCCCTAGACAGGTTCTGCGCTTCGTCCGCTAAAACAACAGTAGGGATATGACCACCCAGAGTTCTACCGCGCATGTGCTCTACGGCCAGAACTTCAATAGCCTCTGTTTCTACTAGTTCCTTTAGTTTGTTAGGGTTTACGTAATAACTGAACCCATCAAAGTATGGAGCAATCCAGGGCTTCATCTTCTCGTAGAGGGAGCCTGGTAGAGAACCTAGACTCGGGCCAAGCGGTACGTTAGGACGAATTAGGATAATTTTTCCGATCTTACCTTCTAGGAGCTGTTGGATGTAGTACGCAGATGGCAGGAAAGTTTTACCTGTACCAGCTGGGCCAATACCTACAACCACTGAAAAGTTTTTCAGGGTATTCAAATACTTACGCTGCTCGTCATTCTTGGGAGTAAGTTCGCGTGGCGCTCTTACATCCTGTTTCTTACTACCATAGCTGGCAGGGAAAGAAGTGACGTTATTATGGCTACTATGGGCCGGGCCTGCCTACTCGTCTGTATTCAGAGCTCCTTGGCGTGCAAGACGACGAAGCTCTTTACGAGAAAGACGTTGGGGTTCCGCAGCTGGTTTTGTCATACGATGTATCTCCGAGGCAAAGGTGGATTAGAAGTTAGTTTTCTCTCTCACCTATATAGTATAGCAAAAATGGAGGTATGCTGCAACTATTATTTTAAATCCGGTAGGGCATCTACTAGTTGCTCTATGGAATCAAAATACTTCATAGGGAATTTCTTATCCCTATACACTTTAGCTCTAGTCTCCTAATGCCGGTACCCAGTTCCACCAGATAAAGCTAGGTCTATAGCAATAGGTGTGCGCTTACCCCTCATAAGTCTTTGTATGCGTCCAATTAGCTGGGCTATTAGTGACTAGTTATCACTACTAGAAGTGAGTATTAGACAAGACAGTATACTTAGTGATAGACCTTCCGAGAATATAGAAGTAGTGGATACCACCCCCTAGTACTTACCTTCTTGCACTTGCTCCAAGATGGCAGCCCGGTTCTTTTCCTCTGAAATAATTAGTGCCCACTTCTTTCCAGTTACTTCTTCCAGCACACTGGCAAGTGTTCGAGAGAAGTCTACTCGGTCTGAGGTGATAAGAGGTATGTGCCCGCTAAAATGGGCCTAAGCCTACAAGCAAACTATTTCCTTTAGGTAAACATCCTGACTATATAAATCTGTCACCTAGTTAGCCCAACCACCAGGCTGTGCTGTTAGGTTAAATTTCTACTTGGAGTAGGTTCTGAGAACTATTGGAATCATCACGTTCTCTTCTTTCGGGATTACAACATTCTTGCTGAACCACCCTGGGAATAAAACATGCTTACCGTCTTTACGGATTAGTGTACCACTAAGACCTAGCTTAATACCAGCGAAACTATGTACTAGTACTTTTTCAAAGGTGGACGCTGGGCAATGATGTACTTCATCCATAATCAGTAAACCAAACTCTCTACATAAGGATTGGGCATGCTTCTGTACGGTTTGTATGTTACCAATTACTATAGGGGTAGAGGTATCTACCTGACCACCCCCGATTATAGAAGGTGTAAAGCCAAAATGTTTCCTAACTTCTTGCACCCACATATCTCGAATATCCGTAGTCGTGGTGACTACCAGCGTCTTTAGCTGCAATTTGTGGGCTATAGCCAGCTAAGTAATAGTTTTACCAAACCCAGGTATTGCGTTAATAATCCCATTTAGCTAAAATCCCCCTATTTTAGGGTAACTAAGGAACTATTCCATAGCCATATCCTGAGATTCCCTCAACACAAATAGAGGGTCTGGTATTTTCTACGGAACCTTAGAAGTTCTGTCTACAAACTCAAACTGACAACCCTAACCTGTTACCCGTTTGCACATACCAATGATGGTATCTATGTGTCCCGAAGGGAAGGAATAGGCCTGTTTAGCTGTTGATATAGTCTTAATCTGGAGCTAGATTGGTTGAAACTTCTGATTAGGGCTTTGTTTAGGTAAAATAAACGTAAGAAGCTCTACCTATTGCTGGTGTTCTTCTGGCGTAAGCCGCATATATACTTGGTCTGATATAACCACCTTTCGTGGCTAGCTTAAAGCTTCTTTCTACGTGAACAATTCTACGTGTCTCCAAAATCTAAAGGCATGTAACACATTGCCCCTAGTTTAACTAGGTAAACATATAAGTAGCCCCTAGAAGCAACTACACGTTCTAGGCCTCCCTCTGGGAGTTTGTACCACATTTCTACCCTGCTATCTTCTAGTTGGTTTGCCTTTATAATTTTAGCTGGCACTACATCATAGTAGGTACTTTTTACCCACTTAAACACCCTGCCTTGGTTATTTATAAAGTTTAGCGTTCCACTATTAGCCAACTCCTACAAAGTATTGCATATCTTGTGCAATGGGTACAGCCTATAGGGTGTCTTGTTGTTTACCTACAACCAGAGACGCCTTTCGGTATAGGTCTATCCTGGGGCGTTCTAGTCATCTAGTAAGTATTTCTCCATAGCTGAGGTTATGTACGTTTTTGGGCCGTCCTTCTCTATGCTTACATACTACCTTAAAGGAAATAGGGGCAAATTTGCCCCTATAAAGTTCTTCAAGCTCATAGTGCAGCTACGGTTGGGTACTGCTTCTGCAACTTACCACAAGAGTAGTCGAAGGAACCACCGTCCTCGGAGTCAGAATCAACGCCCATAGGCGCCCCAGGGATCATTAGTCCACGGTCTTTCTGAATGTTACGTACAACAAGCTCCAAATACTCTTCCACACATGACTCATGAACTTCTGCTACTACCGAGTCATGAACCATACAAAGGATTTGAGCGTCGAGCTTACGTGCATTAATCTCTGCTTCTGCGTCAATAGCCCCCAGCAGCAGGATATCAGAAGATGCCCCTTGGATGATGGCATTAAACCCAGAACGCAGCTCTTCACCGATAACACCACGGTCACTAGAGGTGATGTTACGTAGGCGACGCTTACGGCCAAAGTGGCTGTAAATGAAGCCGTGGTTCAGAATCTGATTGTGGCACTCAGTAATCCACTGCTTCAAACGAGGGAATCGCTTGAAGTACACAGCGATGTATTCTTCTGCCTTTTCCTTGGTGCAAGGAACAAATGGTTCACCAGTTTTCAGGCTTTGTTCCAGAAGCGCTTCGTTAACTGCCTGCGCAACTTTAGCAGGGCCAGAACCGTACAAGATACCGAAGGTGATCGCTTTAGCGGCTTGACGCAGTGCTGGGAACAGCTTCTTAACTTCCTGTGGCTCACAGGACAAACCAAACACCATGTGCGCGATGTTACTGTGGAAGTCAGGATACTTAGCTGGGTCTCTGGTCATGTTGATAAAGACTTGTTGTAGGCCCTTATCTCCAGACAGGGCAGCAGCCACCCAAACTTCCGCAGTGGTCATATCCACCGCTACGATTCTGTACCCTTCTCTTGCCTTAATACAGCCCTTGACGAGTGCGTCATCACGAGGAAGCTGTTGCAGGTTCAACGTACCACTGGAGGATAGACGACCAGAGGTTGTGGTGTGCAAGTGGAAGCCAGTACGTAGACGACCATCGAGGTCTACGTGATCCAGTGCTTTCTCGATGTAGGTGTTTAGCAGCTTAGAGAACTTACGGTACTCTAGGATTGCTTTAGCAATACTGGAATCTTGGTCTGATGCCAGTTTTTCCAAAGCTTCTGCGTTGGTTGAGTCTTGCTTGGTATCAGTCATGATACCAGTCGGTGTCAACCCTTCGTAATCAAACAGCAGTGTGCGCAGTTGAACAGGAGAGGCTGGGTTAAACGCTGAACCTTTGTCAAGTTCGTATCTGTTTACACTGTCGAACTGGTAGATTCGTTCTTGTGCTTCACGAATTTTTTCTGATACTACGGCACTTGCTTCTTTAAGTCGAGAAACGCTGAAAGGTACACCACGAGATTCGATGCGCTGCAAGAAGCGGTTGCCTGGAATCAAGATGTTGGTGTAAAGAGAGTTTAGCTGTGGATTTTTACGAATAAGCGGCAAGAACTTATTGTGCAGACGCAGAGTAGCATCAGGGTCTTTTGCCGCGTAGACCTTAAGGATGTCCCAAGGGATGAGGTCGTAAGTAAAATCCTCTTTCTTGACATTATGCAGTGTGCAGTACGACTTTTTAAATTCTTCCAGCTCTAGGTCATAGTCACCCAAGTCAGTGTAGTCGATGGCCAAAGACTTCAAACCATGCGTACCAGTACGTTCGTCAAGGGTATAATGCTGCAACATGGTATCATGCATACGGTTTTCATCGTATGCCTTGTTAAAGTCGATACCGAAATGGTACTCAAACCAGTGTTGGTCAAACTTCAAGTTATGAAACACAATGTCCGCCGGAGAGTCAAAAATTTGCTGCACCAGACCAATAAGCTTGGTATCAAACAAATCCGCATGGATATACCGGCCATAGCCCGGAGTGTCACAGAAGCACAAGCCTAGTGGGTAGCCTTTGCGGGCATACAATGCTGTGGTTTCCGAGTCCATACCAACTGCCGGACTTTTACCGGACATGACATTTTGCACAACTTGACTAAGGTAGCTTTCCGCTTCCTTGTAGTCAGTGATACCTTCCCAGCTGCCTTCTGCTTTTGTTTGGCCAGAAACCAACAACTGACGGATCTTGGAAATGGTTTTTTCCATTACCGGTTTGTTCTCTGGTCGGAAAGAGAGAACAGCCGGAGAAATAGACGCAATAAACTTTGCGTTAGCCCAGGCGTCCTTGGGAGGGGCAATAAGTCCAGTGTAATCTGTTACCGAGGTAACTCGGCTATACTCTTTCAAAGCCTCAGAACCTACCAGAATAGTGAAATCGTACTCCATTGGGTTAAACTGGATGTCAATGTTCTTCTTGGTCGGCTTCTTAATAGAAGGGTCAGAACATAGATGGTAAACATCTACTGGGATAGTCCCATTGAAGTAAATGTTAGAATAGTTCTGTCGGTTGGGGCTTTTATCTACTACGGCAATTTTAGGTACTTTGGTCATATACTCAGGTCTCCTTAAACCTCTGTCCAATCAATCTCATCAATAAACTTCTTCAAGTAGTCTACCTCAGGCTTACTAAGTCCGCCTGGGTCTCCGCCTTGTGGTAGTATATGGTTCTACACATATACTCTAAAGTGCTTAGATAGCACTTTTGATAGGTTCTGAGCAGCAGCATTACCTGCGTCATCATTATCCATCAATATCACTACTTTTTTCGTATCTGCCGCAACTAAAGGTAGGCACTTTTGGTCAACTGTTCTATGTGTAACAGTTGAGGCACCAAATACCTAAGTCACGTTAGACACCCCCTTGTCCATAAGGTTGGCAACGTCAAATATGCCTTCCACTAGAATAGTTACTCCATTACTCTGCACAGCAGGGTAGAAGGGTATTTTTGCACCATCTGGGTAGGCTAAATACTTCGGCTTTAAGTCACTATACATAGAACGCTAGATTACTGCGCATAGGTTGCCTGTTACCAAGTCTGTAATTGGGAAACATAGGCGCCCCTCCCAGTTAGAGTGGGTGAACGCTTCTAATTTCTTGTAGGTATCCTACGATATATCTCTGTAGGTCTACGCAAAAGGCTCAATGGACGGTGGCAGGGTTATGCCCACGGAGAAAATGTTGAGCTCTTGTAATTTTCTCTTGAACTGTCGTATCTTTGGGGAAACTTTTGGTAGTTCCACACCCAAGTATTCATGAATAGACTTACCTTTGAAACCACACGCATAACAGTGGTATACTCCTAGCTCTTTGTCAATGTACATTGATGGTGAAGAGTCTTCGTGTTCTGGATTTAAGCACAGCACTAGGTAGTCCTTACCTTTTTCCTTAAAAGGAATGCCACGCTGCTCTAGTAGCTCTTTTACATTCATATTACCTCACTTTCCAATATTATACACCTAAAAAGGCCTGTGATCAAGATTTATAACAAAAAAGGAGATGATTTTACTCATCTCCTTGTTCTTCTTGCGGCACTTTGACTATGCTTTGCGGGATAATTTTCATGTAGTCCCACGACATATGGGTCACGAAGTTGATACCTGCTGGGAGGTTACGCAACTTAGCTACTGTAAGTGTCAGAACTGAGCCAGATTTATTAATGGTGAACTACATATCCACCTAGTCTAACAAACCTTTCTACATACGAGTGGCTCCGTTTTCATCTACTTGATACGGTGAAATAACCAGAACTTTCTGCTTCCTGGCTATTGTGTTCTTAAGCATAGTTGCTAACTGTGTTTGAACTTTCCAATCCAGCCTATCCAGAGTTTTTACGCCCTCAAGTATAAGCTGGTTTACATAGTCAACAATTACCGTGGTTACTAGTCCAGGGTATTTTGCCTTTAGTGTCGTTAGTACTAAATCAATGGTGGAGATTTTTAGGTTCCTATCATCAATTACTACTATCGGTAAAATCTGTTTTAGGTGTTGCTTGAAATACGTTTCGTGGCTTTGGAATAGGTCTCTCGTAGGAGGCTCTTCTAGTGCTTTTAGTTGATCCATTAAGTAATCAAAACCACCTTCGTACTGTGCGGCTTGGGAAAGCTACAACTGTACTTGTTCAAAGTGGTTCATAGTACCATTACGTAGTGCAGAGAATCTGACACCACTGGCAGTCTACCAAAATCTCTGGTATGTTTCCTCAGCAGTCATTTCGATAGTACAGTACGGGGCTATTTTACCAACCATCCAATGGTGGGCACAGATGTTAATACAAAGTGCTGATTTACCAACTCCTCGATATCCACCTAGAAGAATAAGCTCTTCTTCCTTACCTCCCAGAAACTCCATATCCCAGCGCTCTGATAACCCAAGGGTTGAGAACTAGGTTTGGGTTTCTTCCTCCGCACGAAACATTGAAATTTCGTTACCGTAGAATACTTTGTCAGAACTGTCTATCTCCTCTTCCACTAGCATCTAAATAGCCTAGAGTTCTTCCACTATCTCCTGTGGCCCTAACAAGGGTAAGTTGTCTGCAAACTTGTCTAACTTCTCGATAGCGATATGCTGGATGTGCTCGGCTTCTAGTTGCTCCAACTATAGTGAGATTGGTACGTCCGGTAGCTCCACCTTTTCAAGTGCTAGTACCTAATGCAGGACGGAAGAGTTTCTGGAGTTAAACAGCTTTAACTCTTCAAAAGATGGGACTCTGGCATGTGCTTCGTAGAAGTTATTTACTGATCGATATACGCTGGAGAATAGGCCCGAGAAGTACTACGATTTCAGCTTTTCCATCTAAGCTAGCTTTTGCTCCTAGTCTGTAGACTATAGCAAAAGCCCTAGAGTTGTGCTTTGTAGTGACATCTAAGCTCCTTGAGTAATAAAACAAAACAAAAAAGGAGGCACTTAGGCCTCCTTCTTTATAGCTCTGAAGCCAGAACTTTATTACTCAGCAGCTTCTTTAGCCTTCTTGGCGTCAGCAGCAGCCTTTTTAGCTGCTCCATCATAGTCAACAGCGCTCAGGCCACGACGGGTCAGCATGGACTTAACGGAACGCTCGCCCTTGCCAGTTGCTTCAACCAGTTGTGCAACGGTCATTTCAGCAACGTCCAAACCTTCGAACTAATCGGCAGAAGCCTTACGTGCGCTAGCTTCCTGCTTCGGAATAGCAGCGATGCGACCTTCGCGGTGCAGGGACAGAGCCTTACCACGAATCTGCGGCAGGGTACGACCCAGAGCAGCAGCAACTGCGTCAATAGAAGCGCCTTCGTTGGCCATTTCTACGAACACTGCTTCTTCTTGTTCGGTATAAGTACGAACTACTTCCTTCTTCGGAGTAGCCTTAACCAGAGAGGTCAGTTCCTCAGACAGAACCTTACCTTGTACGGTACGGGCATTAACTTCGAAGGACAGTTGACCAGCCAGTTCAGCGTAGGTAAACACACCCGGATTAGCGTTCAGGACGCTATGCAGTTCAGCAGTCTGCTCAGGAGACCATGCGGTCTTTTGGGCTGACAGAGACTCAACAGTATAACCAGCCTTACGCAGCTTAGCTGCTACAGAGCGAGAAGTAGTGTCCAGCTTCTCAGCCAGGTCAACAACAACTTCTTTGCTTACGCTTGCCATACCGTCAACAGTGCTGAACAGGGTATTGGTCATTTCTTCGTTCCACTTCTTAGCCATTTGTATTTCTCTCCACAAGCTCTTTAATAGAGCCAATAGTTATTCCTAGTCCTACAGCTTTCTTATAGGAGCTGGATGTTGTTTTAGATTCATCTTCGCATACGAGGAAGTTAGTTGCCTTAGTTACTGTATCTTTTACAGTGTAACCTAAAGAGGTTAAGTAGGTTTTCGCTTCGTCGCGGTTTTTAAAGTCATTCAAAGAACCAGTAATTACTATGACTAAGCCGTTATTAATAGGTGTTACATTGATTGGGGCTTTAGTACTAGGAACTACTCGGTCTTCTAGGTCGAACACCCAAGGATTCTCAATAGCAAATTCTTGGAGTAAACCGGTCAACCTAGGGGTTACTACGTCCTTCATAGTGAAGGCTTGTTCCAAAGAACTGGCTTGTGCTGCTAAAGTTTTTGAAGCAGTAGCACCAAAGCCAGTAATGGCTAAGCCTTCTAGGAACTTGTCCATTGGAATCTTGGTCGTCTTGTCTACCAACTCTTTGTGTAGCTTATTAGCCATGAGGTCTGAAAAACCTGCATTTATAAAGTCTTCGACAGTCAAACCAAGAAATTCAGGTATCGTTGATACCGAAATCTTTTCCAATGTTGCTGGGCCAAATCCTTTTACGGATAGAGCTTTGCAAAACTTTTCTAGTCGCTTGCCAGTCTGAGCTGCGCAACCAGCTTTGTTCGGGCATTTCAGTGTGACCGCAATCGGTGACACTACCCGTTCCAACAGTGTACCACAGCTTGGACACTGTGTTGGCGGAATAATCTTCATTGAAGCTCCTTCACACTTTGTACATACAGTATATCAAGTTTTGGGGAAGTGAGCAATAACTATTTCACATTGAGGAGAACCCAATCCTCTAAGGTGGTGCTCTCCAAAGCAGATAAACAGTATAGCCCTAAAGAACGTCCACGTCAACCGCAGTTTAAAATGCTAACGGTAGTGTGGGTTAATCCGCTCTTCCAACAATAGTTGGGATAATGTCCCCAGCTCGAATAACCGCTACCTTACACCCAATTTCCAGACCTAGGGTCTCGATATACGTGATGTTGTTCAAAGTAGCCCGGCTAATTGAAGTTCCCTTGATATCTACAGGTTCCAAAATGGCTACTGGAGTGACTCTGCCAGAAGAACCTACTTGCCACACTACGTCCAGTAAGGTTGTCTCTACAGGCGGTTCGTCCTCTTTCACAGCATAAGCTCCGCGTGGGAACTTAGATGTGTAACCCAGTTCTGCAAACACCTTGTTATCATCTACTCGATAGACGACACCATCCTGTGGTGCGGTGTCAGCGTAGGGTCTATGGAGGGCTACATCAAATCCTTGGGCGTCTAGAATTTGCATATCAGCGCTGTAGCTGTCTGTCATTGCTGGTACTAAGCCGTAAGCAATGAAAACAACACCATACTCTTCAAATACTCTCTTGGCTTCATTAAGGTCTTTTTCAGTAACTAGCTTACCAGAAACAATGTTTCTTGAGTTGGCAGAGGCTTTGGTAGCTACCACTTCCCCAGGTACTTGGACAATACCTTTCGCACCAAAAAATCTATGAGGGATTTGGAGCAATTTGAGTTTATCAGTTACGTCCTGACCCTTCTCCCCGTCACCACGAGTGGTAGCACGAGCTAGGTGCCCGTCGAGGTAAACCAGCTCAACAGCATTACCATCATACTTTGGGGAATCAACTAGCTGCTTGCCTGCGCAAGAGGTAGGAATCTTGTCGCCCCGCTTCGGATATACTTTTTGCAGAGAATACATCGGGTATGCCAGTGGGATGTCACCAGTAGGCCCAATACTTTTTTCTGCATTGTAGTACATAACCAAAGCATCATACTGCTCGTCAGACAACTCTGGGGTGCCTTTGGCGTACAGCTCCTGATGGTGCTTAATTAGCTTTTCGATTTCTAAATTCATAAAGTAGCTTTAACTCCTCATTCGAGAGGATATTAGCAAAAGCTGCTAATAGCCCATCTATGGTCTCGTCATTGTAGGGTAGGGTAATGCCATCTTTGGTGGGGAAATACTCCTCATCCCAAGTTGACCAAAACCACCTTCGGATACTGAGATATAGTTTTCCATTAAACTCGGACACTACCATTCTTATGGTATCCTGTGTGTCTTTGTATTGGCAGATATCAATGGAAAAGCATTCAGTAGAATCGGGGCCCAGTTCTGGCCCCGCCTAGGGAAGAGACATTAGAACACTGAATTAAGCGGCTGAATGCTATTCACGAAACGCGGTTGCACAGCAAAAATACGCTCATTAGTGCGGTCATAGATGACCAGATGGGGTTTACCGCCCAGAGCTTCTGCCAGCTGTGTACGGTGTTTATCGGTGATTTGGGGTTCCCACTTGCCAGGAGTTACAGTGGCTTGAATGAATTGGCGCTTACCGCCAACATACATTTCAAGGAAAAATTCATCCAGCTCTACAGCTTTAGCTTTCAGTACGGAAAATTGCATGTATTCTCTCCTAGTTATTATTACTTGTTGAAGTTGCCGTTTTGAATGGCAGTGGCAAGGTATTGAGCTGCTTTGCCGGTCAGCTTACCAACGATTTCTTGGTCTACATCTTCTACACCGATAGCTTCCAGAGCTGCGGTTAGGGCTTTGTGGGCGCTGTCTTTGTTGACACGACCACCACCGGTTCCGGCACCAGCGGATGCTGCCTTCGGTTCAACTTTTTTCAGGACATACACACCAGCGTTGGTCAGGATAACACGGGCACTGTTCGGAGTAAGACCGAACTCAGTAGCGATGTTATTCACGATTTCCATCGTGACCTTAGGACGTTCTTCCTCGGGATACGCACTGATATCCTCTTTGTAGGTCTCGATTACTTGCTGTTTCAGTTCATCGGTGATAGGTACTGGCTTAGACATTTACTTTCCTCGTTTTGTTGTTAAAGAGTTTTTCTCAATTCATGCAGATATTATAACGTGAATCGGTGTTTCTAGCAATTTTTATTTTACAATGGAGTTTGGTACAGAACAACTTCTTGTAGATTCCCTATACGGACATTGGCTAGATTTCCGTCTCTAGGTGCCAGTGCTTTCTGGGCATGTAATGTGCGACCACGCATAATCCAGACAATCAGAGCTATAGACACACGCTGCCCATAAATGAAAAGGAACGGGTTGCCTAACTTGTCATGCTTCCCCGCGGCCCCTGTAGCACCATATTCGTTACCATCCTTCCAACGCAGGCATGTGCTAGAAGTTTCATCATATACAAAGAGTTCATCTAACTCTTCTTTGGTAAGTTTCACCATTGTCTCACCCGTAAAAATTAAGAGGGCGTCTTTGCCCACAGGTTGCACCTTCTCTACAGGCGGTACAACAGTAGCCTACCCGCCTCGTAGTACCCCACTTATCAGTGTGTTGTATCGGACTACCCTCATACGCTGCTATTAACCTGCTACAGTAGTAGCAGCGTGCAAACACGCTGCCGTACATAATTAGTCTCTCCGGTTGGCAGCCATGCGCGCTTTTCGCATAGTCTCATAGAGAATTTCCTTGATCTCGTCAGAGGACATGCTGGTAGTAAGCGACTTGAGGTTTACGCCCAAGGCTTCCAGATGCTTCAAGGAACCCAGATCCCACCAGTGATAGTTAACGTTGCGGTGTCTTTCGCTGTCAAGAAGGTATACGCGGTATTGACCTTCTCCATGGTACTTACGAACTTCACCAATGCAACCATAACCGGAAACCCACACAAGCTCACCCATATCGAAGGTATCTTCTGGGCCTTGCTTGTAGCACTGGTCAGGCATTTGAGCAGGCCACAGAGGGTTCGGGGTTTCCGTTGTGCGAAGCAGCGCACCACTACGCCATAGAGCCATACGAAGTGCTTCTGTCGGGCGGCACAGACGCTTAGACAAGTCTGCCAGCGACACACCGTTTAGATAGCCTTCAATCAGACTTTCTAGCTCAACGCCTTCAATGGGGGTGCCACGCTTTAGCTTACGTCGAGCAGTATCACGTTCCTTATCTTCGTTATACTTCTCGATAATATCGGCCAATCGCTTGGTGTTGTAGGCGATGCCTAGGGTTTCACACGCCAGCTTTTTAGTTGCCCCATCCTCAAGCATTTTGATAACTTGGGGGATAAGAGCCTCATTATAATCCTGTTTTGGGCCACGGGCCATAGTAACCTCCACTTTCCAATTTATGGAATAATTATATCAAAAATACAGGGTTTGAGGCAACGCTTATTTTACATTACCAATCCGGTTGAAATAAATGCGTCGAACTTACTTGCAGTATGCATGTCAGTTAACGGAGTCACTCGACCCTCAAAGCGGTTGAACCAGCTATGAGCTACCCCACATTCATCCATCCACTCCTTATCTCGGTCGGTGAAGGCTTCTTCTGGGTAGTGTAGGAACTGGATAGCAAAATTCCACTTGCATAGAGCTTGACTAACAGCATCTTTTTGATCGGAGGTGCTATAACTACCCAGGTAATGAGCATGTGCTGGTTTCAGTTCAGCAAACTCTTCTGGAGTCATGTCGATCAGCATAACACACGCGGTTTCTGGGACTTCTTCAAACAGTACGAGTACTTTCATTTTATTCTCCATATCCAACTGCAAAAGTGTCGGGTGCTTGAGTGGGCCGAATCATTGCTGCCCACTCCAAATCTACCAGGGCATTAGTTACTTTACGGGAACGGCCTGCAACATTGGACTGCCTACGGGAAGGCTTACAGCTACCCCAGAAAAGCTCTTCCTTGTCCAGATCCATTATGTGCTGAAACTGACGAGCTACGAGATCATGCAGATAAGTTACTTTTGCCATTTTAATCACCAGTCGTAAGTGAAGCCAGAATAACCACCATGAAGGATTTCCCACATGAGGGTTTCGATTTTTTCTCGGGTCATTTCAGTGTACTCTGCAATCTCTGCATCGGAAGCACCGTTAACAACCATATGTACGGGTTCTTCCATAAGAGTAACAAAGTCGCAGAAAGTATGACGCTCTTGGTCAAAGCAAGAATCTTTGCCTATGAACTTCCGAAACTCGGGGTAGCGTTCACGAGACGGAACCCAGTCCAGCTTTGGCAGTACCTCAGCCAGTTCACTGAAAACTTCCCAAGCCAGTTTTAGGTCTCGGGTCTGGGTAGCTTCCTCAAGCAGTGCAACTGCCCCACTTTGGATTTGTCGGTGGCATTGCACCAGATTTTTAGCAGATACCAGCATATTAGATTCCCCATGCTTTGTGATGAATGTCCAGAAGAGCCATAACCACTCGGTTAGCTCGACCACCTACTCTACGCATTTTCTTGGAAATATGGGTAGTCTTTTGGGCCAGTTGGGACTTGGCAATGTGGTCAAGTTCGTCCCAACGACGGTCGAGCAGGTCATACAAATCGGTGCTTCGTTTCATTGCTAAGTTCCTCGTTTCAATTTATGCAATAATTATAGCAATTATTCAGGTCGTGGGCAATAGATATTTTAAATCGGGATAACGCCTGATTAGTTGCTCCAGATTTTTACGTAAGTTTGGCTCATAGGGCTCCAACAACGCTGGAGCCGCAAAGAAAGCCACACTGAAAGGGTACACTTTACACATCATCCATTAGTTACCTCGGCCAGAACCTATTGTGCTGCCTCTCAATGGCACGCAACTTCCTATAGGTCTTGTTAAAGAGACCTTTATTATTGCGCTGCTTACGGGAGTAGCACCAAGGGTTTAAATCATTGTATGCCCTGAGATATTGTGACATGTAGATTTCATGCAGTTCAGATAGGTAGGTCACGTGCTTAGACATTTTATATCCTCAATTATAGCTCTAACATCTCAGAGTAGTCTACAGGAGACTCTTCCTTAAGTGCAGAAGGAAGCGGTAGACTATTAAAGGAGCAATACTTCTCTACGTTAAATAGGGCGTTTGCTGGTTCCCATACCCAATGTTTAGCATCCAAAGGAATACCTAGCATACTGAACAATAGTGTAGGGATTTTGTTGTTATAATGTACACCGGCTCTAAACAGCTTTGGTAGGTTTACAAGACACAAGTCAATAAACTTGGCCTTCTTCCAACCCGCTTCTAGCTGTGCATCCATGATTTGACACAGCTCGTCCCATAACCCTGGAATCATCATGAATCGGTACGCTTTCTCAGCCTTCTTCAAGGTGTTATCCTCTAGGAAGTCGATAATCATATCCACAGTGATATCCTCTACTCCAGAGAAGTGTTGGACAGCTTTGTAGATCATCTGAGCATTATTTATCCTTCGTGTGTTAGGGATATTTTTACTCATGTAGATTTTAGTAGCGTACAAATTCAAGTGCTCCTCTGAATACATAGCCAAAGCTTTGTACTCAAGCAAGTTTTCTTCACACGGAGGAAGAATAGTTACCTTGCTGGTTTTCTTGAGCATATTGTAGCGGACGTAGAACTGGTACTTGTTATGCTCCCGCATCTTCCGTAAAAAGAAGATGGTTTGCAAATCACCAACCATACCCTTATCAAAAGATGACAAGCACTTAGCTGGGGTAGACACCCCACCGTTAGCATCACCAGAAGTCCAGTAATGGACGTAAATCGGGTGACGCTCTCGACAGATAGCTTGAATGCGAATTGCTGGACTGTTTAAGCCAGATGACGTAATACAATACACATGGGTAAAGTACTTCTGGAAGTCAACACCAGAGGTCATACTTGGGCTTGTAATACAGATATCCACACATAGCTCTTTGAGGGCTTTTGTTGGTACAGCAGCGTCCATAATCATACGTACGTCTTCGTCATCCCGACTTTCTGCGTGAATCTCCACAATAGTAGGGACGCGCACTCCGTTAGCAATACAATGCTGTTGGATGCCGTAAGACAACTCGTCAATCTGCTTAGGGCCGTAATCGGTTACTACTAGGATACGCATTGGTAGACCAGAGCTAGCGTTTGTTAGCATATGACCAACAATATCAGGCTCAGTCTTGTGCTCGTACACTTTGGCATCTAGGTGAGTAGGAACCTCAGACTGGTAGGTAATGGTTGGTTTTGTGTGCCCGACCAAAGCTGAGTAGGCTTCCACAGTCTCGCTAGAGGTATCACCGTCTGCCAAGATCACGTAATCACACTGAATCATTAGTAGATACAGTGCGTTAAGGATTCGGTCTCGGCGTTCAGAGTCAATGATAGCACTATCGAGGAGTTCTTGAATGGTGCTGTCAGACTCATCAATAAACAAAGTTTTGGTACCGGGGATACCAGTGAACCTTTCCGCAACTTTGTGCAAGCTGTGGATAGTGGTAGCGATACCGTTCTTGTTTATTTCGAAACCTAGCTTGGTGTACACGTCCAAATCCATCGCAGAAGCGATGGATTCTACCAGAGTAACACGGTTGGTGACAGCTAGGATAGAACCCAACTTACCACGCTTCTGTAGCTCACGAACAGAATAGGTTTTACCCATACCCAGGGATGCTTTCAGAAAACTGAGCTTACCACGTTCAGGGAACGAGTCAGGTAGCACAAGCTTGCCCATAGGAGAAGGCTCACAATCGTGAATTTGGTGCTTCCACTTATTCTCCTTAGGAAAGGAAACACTACGAGCAACGTCGGCAATAGACCTAGCCATAGCGAAGCGGAAACCGTTATGTAGGTAATCTTTGACCTTTTTCGTGCTGCCATGACGTTTTGAGTAGCTCCGTAGAATGGGTGTAAGAATATTGCGCTCAAAGTCTTTAATGTCCAGACCTTCCTGTAGCGCATCAAAGTAAAGGGTGTGTACAGTTTTAATGTACATGTTATCACTTACTTTACCGGTCATGATATCATTACACTTTCTCTGCAAGTTTGCTGGTAGCTGTGCTACGGCTTTATCAATCTCTGGATTAGCTAAAACAGGAATACCATCTAGTTTAGCCATGATTTCCAGGTGGTGCTTATTCAGCTCCTCGTATTCTGTTGCCTCAATAGCCGACTCCAGAGCTTTTGGGATAGTAGCACTACAGCCAAAAGTGTAATACAGCCTATCTGTATTGTGGAAAGGGTCAGCCAGCCCCTCAAGAGTTGGGGGAGCCGTAATCAGAATACGTGCAGGAGAGTAGGTGGTATTGTCAAGGAATCCTTGCAGCTTCTGGTTAATTTGGTCAATCAGAAAACGGATTTGACCACCAGTAAGCTCGTGCTCATTCACAAAGTAGAAGTGCGCACGAATACCGGAACTGATACCTGCCGAAGAGGATGCCAGAACAATGTGACCCATAGTCTCAGGGAAAAATTCTGGGAACTCTTGGTGTAGTAGGCCCACAATGTACTTACCAACTTCTGGCAAGTCAATTGGGTTAGGCGCAGACATATCGACCCAAGAGTCAATGTCAAACGCGATTAGCTTGAAGGGTGCATTGTGACTATCGAATGCTACCTTAGTACGTGGAACAAGGGTATCTTGTCCCACTTTCTTTTTACCCACTACCATCAGCAGGTTAGGGTTATTTTGGGATTTGCGTAGGAATTTTACAGCACTCTTAATGCTATCAGGATTTGCTTCCTGTACTACTTCGTAGTAAAACTTCTTCCTTAGATCGCCGGATTCTGCTTTTAGCAGAAACGGCACAGGCATACCATCTTCCAGCTTGAAGGTAGACGTTATGCTTTTAGTAAAGCTGGGGGTGTGAGTCAAAGGTACATACTCTTCCCTCATGCTATTATCTGAGGTTCGGATGTACCTACGCACCAATCTTGGAGCTAGGATAGAGAACATGAATTGACAACCTCTTAATTATAACTTAGGCTCACATAAAATCCGTCCAAAGTACGTATTTCAGTGGCACTTTTTTAAGGGTGTGAAAAAGCCTAGCCCTTCGAGCGTCGATATGGACGTGGACTAGGCAGTTTCAGAAATAAACCCCAATATACAACACCAGGCAGGAGCTCTAAAGAGCTTTTTGTACCCAAAACCAAACCCTTCTTTCGAAGGTAAACAAAGACTATACTAAAACCTATTCGACCGTACACTGGTGTGGTTAAGTCTTCCAGCATTACTAGCTGTTCCCCAACATCTAGTAACACTTTCTCTCTATATAATACCAGATTACTTGATAGAGTCCCACCTCACACAATACATCTGAACCACTCTTATCACGTCGTAACTCTATTGTTTGGAACAATGGGTTCCAGAAGGCTATACGGTGCTAGTGGTTCGCACTAGCTGCCACCTCCCACTCAAGTTATGTAACGGAAGCGCTTTGGCATAGGTCAGTTAGCATACTGCCTATTATTACCTGTAATTTAATACAAGAGACCAACTATTGTCGAATACTTTTCAGTATTTGTTACCACCCTACTACAAGGAAGTAACAAATACTGCTTCGGGGGAAGCAGTATTCGGGTTTACTCAGACTCTCCAGTGATCCTGTGGCGTCCACTGGCATCTATTCAGTTTTCCATCTGTTACGTTTTCACTTCTGCGACCACATCCATAGACACACGTAAAACATGTCCAGCCTTGCCAGCTTTTGGGATGTACCATTTTGCTTTGTTTTCGGTCTGGGGCAGGGAAATTGTCGCCAACCTGCCTGGTGTTGCATATTATACTGCTTTAACCGTAAGCAGTACCCAATCTGTTTCAAGCAACCTCTTTCGAGGTGGGATTCTCCCGCTAAAGAGATTCCCGTCTAAGGAGGAAAACCGCGCTGGCTTCCTCGAATTCCCTAAAGTATGTGAGCTTCTGGCCTTTGAGCGACCATTGGCGTTACGTCGGAGCTGGGTGTGATCCCACAACTGAATCTACCTCCATAGACCAGTCTCACAGCTTTACCTCTACTACTACAAAGATTCTCTGCCTGTCTTTTCACAGGTTTCACCTGCGGCAAGGCTGTCAAAGAATAGGAGGCTGCTTCATAATCTCGGTACCAAATAGGCCGCTAAACCTAAAAGGATACTGACCGGCAGCAGAGGACTCGTAACCCGCATCCATTACTGGATATTCCTCACCAACGCTTTCAGGAGGTAGACAATGTCACGTACTAACATTGCCTAGTACTTACGGCGCTGACCACGAACGTGGCTAGCTAGGGAAACCCCTAGTAATACCGACTTTTCGGGAAAACCTTGTTCACAGACCTGAGAGGGTTTATTTCTCAGTTCATGCATATAGTATATCAAAAAACATGGTGAGGAGCAAGAACTGTTTCAAAGTGCCCAATCCCCAGCAGTTTTTCTATTTGTATAGTTTATCAAATACGGTGGCAGAAGGCAATATTTGCGTCAGCAAAATTTAACCCTGCGCCGCAGCCCTCATTTCGGAATACGCCAACGGGTTACGCGTAAACATGTTAATCTAAGTCTTGACATTTTGGCTTGTTTTTGATATACTGTGTAAATTAAATGACGGAGGTAAAATATGTTAAAATAGGGTTCACTTCAAAAGAGTAATGGCCGCCTTGAGCAGTGGGATGATTCCAAGCTGATTAAGGCAGTTAATAAAGCTGCGGCAAGGGCTGGGGAGACTATTGACTTCGATAAGCTAATTCCGCTGGTAAATAAGAGCACTTCTGTTAGTGAGTTGTACCATAAACTGATGGTTGCCTTGCAGCTATTGGGATATGAAAAAACCGCAGAAAGCTACTCGCAGTACCGCTCCTACAAGAAGGAGTTTGGTGGACTGCTAATGGAAGTCTGGGAAAAGACACAGAAAGCACTGGCATATGGGGACAAGAGCAATGCGAACGTTGATTCGCTAATTATCAGCTCTAAGCAGTCCTTGGTGCGTGGGTACGTGAGTAAGGAGCTGTATAAGCACAACTTCCTGACCGTAGATGAACAAGAAGCCATTCAGGACGGGTATATTTACATTCACGACCTAGACCAGTTGCTTTACCCGCAAATTAATTGCTGCTTGTTCGACATAGGCGCTGTAATGCGTGGTGGCTTTGAAATGGCCAATACGAAGTACACAGAACCTCAGTCACTGAGGACTGCCCTACAGCTTATCTCGGATATTATCCTGTGTGCTAGCTCACAGCAGTTTGGTGGATTTACTGTGCCGGAGCTGGATAAAATACTAGTTCCGTACTACGAAAGGTCTCTGGACAAGCACTTAGTTGATGCCTATACCTGGAACATCCAAGACGCCTACTCCTATGCAGTAGAGAAAACTGAGGACGAATTAAAGCAAGGTTTGCAGGCTCTTAGCTTGAAAACTAACACAATCCCGTCCTCTCGTGGTGACTTCGCGTTTACTACAGTAACTTTTGGGTTGCTTGACGACCCAGAAACTGCGGGAACTCAAAAGAATATTGCCAAGGCCATCCTCAGAGACAGAATGTCTTATGATACTCCACCTGTTTTCCCTAAGCTGGTGTATCTATACAACGAAGAGACTGACCAAGAAGATTTGTTTGACCTAGCTATTGAGTGTTCGTGCCGATGCCTATATCCTGACTTCCTAAGCTTGAGTGGTGAAGGTTATGTACCGGATATGTACCGTAAGCATGGTAAAGCTATCAGCCCAATGGGTTGTCGTGCTTTCCTATCCGAAGGTTGTGGTAGCTTTGTTGGTCGCGCTAATATCGGTGCAGTATCACTTAACTTGCCGATGATTTACATGAAAGAAGGGGATTTCTGGGAGAACCTTCGTTTCTACATGGAAATGATTAGAACTCTTCACAAGAAGCGCTATGAGTACCTGGCCAAGGCCCCCTGTTCCACAAACCCGCTGGCATTCACTCAAGGTGGTTTGATGGGTGGCACAAAGCAGCCAGACGAACCTATTGGTGACATTGTGAAAAATTTCACAGCGAGCTTTGGTATCACAGCTCTCAACGAACTAAATATGTTGAAAGAAGGGAAACCTCTACACGAATCAGAGGGCAGCTTTGTTAATGAGGTGCTAGGTTTTATCAATAATCTAATTACCGAGTACAAAGAAGCAGATGAAAATCTCTACGCGCTGTATGCTACCCCAGCTGAGAGCTTGTGTGGGACTCAAGTACAACAGTTTAGGAACAAGTATGGTATTATTGCTGGGGTTTCTGATAGAGAGTACTTTTCTAATAGTTTCCACATGCACGTATCTGCTGAAATCAGTCCGTTCCGTAAGCAGGATTTAGAGTACCAGTTCTTCCACCAAGTAACGGGTGGCCGGATTCAATATACTCGTCTAGACACGGATAAGCCAAACGTTGTTAAAGGGGTTATCCTACGTGGCATGATGCTAGGATTCTATTCCGGTGTAAATGGAAACAAGTGCTTCTGCCAAGACTGCGCCCACAACGCTAATTACGAAATGCTAGAGTGTGACAAGTGTGGTAGCACTAACATTGCCCAAATTGACCGGGTATGTGGCTACCTGGGATTTACCAGAGTATCTGGGGACACACGCATGAATAAAGCAAAACTTTAGGAGATTAAAGATAGGAGAAGTATGTAATGTTGTTATAGAAACAGCCAATCGGATATTTTGAGGATGGTATGATTACCATCCTATTATTTGCGGGAGAAGGTAGGCCCCCCAGGTCTTATGCTCCTTTATCTAGGGAGGAAGTCTAGAGACTACTTGAATTCCCTAAAACTACGTCATTGCATTTGTACAACGTAACAGAGACAAACATAGAGGAGGTGATAGCCTTGCTTCGTTTTATAAAATCTCTTTACAACACACCCATTTTTTGTTATCATGATTATGAACTATCAGAGGGCTCTAGATTGACGTTGGATGCCCTAGCCAATAAGTTAATTATGACAGGAGCAATAAAATGAAATCAATCGTACTTCTTTTAGGACTAATCTCAGCTTCAGCTTTTGCTAGCCCAGTAGGTTTAGTTTATTACCCACAACAGCAAGGTGTACAAGCAATCTATGACAACTTCTACGTCGGGTATGCTGGCAAGGGCCGTGATGACACCACAGTAATCGTAAAAGAAAACTATGGCGTCACACAAGACCAAACCTATATCTCTACTGAACGTGAGTGGTTTGACTACAATGTTCAAGTAGGTATGGTTGGGTATACAGATTATAAGGTGTACCCATTCGCAGGTCTTACCTATAGCAATGACCGTAGTAATGAGGTAATCACCATTGATTCCCAGCACTACGCAACCTATGACCATAGTGACCACACTGTTGGGTTTGAAGCAGGTTTGCTTTACGAGTTCTACCCACACGCATTGGCGGGTTTGAAATTCTCCACCCAGTATGAGACGGTGCATTTCGGACTTGGGGTTAAGTTTTAATCAAGGGAGCCTCAGGGCTCCCTTTGTTTTTGGAGAGAATATATGCCTATTTATGTTGGCAACACTGGGGCCTAGAAAATATTAGGTCTAACAAAAACCTCCCAGGATTAGTGGAACGTAAAGCCAGATACTATATTCCACTCCTCCCTGCCGTATGTAGAAGTAATCGAGCATTATATGCCTGTTGCGTATAAACACTAGGCTGCACCTTATGACTATTTAGTAAAAGATTATAACCCAGACTACTGGGGGACAGTAACAGTATATGACTGGTTCAATTACTACAATTACGCACCAATAAATGGAAATAAATATCATAATATTCATTACTATGAATAGGTGCTTACCGATTAGGTAAAATCATTCCTTAGGTACACAAATAATTAGTACATACTAATTTATCACTTGAGCAACGGTGCCCAAGTGATGATGCCATAGCATAATTCTGATATAAAGACCACCCATAAAGGGGACTTGCAATACCTAGACTAGACAGAAGGTAACATATAGACCCCCAACTAGGGGTATAGGTCTAGAATGGATCAACTCAAAGCTATTGATAGTCCGTGGGACTTAACTGGGTACCAAGACGTATATTGGTTTCAGTACGCCTTTGTACAGCCTTCTGCAAGCGGAGTTGTTACAACCACTAATGGTATAGTAAGCACTCTTGATATCACTGTTACTGGTATTACTATCCTGCAGTTAGTAGGTCTTAACCTAGTCTAGGCAACTCCAGGAGCTAACCCGCTGTCTACGTAGCCACTGAACCCTTAGCAGCAAGGGGCCGTTCTTATATCAAGAGATTCCTTGAACATTTAGGGAGTTGAGTATAAGAACAAAAAGTTTCTGCAAGTGCTTACTAACCCCATTACTACTACAGGTAGTTAGGCTGTAAACGTCTCTACTTAGAACTTATAGGTTACAAATCTGTACGCCTCTTCTCCCAGCTTCCAATGGGGGACTAGACTAGACTATCTAGCTAAATATCGTGACGGGGGCTTCATGAACGTAGATATAACCTAGGGTTCTTCACAGTACACCTTAATAAACTATCCTCTGGGGCAGGAGTGGTACTCTAATGTCCCTGCTGTAGGTGCTTGGGGCGTGCTGCCAGGCAATAATATGACAACATATAGTGGGGCTGTGCCAGGGTACTGGCCTTATAGTTTTTATGGTGGTGCGTCAGTTGGGGTTAATTCTTGGAAAGGTAGTATTAGGAAACCCAAAGAGCTTATTTAGCAGTCTTGGTAGCACACCTTTACTAGACTTAGCTAGACCGATACCTGGACTCTAGGTCAGTACTTTAACCAAGGGCTAGCAAATCGCCTTGGTTCTGAGGTTCAATACTTCTAGGGCGTGTAGATTACCTCTCTAAGTAAGTAGTAGGGTATTGCGTTTGATAGTTCACACCCTAGCATCAATTAGGGTGCCCAATATAAGATGTTCTCGCCAGATTCGCAAATGGTTGCAAGAATTGGTAAAACATACGCAGCAGCTATCCCACAAGATACCTTTAGCGGGTCACCCTACTATTCTGGGACACGGAATTTTCCGTAGTACGAAGATGATATTCTTGTATCAATAATTGATTTGGGGTAGGAAGAGCAGTAGACCAACAACTTCTTCCTAACATCCTACATTCAAGACCAAGATTTAATTAACCTGTCCTATGCTAATACCTTGAGGTTTATTGTATCGGGTGGCGTTATCTCATACCAAGAGAATAACTTTAACCCAAGCTACAACATACCTAAGTAGTGCTTATTCTATAGATAGCCGTATGATGGGGTTGGTGGGCAATGGTACAAGTCTGTGCAAGCCAATAATGGTTCCCCTGTATAGTTTGGTTATCCAAATTGGTACTACAGCAACTACGACTTACCTACAGATATGATAGGATTCCCTTTCCAATCAAACCATATACGTAATAGGTAGGTTTCTGTGGTAAGCTTGCCAGTAGGTGCACAATATATCTTGAAAGAAGAGCTGAATCCACAGTCAAGCTACGCGTGGAACGGGCCAGACCAAGTTAGGGGGGTACGAAGCTCTATCTAGTATCTTCGTAGAATCTCATAGTCCAGAATTGAGGTGCGCCTCAACGTACATAAGACACAGTAGCACAGTAGGTTCTCTAATGGTGGGTATCTTGGTTTCGGTACTTTTGGGTCTAGCGTAGTTCAAAACTTCTAGATATGCCCTATACTGTAATTTTAAAACATTTTATTGATTTCCTCCGAACCGTTTATTTGCTATAATTGTCTTATAAATTGGAACGGAGGAATAAAAATGTTAGTTGGACTTGATAGTATCGTTGACATTACTGAGCTGCAGGTGGTTCCGAGCGAAGCACATCCAGAGTACATGGAATTGACCTATAAATACAAGATTGCCCACTATGGTGAAATGGATCAAACTTTCAGCACTGATCTGGGCGCGGCTATTACTAACCGTCTGCAAGTGTTCTTGCAGGAAGGCATTGAAAGCGAGGAATAAAAATGGAACAAGATATTGAACAACTGAGTGTACCGGTAACTGTAGGCAAAAACAGCGTAGTAGTTATCGCCCCCAACTTTGACCGTTTGGAAGATGAGGGCATTATCGGTCTTGATTGTACCTTATATCTAAACGTACTGGGAAACGTGGAGCAAGATGAAGATTCTGAACAATGCACTGAGGCTCTTTTGGAAGAAGCCTCCGCTTTCTTCCACAAAGCCCTTGAAGATTTCGCAGCATACGCTCTCTCTACACAGAAGCCCGAAGTCTAATATATTTGGTGAAACCCCAAGTTTCACCATTACAGACTACAGGTTTTTCGGCTGCCCCAAGTGCGGTGCAAAGCACCGATTTGGGCACTTAGCGGGGTATCGTGACTGCTATCGCTGTTGGTACGAGTTCAATCCCGAAACACATGACACTTGCAAACCTTTAAGATTGTATACAGAGTATTTGTATGAACCTCTTCCAGAGGAATATGAAGCTCGGTACTACGAAATCAAGGCGCGAGCAAAGTGTTGGTATCCAAAAAACTGGAGGCCCGGATGGAAACCCACGTTGTAATTGAGCTAACTTAGGATGAAGCAGATTCTCTTCTATGTAAGTTGCGATAAAATAAGTTTTGCATAACAGCCAATTATTTGAGATAATAATCACATAAATTAATGAAGGAGCTTTTATGCTTATCAAGCTAGTGATGGGTGATCCATCCAACGATGGTCACGGAATCTCGGAAACTGTGCTTTTATCCACAGAATATACTGCAAAGCAAATTCAGGGTTTTGTAGAATCCGCAGAACGTGCCTTGGGTCTCAAAATGGAGGATATTGCTCACGAATACGAAGAGCCCTACATCTCCGGTGAACATAGAGAAGCTCTTATGCTGGCTGGCGTAGTAGGCCCCGAGGACTTTGAAGCCTGGGACGGTAATTTCTGGGTAACATCGGAAGATTATCTGCATATTTACCTTTCTCTTGCAGAAATGGGTAATGGAGGTAAGTCCGTTGGTGAAGTTCTGGAAGTAGAGCAGTTAGATATTGGTGGCTATGGGCTCTACCAACATTAAAATAAGTTTTGCATAACAGCCAATTATTTGAGATAATAATCACATGAAATCGGGAACGTTAAGTTGCTTGTTTCATGAAGTGGCGTAACGCAGAGCGGTGCACCGACTCATACGTGTGACATAGCTTCCTTTAATTAGTGAAGCACCACGAGGGCAGACCAAGCTCCTCAGAAAACAATCTTGGAAATTCTAGTTAAGTCCACAGCGGAGTAGACAGTAACTAATATCTGCTAGAGGGTGCCGATCTTGTGTGTTGAAGGCTACTAGGGCTACCACACAATACTTACGCAATGCCAGCTTAGTAAGCGATTAGCTGTAAGTCCCTGACACTGGAAAACCATCGGAAAACTTCTGGGTTAGATACCAGACTGGAAGTGAGTTACATAGCCCGAGTGCTTCAGACTTCCACACTTTAAAATAAAAGTTGCTATTCACTCTGATTCTTGTTACAATATTAGAATCAAAGAACGAAAAGAAACTTGGTTGGTGAGCAGTGAAAGCGTTGTAAAATACTTCTTGCCCAATACTGAAAAGTTTGTTATAATAATCGTACAAAATCAAAAAGGCGTTGGCTTCTCCTCGACGGGTGCCAAAAAATTACCGCCCACAAATTAGTCGCCAAGAGAGTGACTATAGCTGGGAAGAAGCTGGAATCGTCAACCAGCACTCTGTTGGCGCAGAGTTAGTATATTGTAGGTCGGGGCCACGCCAAAGTGCAATTAGGCCCTAGGAGCTAACGACCTTTTTGATTTTAATGGATGTTTTGAGCAGTATGGTGAGCTTCAGCGGGCTGTAACCCCGTGGTCTCTAGGGGCCTGTAGGTTCGAATCCTACAACATCCACCAATTTCTGGAGGTTTTGAGCAGTATGGTGAGCTCAGGTGGCTGTAACCCACTAACTTCTACGTTTATAGGTTCGAATCCTATAACCTCCACCAATTTCTGGACTTGTAGCGACAACGGCTCGATAGGCGTACCCTGTGTGCGGAGTAATCTGTAATCACTATCAGGTAAAATCCCTATGGAGCGGTGACTGGTTGGAATCCAGTATAGTCCACCAACTTAATATTGGCGTGTTCTAACGGTAAGATGCAGGTCTCCAAAACCTTGCGATGAGGGTTCGAATCCTTCCGCCTTTGCCAATTTTTATAGACCGCTAACTTAATGGTTAGAGTACCCGCCTCTTAAGCGGAAGGTTCTGAGTTCGAGTCTCAGGCGGTCTACCAATTTAATGCTCGGTTATTTTAACGGGAGAATCCTTCCCTTACAAGGAAGAGGAGTTGGTTCGATTCCAACACCGAGTACCAGTTAGTTGAGACGTTGTGTAATTGGTTAGCACATGTGACTTTGACTCACATAGTTAGGGTTCGAGCCCCTACGTCTCTGCCAATTTAAGGTCAGGTAGACTAAGTTAAGTCACTAGGGATCATGCACCTAGGAATGCTGGTTAAAGTCCAGTCATGACCACCAATTTTGGATAGTAAGCACATGAGGATGTGCGGTAGGCCGTTAACCTACAGGTAGAAGGTTCGAATCCTTCACTATCCGCCAATTTTGGGTTAGAAGCACATATGGTATGTGCGGTCGCCTGTTAAGCGAATGGTAGAAGGTTCGAATCCTTCCTGGCCCGCCAAATTAAAATAAATATTGCTATCAAGCCAATAACTTGATATAATATTCACAGAAATTGAGGAAAAGCTAATGAGCAAAGTTTGCAGGTTAGGTGAGAGTAAGGCTCTCAACGTGGCTAAGCGACGTAATCTACGTAAGAAGATGCGTGAGCTAATTAACCAGCACGTTCAGCCAGAAATGCAAGCAGAGTTTCACACGGCCTTCAATAAAGTATGTGAGGCTTACTGCCTAAGTTTAATGCGTCACTAATTCAATTGGTTTAGAATATCCGGCTTTTAACCGGAAGGTTGTAGGTTCGAGTCCTACGTGGCGTACCATTTAACAAACTGTGAAGGTAGTACAGGACTTAATGTCGGGAATCCTTCTGGTTTATGCTCCTATCGACTAGCGGTTAGGTCACTACCCTTTCAAGGTAGTAACATGGGTTCGAATCCCATTAGGAGTACCAAACTCTCCCTTGCAGTCTACGGACGCTATGGGTTTTTGGAGCACGCAAGGCTCTGCCCAATGTAAAGTCGCCTTGCAACAATTCTACGCTCTGTTAGTTTAATGGAAAGAACACTTCGCTACGGACGAAGAGATCTGGGTTCGATTCCTAGACGGAGTACCACTTTTGCCTTGGCCGGCAATAAGTCTAGCTAGTAGACTATAACAGCAAGCACGGTTATGGGCCGTATAGCTCATGCGTCCAGCAACTCGACGTAAAATAGGAGCCCTCTTGTTGATTATTGGTATAATCATCCGGAAATAGCCTAACCGTTAGAAAGGCTGGCCTGTTCCCTCTGACAATGTCAGGTGGAAGTATCTCTTAGATGTCCAGAGCGGATCCCGTTGGGTTGATGCGTGTGTCGGTCTAATTCATACAAGCCATCAGGATTAGCCATCCATAGAGGGGTTTTTAAAGCGTTTTCTGGCGTGGGCATAGGTTATGTCAGGTTAAACTCCACGTTGTGACCGTGGGAAAATGGGTTCAAATCCCATTGCTCACCCCAGAGAACGTTTTAAAATAATGATTGCTGTCAAGTCAATAACTTGATATAATATTTACATAAATTCGGGGATGTAGCTCAATGGGAGAGCAGCGGACTCTAAATTCGCCGGTTGTGGGTTCGAGTCCCATCATCTCCACCAAATTTAGGGGAATTAGTGATAATGGTAGCACTTCTGCCTTGCACGCAGAAAGCGAGGGTTCGATTCCCTCATTCTCCACCAATTTCATTCTCTGGGTAGGCAAGTGGTATGTCGTCTGGTTTGGGGCCAGAAAGTCGAGTGTTCGATTCACTCTCCAGAGACCAATCTTCTTAGTAAGGATTCTTAGTATGAGAAATAAAACTAAGATGTTTATTACAAAACATCGAGGTGAACAGTATATTCAGAAAACTGGAACCTTAAATTTTATATCTCTAAAAGACGGAAGTATGATTCCTGGGGACGTAGCCGAAGAATTGGATAGACTGAATAAGTTTAAACGTGATTTCGGGTCAGAAACTGGATGGAAGTTCATCTTTACTATACCTTAATTGACGCGCTTGGGAGGTAAGGTATCTCACTGGTCTCATAAGCCAGTAGAAGTGGGTTCGATTCCCACTTGCGCAACCAAATTAGTGCCTTGTACTTTTCCTGCTTGGCATTAGTAACCTTGAGCTTACAAGGTAAAAGAAAGCCTGTTCAGGCAATCCACTTTCCCTGTTAAATAAGGTGGATATTGGTAGTAGAAATGTGTGAGACCGTCAGAGGGCACTACCCTTCCTCTGTCCCCGTATTAAGGTAAGCGGGCCAAATTAATGCTCTCGTGATGGAATTGGCATACATACTACGCTTAGAACGTAGGTTCTGTGGGTTCGAGTCCCACCGAGAGTACCAAATTATAGAGGGGTAGCTCCAAGTGGTTAGAGCATTCGTTTCATACGCGAACGCGTGTCGGTTCGATTCCGACTCCCTCTACCAAATTATGTATTGAGTAGTTGCTGTAGTTCAGTAGGTAGAACAGCCCTCTCATCGGGGTACGTCGAAGGTTCGAATCCTTCCAGCAGATAATCTCAATATGTGATAACACAACTGAATGTGGGTTCGACTCCCATCTCTGGCAATCCCAGGGTAGCCTTAATGGTAAAGGCAGAGGTTGTGGTGCCAAAGTCGGGCACAGAAAAACAGACTAATAAATACAGAGTTGGCCGCTGCCACTGCCCTGTCACGTCAGGGACTACTAAAAACGTAGAACCCTTCAGCAAGGTTCCCTCTCTGTATAACGCGCGCAATACTTGAGCCTTGCAAGTATAAAGAAAGGCAGCTAATAAGTGCTTTCCAAAGAGAGTATTTATTAGTTAATGGGGAAATGACGGAACTGGCATACGTGTCATCTTCAAACGGTGAATTTTCTGGGTTCGACTCCCAGTTTCCCTACCAAAATTAGTACTACCTTGGGAGAATGCGTTTCGGTACCGAGGCAAAATTCAAGAGTGGGATTAAAGGCCCTTTTGGTAGTACTTTGGAGCTGTAGCTGAAATGGATTAGTACGTGGTTGAAACCCACGGGATGTTGGATCGTTACCAACCGGCTCCACCAAATTAATGCGGCTATAGTGTTAATGGTAACACGAGACCTTGCCAAGGTTTAATTATCGGTTCGAGTCCGATTAGTCGCTCCAATTACGCAGTTAAGCACGAGGTGTGTCGCCGGCCTTCCAAGCCGCGCAGAGTAGGGTTCGATTCCCTCTAGCTGCTCCAATTTGGTTCCCTCGAAGCTGGGACGTAAGCACAAGATTAAATCGGAAGCCTTTAACGTCTTGTGGCCAAAAACTAATTATGGGGCTATAGTATAATGGCTATTATCGGTCACTGTCTATGACAAGATGAGGGTTCGATTCCCTCTAGTCCCGCCAAATTCCGGTTCCATCGTTTATGTGGATAAGATACCTCCCTGTCACGGAGGAGTACAGGGTTCGAACCCCTGTGGAACCGCCAAATTAATGCTTCCATCGACTAAGCGGTTAGGTCGTCAGACTTTCAATCTGAAAATGCGAGTTCGATCCTCGCTGGAAGTACCAAATTCAGAGCGCAGGCAATAGGGACTCCGGTGCGGTGGTTGCCAATAGTTACGCAGCGACGAGTGAGACCTCTGAATAAAAAGCAACCTGGCCCTCTCCCAGCAATGGTGATGGAGCTTCCTTTCCTGTAACAAGGTTCCAGTCCGCGACGGGTAAAAGGTTACATACAGACAATATAAGACCTGAGCTTACAGGTGAAAGGGAGATTGGGTTTGTCTTTCAACCGTACCTCCCAAGTATTTTGCTAGGTTCGTACAGCAGGTTAGTACAGACGGCTGATAACCGTCAGACACAGGTTCGAGTCCTGTACCTAGTACCAATTTATAGTGTGTTAGCTCAGTAGGTAGAGCAGGCTCTTGATAAGGGTCAGGTCACTGGTTCAAATCCAGTACGCACTACCAATTTGTTTGGTTAGTTTAATAGGCAAAACACCGCCTTGGTAAGGCGGAATCGCAGGTTCGACTCCTGCACTGAACACCAGAAGTGCATTCAAGCCTATGAGAGTTATATGCTTGTAAATATCTCTTGTAACTCCCAGTTAGAAAGAGTACCCTAGCTGGTAAAACTAGAAGGTATCCCGCTGCGCGTACTAACCGCCAAGTTGTAAGAACTAAGTAGTTAGTAGGGTTGAAAGGGCAACCCACTCATTTTTGCTCCTAAAGCATTGCTGGCGATGCAGTTGCCTTGTAAGCATCTGAACTAGGTTCGATTCCTAGTGGGAGCACCAATTTACGGAAGATTAGTCTAATGGTAAGGCAGCTGTTTGCTAAACAGTCGGACACCTAAGTAGGGTCTTACAGGTTCGAGTCCTGTATCTTCCACCAATTTCTGGAGTGTTGATGAACTACGCCAAGAAAATTGCTAAAAAGCAAGAAAAGATTAGCAAACTCCAGCTAGAACTAGCGCAGCTAGTTATGGAGTTTCAAGATTCCTGTACACATACATATGTTCCAGTAAGGCACTGGGATGACGATGATGGGTACTCTAAGCGTCTTTGCACTCACTACACTGAGTTTAGATGTGTTCATTGTAAGCACACAACCGTAGAGGCTAAGACCTTTAATAGTTAATAGAAGGTTCGCATAATGGTATTGCAGCAGCTTGGAAAGCTGTAGACACCTAAGTAGGGTCTTGTGGGTTCGAGTCCCACACCTTCTGCCAATTATGGGCAACGTAGGCAAATGGTAAAGCTGGTCTCTTGTAGCTTTGGCGAACGAGACGTTTGTGGGTTCGAGTCCCACCGTATACCCACTTCTTTTGGAAGGTCAATCCGACAGCAGGCGACGGAACTTGTCTTGAAAACAAGCGAGGTTTAATAGACCCTTGTGAGTTCGACCCTCACACCTTCCGCCAAATTCACAGAAATCCTCATGCCCGAAGTTTCTGTGTTTTATGCCCGTACCCTATTAGTGCGGGCTATTTTTATTCAAAGCTCCCTTAGCTTAATTGGTAAAAGCGCCTGGCTCATAACCGGTGGAGGTAGGTTCGAATCCTGCAGGGAGTACCAAATAGTGAGGTTGTATGTCTAGAACTAAAAAGAAACCATACACCAAAAGCAAGCGTTTTGATGTTAATTGCAGAAACCACGGTAGTTGTTCTTATTGCCGAAATAACCGGTTGCATAAATTCAAGCAACCAAAAGAAGATTTAAATGACCTAATTGAGGAGTAATTATGTCTTGGGTTTTATTTTTTATTGCCGTAGGTTTTGCTGTTTGGTATCGTAAACTGTATATTGAAGCTGAGCGCTCAGCCCACTACTGGATTACTGCCACAGAAGAGTGGAAAGCTAAGTTCCATGAATTAGTAGCTTCGGTTACTGAAAAGAAATAAGGGCCTTCGTGCCCTTTTTATTTCACCAAAATTTTTGTAAATTACCCAGTTTCTTGCTATAATATTAATATAAATTGATGAACAAGGAATTGCATAATGCTTGACTACTGCCCGATGTGTGGCTCCGAAGAACTGGAGCACTATATGAATGGTGAGACCTACTGCCTGAACTGCGGGCACACTCACGGTGAAGAAGATGAAGAGGAGCAAGAATGGCCTTTGTAATATTCTGGTTTCTCTTGGGTGTGGTTAGTTTCTGGTTCTTGCATGATTTTCCTGCTGAACCTAGCGGGGCTGATAAAACCCAATGGAAGATACGTAGCAAACCTTTACGTATACTACTTAGGGTAAGCATGCTACTTGCGGGCCCTATATGGATGGTAATTGCAGTAACTACCGGTATTTACCTAGGTGGAGAGTGGCTTTTTAAACAACTTTGGAGCGCGTTAACCAAATGAGAAAAGAAACGTATGAAATAGCTGAGGCCCCTGGCGGAGCTGAGCTGTGTTGCGATAAATGTGCGCATCCTATGCGTTCGGACGAAGATCTGCATACCTGCCTGAACTGTGGTAATCTCTTGGAGATGGAGTTTTAGTACTGCTCTCCACCGGAAGAGGGGGTTAACTTTGGGTTCGCTCGCCCCAACAAGTGGGAAATTGAAGAAGCCAAGAGTATGCTTGGTGATGGCAAAGCATGGTGTATTGTTGAAGGCAGCGATGCACAGTTTAGGTTGTATAAACTCTACTAATAAGGAAAGTAAATGAAGTATATCGACTTTAGGTTCTGTTCCCATATTTTTGCAGTAATTCTGGCTCTAGTATATGCGTGGGCTGGTGGTACTGCAAATGGACACACTATCACTTATACAGTACTAGGAGTTAAGCACGTCGTGGAAGGCTTTTGGGCTGTATTCTCTACCTATATGCTGATATGGTTTCTTATCGGTGGGGCTATTGAGTTTGTCGTTGACCTATTTAGGCCTCTAGTAAAATATATCAAGGGTTGAGTCTTTAACTCTGAGCACTTGCGAGTGCTCTTTCTTAAATGCTCCCATGATGGAATTGGCATACATACTAGACTTAAAATCTAGGTTCTGTGGGTTCGAATCCCACTGGGAGTACCAATTCAATAAAATACTTATAGCCAACAACACGAAATTATGAGATAATATTCTTATGAAATCGGGAGAGCTTCCATGAAAATGAAAAAAGGTATTTCAGAAGGTAAGTTTAAGCGTGTGTGTGAAATGCCAGACACCACTCTGCTTATCGCAACAGATATACGAGAGAGGCCCGAGCTGGTGATGTTTCACCACCTAGTCACTGTTAAAGGCGATTACACCGTAACCCATACGCTGATAGCTCGAAACAAAGGTTATTACTACTTCCAGTACAAAGACTGGACGGGGGAGTATAAGCACTATCGTACAGCTAAGGTTCCTGGGCATTTAGGCCTTGTAACTGGGATCCCACTTCTTATTAGTAGGGGTGGAAGAATAGAAGTTGAGCGTCCTTTTAAAAGTACCAGAGCTTTCGGGGCAAAAATAGAATTAGTTTAAGCATTCGTATGAATGCTTTGTCAGTGGTTGACGAGATTGGATGTACTAGGGTTCGAATCCCTGTAGGCCTAGTGGTGGCTTAGTAAGTTGCAACCTTCCAGTCTCAGGGATAATGAGCATTCTCTAGGGCGGCCTGATCAGCTAGAGGCCCTTCCCAGCTCCAATCACTGACAAAGCGTTCCTATTAAGGAGACACAGAATGAAACAAGTAGTTATTTTAGGCAAATCGTGGCCTTACCTAATTTAGGAAAATGGTCACTGTTTATCGGAGTATACGGGAAAACCTATTAACTATTTTGTAAACTCGTAGGGATACCCACAATTTACATTGTTTAATAGTGGGAAAGTTGTAAAACCTCTGGTACACAGAGTACTATATGAAGTATTTATCGGCACTATACCGGAAGGTTTTGAGGTACACCACAAGGATGAGAATCCCTTAAACTTCTCCCTAGACAACCTAGTACTTCTAAGTAAACAAGAACATTAGGTAGCCCATACTAGCAGGATGTATTTCTAGCACTGTACTGAGTGTGGCCAGGCTAAGTCTAGAAATATTAAACAAAAGTGCCCTACCTGTTAGAGCAATATACAACCGAAACTACACCTTACGTATCAAGATATAGTAGACCTTTATCATAAACATAAATCGTGGATTAAGTAGGGTAATTAGGTAGGGCTTTCGGACAATGGATTAAGGAAGCGATTTATTGCCTTAGGTGGTAATCCTAAACAAATTAAGAGCTGTGCCCCCTCACCAGCCTCCTAAGCTGGAAGCATAATAAAAGAGGGAAGGAGCTGAGAGGTTCGATTCCTCCACAGTTCACCAAATAATGGGCGGTGTCCCCACATCGGTCTTCTAAGCCGATAGCATAAAAGTGGGAAGGAGCTGAGGGGTTCGATTCCTCCACCGTCTACCAAATCAATGCAGGAGATAATGAATGATTACTGTAGAGCAAATGCTTGGCATTGGCCGAGATTGTGGCCTCAACACCGTATATGAGGCGTGGAGTCAAGTACAAAGCCATTGGGATGCTTTCTTTGAATACGATAAGTTTGCAGAGCAGCAAACCGTACTCAACTATGAAATGTTTGAGAAAGGTCTACTGGAGTTGAACGAGGATGGAAAAACTCGGTACAAGTGGCCAGAAAAAGATGAAACCATTGTGGATGCTATGACTCGTCTGGGTATGGCCTATGTAGAGCCAGATTGGGACAACAGTGAATTTGGTAACCCAGAGGATGGTGACGGTGTACTGTAAAGATTGTGGCGAAGTAATGGAAGGTGATGGTTTTAGTGTTGTAGTACATTGCCCTAATGCGGACTTTCTATTCTGGTATGACAAAGAGCCTGATGCCACCCCAGTGCACTGTGAGAATATGAACGAATGTTCTTACTGTAAGGGTACTGGGGAGGTAGAAGGAATCCCTATTGACGGAGGGCCTCACTATCGCTGGATGAGGCCCAAAAAGCACAAATGCTACAAGTGTAACGGCACAGGACACACTTAATGAAAGTATTCTGCCACAGGTATAAGTGGGGCCATGATGGGAGGAGGCGAAAGCTGTTCTCCCTTCTGAACTCTGGCTCAGCCAAAATATTGGAAACCAATAAAGACGGCTGGTTATTTGACATAGATGGTAAAGTATACGGAGTCAATAGGCGTGGACAAATCTACAAAAGAGTTACTGAAAGTCAATCATCCTCTGTCGAAGGCACTGCGTGAATACGTTGCGGCTACGTGGAAGGAGCCGTGGTTTGTTTCTTACGTGTTTAAGGAAGGTAACACACTACACTACCAAATCAGCAACGCATCTACCCATAAGTATAAGAAACTTACCATGAAAGTACGTCATCTAAAAATTTAAGCTGCGCCACAGACGCAGCTTTTTCTTTACCCTTAAAACGTTACGTGTAACAACGTAAATTAAAAATAAAGTAATCATTGAAGAAAAGCCCTTTTATTGATATAATATTTACATGAAATCGGGAAGGGTTTGGAGGCAAAAATGAGAGGTAAATTACAGCCTTTTACGTTGGATGACTGCGGATATGTTACTATTGAGATTCATGCTCCAGATACTACTATTCATCTAACCGAAGTTAAACTTAACTTTGTAGGTAGTCCAGATTCTATGCGACCTAGTGCCCGTCAGTTGGAGTACTGGGGTATTAGTGAAAAAGACTGGGATGCAAATATAATTATAGATGATAGCTGGTTTGGTGTTAGGCCTATTCAAGAAGTCTACCCACTCAAAACTATGGATTTTGAGTCCCAGGAATCTTACAACATTGCAGTTAAAATGGTGGAGAGTATCAATGCCTAAAGGTCTTTTCTTAGATGATGAACGTAACCCTCAAGATGTGACTTGGTTGCAGTACCCAGAAAATGTAGAGTGGACAGTAGTTCGTACATTCTCTGAATTTGTAAAGGCTGTGCAAAGCACTCCGTTCGGGGTACTATCGTTTGACCATGATATACAAGACTTCTCAAAGGGTTCCGAGATGACTGGCTATGATTGTTTGAAGTTCTATTGCAATTTCATAGACTTGCAAGGTCTAGCACTACCACGACTTGTAGTAGTTCATAGCATGAACCCTATAGGTAAGGTAAATATCATGTCCTACTGGAAAAATTTCTTAGAGGCAAAAATATCATGAGTGTAGGATTTCTAACAGGCAAGTTCGCCCCGCTTCATACAGGTCACATTTATTTTATCAGCAAAGCTGCTACTATGGTTGATAAGTTGTATGTTGTCCTGAGTTATGATGGTAAACGTTTCAAAGACGATCCTAGGCTATCCCTAAAGAATCGGCTATTGTGGCTAAAGACCACTTTTAAAGATTTGCCACATATTACAGTTACTTTTGTTGACGAAACCGACTGCCGACCATACCCCGATGGTTGGAGCGACTGGGCAGCTCTGATGAAGAGTGCTCTACTTAAATTTAACGTAACTAATGTAGATAAGATATTCTCCTCGGAGCCAGAGTACACAGAAGGCTTTAACAAATATTGGCCGGAAGCCGCGCATGTGCTGGTTGATGCGGAGCGTAAAGAGGTAAATATCTCTGCCACGGAGATTCGTGCCAATCCTTTTAAATTCTGGAGCTACATGCCTTCTATAGTGCGTCAGCATTATGTAAAGAAAGTATGTATCATTGGTACTGAGAGTTGTGGTAAAACTACCTTAACTAAATATCTTGCCAAGATTTACCAAACTTCATGGGTGGAAGAATACGGACGCAAGTTCTGTGAACAAGATATGTGCATGGATGAATCCCTGCTACAATTCAATGACTATGCACTAATAGCGTCTCGCCGGTATGAAGATGAAGTGCAGGCCACTAAGACAGCTAACAAAGTCTTATTCGCAGACACCAATGCGTTTGTAACAAACTTCTACTGTAAGCTGTACGAAGGCAATACTCACCCTCTTGTAGAAGAGTATGAGCTGTTAGAACGGTACGACCTGACTCTATTCTTAGATAGTGACGTAGAATGGGTAGCTGATGGGCTGCGTGTCAATAAAGACCGGAGTAAAACAGACGACCTATTTAGGTCTATGCTAACTCTACGTAACATAGACAACTTTGGTAAGCTGATTTGTATTTCTGGAACCTACTCCGAGCGTTTGGAGAAGGCAATCAAAATTATTGACGAGGAGTTCTTCAAATGATCTATAAATTAGGGTATTTTGCTATACCGTATTTCTATGCGATCTACAATGACGTTGCCACATTGCCTAACGGTCGTAAAGCTTACCTAGCGGCAATGCTTGCCACTATTGTAGGGCTCTCGATCTACTGGGGTGATACGTGGTACGGAATGCTTAGTGCGTTCTCTGGTGTTATGTGCGTTGTGTTAGTTGCTGAAAAGCGGCTATCCAACTTTGGTTGGGGGTTGCTTAACTGCAGCCTGTACGGTTTTATCTCTTACCAGAATGGTTATTTTGGAGACATGACACTAAACTGGCTGGTCTATGTGCCCTTCCAGTTTATTGGGTTCTATCTCTGGAACCGTAGCTTGCAAGATGAAGTGGAAGTAACTTCCAAGTCCCTGGCTTGGTGGGATATTCTGAACATCGCTACAGCAACTGCGGTGGCTGTGTACATCGGACAAGAGATTCTGGTTAAGTTCGGAGGCAACCATCCGTGGCTAGACAGCTTTAACGTTGTTCTGTCGTTGGTGGCAACCGTACTGATGGCAAAAAGGTACGCTGAACAGTGGTTGTGCTGGATTCTGGTGAACCTCTCCGGTATTGCTATGTGGATTAAAGCCACAATGGCCAATGATGGGGAAGGTGTTGCAACTCTGATTATGTGGTCTGCTTTCCTCCTTAATAGCCTCTATGGTTACTACAGGTGGAAGACTACAGCAGAACGTGGTTAATATGTGGGGCTTCGGCCCCACATTAAAATAAAGTAAAAATTGCTTTGAACAGGTTTTCTTGATATAATAATTGCATGAAATCGAGAGAAGTTCTTCAAAGGAGTTTATATGTCTATAGAGCGTACTCACAAGTTTACAATGATTGCTAAGCGTTTAGGCGTAGGTGCATGTAACGACTCAGTAGAAACGTGTGCGGCTGGCCTATCCACAATGTCGGTACAAATCAACCGTATGGGTGAGTTCTACCATGCAGATAAGTTTTTAGAGGCGATAGACGATATTATACTCCGTGCAAGCATTGATAAGTCTGGGTTAACTCCTAGCGATAAGTTCTTTTTAGGCATGATAAAAGATACTCTTATATTAAGGGCCTATCAAGAATTAACAAAAGACGAATAATCTTAATGGGTGTGTGTCTGAATGGTTTAGGTGCCGAATTGCAAATTCGTGTCATGTCGGTTCGAATCCGACCACATCCTCCAAATTAAGGTGAAAGCAAGATGGCTATTGAAAAAGTAGTTCGGTGTGATTGCAGTGACTGTTGGGCTGTTATAGAGCCAAATACTGGCTTTGCTGTACTGGGAAACATCCACAAAGTGGGCTCCGCCAAAGAAAGTATCGGAGTTTTCGATTGTGTGGGTGGTGGTGTAGTTGGCAACAACATAGAAGACGGTGAGGTTGTTCGCGCACTGTACTACTGCGACAACTGTATGGCGAGAATCTTGGGCTTCTCACGAGTACAAAACCGACAAGACTGTATAGGTTCACCATAAGGAGTAACGTATGCGTAAAGTACAAAAACGAGGCAAAATTCTTCGTAAAGCAACATATGCTGTGATTTACGGAGCATCCCCAAAGACTGTAGCGAAAACTACAGGCCTAGGCCTTCGTCGCTCTAAAGTACTGGCTAAATGCTTCGCCACTTCAAAGTAATTTTTGCATTCAACTAAAATTTAACGTATAATATACTTATCAAATCGAGAGAGGAATATCAAATGTCTAAAGAAATCACCCTGACCGAAGCTCTGGCAACCCTGAAAGTTCTGCGTGCCAAGCAAGACAACCTTGTCCGCACTGGTACTTTCGTTGGAGTATCGGCCCGCGATAAAGTTGGTTCCCAGGCTAAGGAAGTTGCTTCCGCGCAATTCCAGTCTGAGTTTGACCGCCTGAAAGCCTTCTCTGCGAAGATTCAGGAAATCGGAGCCAAGCTCTACGAAGCTAACTCCAAGACCACTGTAGTTGTTGCGGGCAAGACTTACACTCTTGCTGAGGCAATCTACCGCAAGGGCCACACTTCTGAGGAAGCAGAACGTATCCGCGTTTTGAAGGCTGCTCTGCAACGTGCAGAAGCTACCGCTGCTAAGGCTAAGGAAACAGCAGAAAAGCGTGCTGACCAACAAGTGGAAACACTTCTGGCTGGGCGTAACAAGGATACCGGCGTAGCTGACTTGGCCGTAGAAATGCGTACCAAGCTGATTGCGGACGAAAAGATTGAAGTCGTTGACCCTAACAAGTTGGCTGACTACATTCTGGCGGCTGAGGAAGATCTTGTATCCTTCTCTACCGAGGTTGATGTGGCAATTTCTCTGGTGAACGCAACCACCAAGATTACTGTTAACATTTGACCTAAGTGAGCCTCTTACGGGAGGCTCCTTAAACAAGCTCTCGAATAGCGAAAACACTAGATTTTGTCCCTTCTGGCTCTTGTGGGATAACAGGGCCAACCATTTACTTAAAATGAACTCATATATCATTTTTAGATGTTGATATCTAAACAACGGTATAAAGTTTAGAAACTTAAATGGTAGCGATTAAGCCTTAGGTATTATGCCTTAGCCTTTACGCTGTAGGAACTACAAGATTAGTAATTATTGAAATCCCAGACCTAAGTTTGTGAGGGTTGCAAATGACCTCTGTGTTTGAACTGGGCTGCTATTCGAGGACTTGATTTAAGGAGCTTTTAAATGCTTTTCTATTCCTATGAAAAACTATATCTCCTCTAGAGGGGAGATTCAGATAAAATCATGTATCTGTTCAAGCGACTAGCCTAGAACAAACCTGATGCACTGTCAACCTTATCGGGCAATAACTGGATAGTAAACCCAACCGTATTTACTCTGACCAATTAGGATAGCGTCCAATGCGCTGAATTTTTGGGACTCCTCTCGTTTAGGCACTACGCAGAGTTTAAATGCACCGGCAAGACCGAACTTTCAGTTCGTGATTTGCCGAGTTGGATAACGTTATCAAGTTTAACCCCGTCACCCTTGTGGGTACTACGTGGAAATGAAATCATATTTCCAACAGAAAATCCACCCATCCTGTAATACCGCAATTTGGTCATTTTATCCCTATCTTTGGGAACCGAGACATATATATGAGCATTAATAACTGGGGCACTGTAAAGGGCGAGAGCCAATCCGAAGGTCTGAACTACGCAAAAATGGTTAGCGGCACTCCGCTTGTTTGCCGAATCGTATCTGGTGTGCGTCCGCGCTACCAATACTGGCTGACTAACTCCATTGGTCAGAAACTTCCGTTCGAGTCACTGTCTTTCAACCACGAAAATGAAAAGTGGATTCGTGGTGCCGTTGATCCGATTCGTGAAAAAGGTTTCACTGAATCTGATGGCAAAGGTGGTACTAAGCCTATCTCTTCCAAGCGTGCATACGCATGTGTTATTATCAACCGTGCGACCAACCAGCTAGAAGCTCTTGACCTGAAAAAGTCTATCTTCGATGGTGTTATCAAGTTCATGCAAGAATCTGACGAAGGTTACGCTAACCCGTCCGAGTTTGAACTGGTTATCGACAAGACTGGTCAGAAGTGGAACGAAGTTAAGTACGCCGTTAACGTAATGGCTACCTTGAAAGCTAACCGCGATAAGGCTGCCGTTAAAGCTCTGCACGAACAGGACGAAGCCCTGTTGGCCAACCTGAAAGACCCTATGGAGTACTGGCCGCGTCAAACCGCTGACGAACAGCGTGTAGCTCTGGAAGAGTTCCTTGCTCGTACTGCTGATGAAGCCTCTGGCAATTCTGCAGCAGGCAATGCCGGTAACGGTGGCGCTGACGAAGCAATGAACGACCTGGACTAATAAATTAAGGGGGCTCTATGCCCCCTTTCTTTTAGGAGAAAAATGAGACTACTGTTCACATAGGACTGGCATATTAAATTAGATGTGCCAAAAGTGCCAAACCACTGGCAGATAGATAGATTCCATGCAATGGTTGACGAGCTAAACTCCGTACCTGATATAGATATGATTGTAATTGGCGGCGATTTGCTAGATACTGCAAAACCTAATGCCAAAGAAATCGAGCTTATGTTTGCGCTACTGGCTAAGCTCAAGAGAAAGACAATTATCTACAGCGGCAACCATGAAATGACCAACGACAAAGTCCTGGGTAAATATAGTTGTTTGCATAATTTCTAGGACGAGATTAATCGTGGAAACCCGTTGGTGGAAGTTGTCTACTCATACCGTAGTAACGAGTTTGATGTGGTTGGTTATGAAGAAATATCTAATAAGAAACTGCATAAAACCCCAACGTCAAAGCTGTGCCTTACGCATGTTCGTGGAGAAATTCAACCACACGTTAAGTGGGAGATAGACCCCAAGTTCTTTGAACAATACGAACTTGTACTAACAGGAGATTTACATAGTCATGAGAATACTCAAGGAAAGTTTATCTACCCTGGCTCACCTCTAGTCACTTCCTTCCATAGAACCCGTGCTACAGGCAACGGTTATCTTGTAGCTGACACAGATACGTTAACTTGGGAGTGGTTTCCGCTAACGCATCTACCACAACTAATACGTAAAACTGTAAGCTCTCTGGAAGAGATGGTTGAGACTAATCACGACTGGACTATCTATGAGGTAGAGACAAATGTCCTACAATCTAAGGATATTAAGAAAACCTAGCTCTTAGATAAGAAGATTGTATCTGGATTTGCCAAGGAAGCCGTACTAGACCTGCAAGGGACACCCATGTCCTAGGAAATGCAGCTGTTCCTGACAGATATTGCAAAGTTGCCCAAGCAAGACGTAGACAGGCTAGTAACGCAATTTAATGATTACTAGAGGAAATACGATGAAAATACTTGAGCTAGGCTTTGAGAACATGCTGTCCTACAGGGACAAAACTTCTATCAATTTTTAGGAGCCTGGAGTTACTGTGGTTACTGGCCCCAATGGCGCAGGTAAGTCTAGTATTCCTACTATCTTGGAGGAGTTGCTGTATAACAAAAACAGCCACGGACTAACCAAGTAGGAAATCCCCCATAGATACAGTGAGTCACCACACTATAGTGGTTACGTAGTATTTGTTTAGGATGGTGATACCTACAAAGTTGTAAAGACTGTCAAGTCTACATAGAAGCTACAACTCTTTAAGAACGGTGAGGATGTAAGCTCACATACCGCTACGCAAACGTATTAGTCCATTGAGCAAATCATTGGTCTTGACTTTAATACGTTCTCCAAACTGGTAAACCAAAGTATGGATTCTAGTCTGGACTTCCTATCAGCTACTGACTAGAAACGAAAAGAGTTTCTAGTATCTCTACAAAACCTTGAAAGATACTACGAAGTAGAGGAATCTATAAAAGCGGACAAGAAAAAGGTTGATGCTCAACTAGCTTAGGCAAGTGCTCGTGTAACTACCTAGCGAAAGTGGCTGCAATCTTTGGATATCCCTCCGATTATGGAATTAGTACCTGAGCCAACTACCGAGGAAATTGATCTGTGGAATGCTGAGATTTAGCAATGCCGGCAAGAAATGGGCGAAATCAAAACCCAGCTAAACTACGCAGATTCAAATAACCAACGTATCTCTGCCCACAAATAGAAAGTGGCCAGTGCAGTTGCATAGGTCAACAGGGCTAAGCAAAATGCGATTCAAAAGTTTATTGACTGCGCCCAACCACCAGAAACTTCCCAACTACCAAAGATTACGTATGACCTTGGATAGTTGTCTAGTCGCATGGCTGATATTAAATAGAAGCATGCAAAACTAAAAGCAGAAGCGTAGGTAACTCAGTGCCCAACCTGTAAATCTTCTCTTGATAGAAGCTAGACTGTAAAACTAGCCAATGAACTGGCTTAGGAGTATAAGTAGCTTAAAGCAGAAGCTGAGCAGTTGCAGGAATCCAAGCAATTCATGGAAACCTATGAGCAATACCAAAAAGCTCAAGTTGAAGTGGAACGTACTACTGAAGTACTAAACCAACTGGAATCTGAGGATGTTGGTGAGTCTGTAGATGTAGCAGCGTTACAAGAAGCTACTAAAAAGCTGGAAGCTCAAATCAGGGTACTGGAAGTAAATATCTCCCAAAGGACAAGGGAAGTATCCTAGGCCCGTCGTGCTAACGACGAAATCAGAGCAAGTAATGCGGCTCGTGAATCTAAACTGGAACAGGCAAAGTAGTACAAAACCGACCTAGAGGAATCTGAGTAGATAGAATCTGAACTATCCTAGAAATCTTAGGACTTGGGACTCCTTTAGAAGAGTACCAAAGACCTAGTAGGGTACAAGATAGAATCAAACATTAAAGTGTTTGAATCTCTTATCAACCATAATCTTTAGGAGCTTAGCGATGGTCAGTTTGGTATCGGTTTTGAGCTGGATAAGACAAAGCTCGGTGTTGTAGTTTTTGACCACGGCACTAGGGTCTCCCTAAAAGCTCTTTCTAGCGGAGAAAAATCGCTGGTACATGTAGCGACATTACTAGCTATACGTGACACTATGGTGCACAGTTATGGTGAAGACCTCAACCTTCTCTTCTTGGATGAAGTTATTTCTGTTCTAGACCCAGAAAAGAAAGATGTTCTGGTTAGCTTACTGCTTAAAATCACTAATATGTCTATATTCTTGGTATCACATGGGTATAGTAATCAACTAACTAAATCGTTGTTAGTAGAAAAGCACCCCGAAGGCTATTCTACTATTATTCAGGAGAGTTAATTTTGGGAAATCCAGCATAGGCCAAGGGCACTCGTTTTGAAACGTAGATTGCCAAAAAGCTAACTGAATTGACTGGAGTGAAATACGTGAGGGTGCCCCTGTCTGGGGCATCCCAATTTGCCAAAGGAGACCTTATGGTTGACTTGCGAGAGGGGAAGCTATCGAACTTCTGTATCGAGTGTAAATCCTACGCAGATGACCAAATAACAGGGAATCTACTATACCCAGGCAAACAAGTATTTGACCAGTGGGCAGAACAAACCTTTCGTCAAGCAAAGGATATGAATGCAAAACCGATGCTAATTTTTAAGAAGGATCGTGGCAAGCCAATCGTGGCTATAGACTTCGAGGTGGAAGGCGTGTAGAACTCCATGAAAATCACACGTCCTTCTGGCACACTTTATCTTTATCTATTTGACGATCTCATTCCGATCATAAAAAATACCTTATATAAATAAATGAGGGACTGGTATGTGTATTGTTAACAAAGATTAGGAGACAGAAGAAATTCTTTAGTTATAGAAAGCCAAGTTAACGTATAACTAGGAGACTGGTATACTTAACTGGACTTGTGGGACTAAGAGACCCTAGGGTTCTTTAAAAAGTTCTGGATATATAAGAGTAACTATCAAAGGTAGGCAGTATTTCTAGCATAGGCTAGCTTGGGCCCTCCACTATGGTTACTGGCCAAATGGAGTAATAGACCACAAAGATAGGGTTAGATCTAATAATGCAATAGATAACTTAAGAGATGTAACCCAGTAGGATAACTCCAAGAACCAAGGTAACCGAATAAACACTACTTCTGGACATATAGGAGTATCCCGGAATAAGAACACAGGTAAGTTTGAGTAGTACAAACATATAAAATACAAGAAAATTTATCTAGGCAGTTTTGATACCTTAGAATTGGCTATAGCTGCTAGAGCAGAATAGGACACCTTATACAAATGAGTTATGAAGAAATTGATGATCTGGCCCCGAAACAAACCCTATGGGATAAAGCATTGGCCAGAAAGAATGTTAACGGGAAAAACCTCCTAGTTGTGGATATGAATAACCTTGCGTATCGCTACAAACAACGCGGCCAAGTAGATTTCTAGGAAGATATGATTCGCACCGTAGAGTCTCTAGCAAAAAGCTACTCGGCACTACATATTGTGTGTGCGTGGGATCACCGCTCCTCTTCTTACCGTAAAAGCATTTATCCTGGGTATAAGGGCGGGCGTAAAGAGAAGTACAAAGACCAAACCCCAGAGGAAAAGCTTCAAGCAGAAATGTTCTTCAACGGGTTAGATGAAGCATACCAGCACATGGTAATCCACGAAAAGAACACAGGCTTTGTTACCAATTTCAAATTTGAGTTTGTAGAAGCGGATGACCCCATTGCACTAACTGTGCAAGTTATGGAACCGTTTGTAGACCACATTTGGGTTATCTCCACCGACCAAGACTTCTGTCAGCTTATCTCTAACAAAGTAAGTCTTTTTGCATATAAGTCTCGTAAAGAGTTTACCTTAGACACGATGTTTGAATATACTAACGCAGACTCAGGTGAGCAGCACCTATTTATTAAGTGCCTGCAAGGTGACTCAGGAGACTCCGTTCCAGGGGTTCCAGACGTAGGGCCTAAAAGGGGTTATGGCCTAGCTAGAGAGTATGGAGATATCTTCTCCCTGATTGCGGCGCTACCTATTGAAGGCAAACAAAAATATATCGTGAAGTTAAATGAGTTCGGGGCTAGTAACCTAATGCTGAACCTAGAGCTGATGGATTTAAAGAGCTACTGCGCTACAGCCATTGCATTCCCTAATCCTGCAAACCTAGACTACATGTTTGATAAGCTTGAGAAAATTAAGGAGATCTATAATGTTTGATGAAGCACCTATGCCTTTGCTCTACTCCGTAGATAAACCGGAACTTGAACCCGTAATTGGTAGTGCTCAAGCTGCTGGTATGGATTTGCGATGCAACCTGAATTTGCGCAAAGACCAACCATTCCTAATACTCAAGCCAAACGAAAATGTTACCTTCGGTACTGGTATTCGTGTTGTGATTCCAGAAGGTTGGGTAGGTTTGGTAATGCCACGTAGTGGTCTTGGTTTTAAGTACGAGGTTGTACTAGCTAACACTACTGGAGTTATCGACTCCGATTACCGTGGTGAGATTATGGTTAAGCTGGTTAACCGTGGTAAGCAGGACATGATTCTGGAGCAATATGACAGAGTTGTTCAGATGGTGGTAGTACCCCATTGGTACATGAAACATATCGAGAAAGTAAGTCCAGAGGTTATTGCCTCCTACGGAACTGACCGTGGTGAGGGTGGTTTCGGACATACAGGAACTAAATAAAAGAAAAGGAGCCCTAGGGCTCCTTTTTTGTTATACACGATTTTTAATCCAACCGTACAGGAATCTTTCATTCTTAGGGTTCTTTTCAGAGATCTCCAAGTAATGAGTTCCTTGTGTGCAGCGCACGGCTAGTAGGAGAGTGTCCTAGGAGCCACGCTACTTAATGAAAGCATTAAGCTATCCCAGAGTAGACGGACCAATCTTGCCGTCTACAGCCTGGTCAGCGTAGTACTTCCCACCATCATTAAACGCATTTAGCCAACGCTGGAGCATCTTAATAGATGTTGCGGTACCCTAGTTGATACCAAAGTCTATCAAGTCCTCCCCAAGCTTGGCGTCAATGTCATAAATCTGGTCTAGCTTAGGTTTCTTAATATACTCCCTAGCATAAATATCTTTGGCCGTCTGGAGCGGCAGAGCGCTCATATGGCCAGTATAGCCATTGGCACGAGCAACCTATTCAGTTATTCCGTATTTAGTCTAACCCCCACTATCGTAGGGGTCATTTCCATACTAACCTTCAAGATTGACTACGTGATCAATAACTTTATCGTAGTCTGACTGCTTCATATTATACACTCCTGCTATTACGCTAGTTGTTTAAAGCGGACCAATTTGTTATATAAAGTTCAACGCAGCGGTTGCAGAATAAACTATTGTCCCACCCTCAGTGGCAGCGAACTCGTAAGTTTGAGATCGAACTGTTCCCTTGTTTGGATTTAATACGCCACGTTGCACACCATCTACTTGGTACCACCGAGCCTCTGTGCAGTTGATATATGTGATCCCACCATTTCGTATACGCACCCACGCCATACCATCGAAAATTGGGTAAGATTTAACGGTTGTACCATCTATATAAGTGTAGATTGTCTGCTTGGTTGATGCATTATAGCTAAACGTCGCATATGGCGGTGTATTGTTTCCAGTGACAACGGATTGTATAGAAGCAATCTTCTTAAGACTGGCCATACCAGCCAGTCTAGACACTAAACCAGTAGTGCCCAGACCCGCATTAGACATAATTTGGGAGGCAGCCCCACCCCCACCAAATTCTGTGTTAGCCTATGATAACCAAAAGGGTACATTAGGTACCATTTATTAGCCTCCTTAACTGGTCTATCTCATCCTTCAACTCTTTAATGGCCTCTACAAGTAGGGCATTCACAGCAGAATTAGAGATTGTCAAAGTTGTATCTTCGGCCTCCTTAACGGCTTCTGGGAGTACCATTCTCAAGTCTTGAGCAATCAAACCCACTTCGCGGCTTACGACATCTGAATCGGTAATCGATTTGTGCTTGTTGTAAGAATAAGCTTGGAGCTTAGTTACTTTATCAACTGCACCTTCAACTCTGACCAAATCAGATTTCATTCGACGATCTGAACGGATATAGACATCATTGAAGTTGCCGTTACCAGGACTGTTGAATTCACCACTACTACCGTTGAATGTCCATGCCTTGTTCTGGTTACCAGCACCATCCATGAAATGTAAGCAATACACTCCTGGGCTAGCACCTGCATTAGACAGATGACCTAATGTGTAGTACCCGTCATAACCTTCGGTATCATGGAAATACATACTGAATGCTGGAGCCCAAGAAGAACCTTGGTGAGCTACCTTAGCATGGTAAACACCTTGGCCTCGACGCCATACACCACCTACAGTGGTACCGTTGTAAACACCTTCATTCATACTAGGTGGAGTAGCAGATGTATGAACTGAACCGTTCTGCTTGATACCAAACCAGTTACCTTCTTTATGTCGAATTCTTAGGTAGTCTTCATCGGACCACATCAGAGAACGCTCAGTACCGTTAGCTCGACGGAACCATACATGTTGGTTCGCGTTATCAGAATAACCAAGGTTGAATACATTACTCTTGACAGTTAGTGAAGTATTTACAGTGGTTTCGGTTGCGTCTTTATTGATTTCAATGACATTCTTATTCCATACACCGGAGTCAGTCCAGTTTGCAATAGAGAATTCATTGCCAGTACCTTTAAGAACACCCCATTTGTACTTCGAACCATCATTGACGTTGTTTAGATAAAATCCGCCTGCCGATCCGTTTGTACAAGTAAAGTTCTGTTGAGTAGCAACTCCTGTTAAGAATGTCGATTCAGTCGGGCTATTGAAATCGATTACTTTACTCGCGGTTCCATCAATTTTAACTGAGATATATGGTTTAGTTGTGTCAGTTGGTGCTTCAAGACCTACCCAGTTTTTACCATCTGGACTTTCGGCAATAACTGCTTGCTTGGCATAAAAAAGGCCAGTTAAACGGCCGCCTGAGATTGGAAGCGCTCCAACATCGTTTGCGGTTGGGTTGAAACTTTGATGGTAAATTCTTGAACCTGTGCCTATTCTCCAATCATTTTCGCCATAATATCTCAGTGCATATGACCAAACAGGATCTGTTCCAGTTGGTAAAATTGGTGCAATTTCAGAATAAGTTGAACCGCCGCCGATATGAATACCGCCAGCATTATTTGCTTTACTACGAATAACCCCACTCGTTGCGTTAAGTCTAGGGACATTCAACTCACCGGTCATGGTATCACCGGATTTATTCACTGCACCAACGTCTGCCGCAGTGGGCTTTCTATCTGTAGTATATACGTACCCATTAGCTGAATGGTCTAAGTTTCCACCAAACCTTAACTAACCAGAAACATCAACACCCAAGTACTAGGTCTGAGTAGCAGAGTACTTGTACCCAATACCTACTTGCTAACCCCTTTCAAGTGTTATAGGTGCGGCATTGTTAACCTGAACAGATAACTGGCCAAGCAGTGTACCACCACCGTCATGAAGAATCTTCTTAGAGCCTATTCTCCATGTGTTGTCATTGTAATAGCGTAGTCCTTCGTCGTAATTGTAGCCAGCCTGTCCCGCAGCTTTACCAGCAATCTCGGCGTAACCCTAGACGTTCCCACCCAGAGCTAGACTACCTACATCAGTCCTATCTTTATTTACAACAACAGTAGACTGCGTCTCCACCCCTGCACGACATACCATAGTGTTGCTAGAATAGAAGTGGTTACCTGGCTGGAATTCTGCAAGCAGCCTAGTCTTAGTACCGACACCAGCCTATGGGTTTGTAACAGCCTACGAAAACACTGTAGTGCCGTAGGACATATCCAAGCCTGTACAGGCAACGTTAGCGCTAGCTCTTACACGCACGTTTACAGGGAAAGCACGAGCTTCGACATAGATAGCATAAGCTGTCTATGCTTCTGAGCTGCCAAGGATAGAATGAATCTACCTCTCGTTAGAGCTGTATATAGTAAATTGACCGTATACGTAAACTCCAGTATCCGACCAACCACCATTGTGGATTTGACCATCAAAGGAACAGTAGTTCATCGGGTCTGCTCCACCACTAGACCTTGTTTCCACAAACAAGGAATGGTCAGAGCCATAGTTAGATACTACAATTGGATAGTACTTACCTGCCACTACTCCCTAAGGTGCTTGGATTGTTACGGTTTTTAGGGATTGCTCATCAATTACCTACTTGGTGTATGTACCTACATCCTCGGAAGTTACAGTGATATCAGCATTCAAGCGCTTGCCATTAACTGTACGGGTATCAGGTACTGCTCCTAAAGCTCCTGGGGAGGTGTTACCCTAGTGGTATACTTCGTTACCTCTTACTTTAACAGCGTTAGCAGAGATATCTAGGTCACCCCTACTGGTGGTGCCTATTGTATTTGTTACAGTAAACCTTACATCGTTATCTAAAGTACTATTTTCGGCATGAAAATCTAAAATGCGGCCTACTTCCTATACCCCGTCAGAACCTACTCTTAGTAGTTTACCTACTACATCCTAGTAGTTACTACCAGTAGGTAGTAATGTAGTAGAGATAGCGCCGATTTCTGCTAGCGTCCAAGAAACATCAGCAGAACCATTAACAGCTTTAGCGGTTCCCCCTATGGTTAGGTTACGTGAAGTACCCCAGTTCTAGGTAGTAATATTAGCAGTACCATCAAAGTTTGTTCCATTGATAGTTCTAGGAGTTACTAGCTTAGTTGCGGACACAGCGTTAGCTGTTGCTGTAAGCTTAGTAGCTGCCAGGTCATAAGCTGCCTTTACACCTGCTGTAGTAGCATAGGTTGTAGTAGAGGCATCATTGGTCTAAGAACTGGCACCCCAGTTGTTAACCGCGCTAAGACCTACATCTGTCTTAGTAACAACAACGGCTCCTGTACGCCCGTTTACAGAGGTAACAGAGTCTGTACCGTCCATTTTAAACCATATAGAGTTTAGGTTATCCCAATGTATATAGTCGCCAACTTCGTACTATACACTTAGTATGGTACCAGCCTAGGTTATGCGATAGAAGTCCTAGGTTGAACCTGTTGGTGTGGGTGGTACAGTGCCTGCCTATGCCGACCAGCCTCCACGCCATACGAGCTGACCACTAGCAGTTTGAGCAGACTGTGCTGCCTTAGCAGCATAGTGCAGTGCTGAATACAGACCCCCAGAAACTACAGAGTTTTCTGGGTTAGCTGCCCATTTTTGTGCAAGAGTAGCACTGTTCGTTGCTTCAGTTGCCTTGGTAGTAGCCGTAGACTAAGAACTAGCAGCAGCAGTCTAGCTAGTAGAGGCTTCGCCAGCTTTTGTTGTGGCTGTAGTCTAAGACGCAGCAGCATTGGTCTAACTAGTAGAGGCTTCTCCTGCTTTTGTTGACGCAGTAGTCTATGAGGCCGCGGCGTTAGTCTAACTAGTAGAAGCCTCCCCTGCCTTTGTAGAGGCAGTAGTCTAGGATGTGGATGCTGCAGTCTAGCTGCCCGAAGCACTAGTCTAGGAAGTCTAGGCGGCGTTCTTGCTAGATAAAGCGTTAGTCTCAGAAGTCTAAGCGGCATTTTTGCTTGCTAGAGCAGCCTAAGCACTGCTAGAAGCTTCTGATGCTTTAGTTGTTGCTGTAGTCTAACTAGTGGAAGCAGAGGCCTAACTCTACTATGCCTACTGCGCGCTGCTATCAGCCTAGGAGGCAGCAGCCCCTGCATCACTCTAACTTTGCTAAGCCTAGGTCTAGGATGTTGCGGCCTATGATGCTTTTGTGGAGGCAGTAGTCTATGATCCTGCCGCTGCTGTCTGGCTATTAGCAGCGTTAGTCTAAGAAGTCTAAGCCTAGTTTTTGCTAGCCTATGCATTGGTTTCAGAAGTCTAAGCTGCATTCTTGCTTGCTAATGCAGCCTAAGCACTGCTAGAAGCCTCGGATGCCTTGGTTGTTGCAGTAGCCTCGCTGGTGGAGGCTGAAGCCTAGCTCTACTAAGCCTACTACTTGCTAGTGTTTGCCTAAGATGCAGAATCTGCTGCATCACTCTAGCTCTACTAAGCCTAAGTCTAAGAAGTTGCAGCTTCCCCTGCCTTGGTACTGGCTGCAGCCTAGGAGGTGGATGCTTCGCTTGCTTTGGTGCTAGCAGTGGTCTAAGAAGCCTAAGCTGCATTTTTACTAGCAAGCGCGTTAGTCTCAGAAGTCTAGGCTGCATTTTTACTGGCTAGAGCCGCCTAAGCACTGTTGGAGGCTTCTGTTGCTTTTGTAGTAGATGTAGTCTAACTATTAGCGGCAGCAGTCTAACTACTATCAGCATTAGTCTAAGAAGTCTAAGCAGCGTTTTTGCTAGCTAGGGCATTAGCTTCAGAAGTCTAGGCAGCGTTTTTGCTTGCCAAAGCAGCCTAGGCACTACTAGAAGCTTCTGATGCTTTAGTTGATGCTGTAGCCTAAGAACCCTATGCCGCCTATTTGGACGCAGCAGCCTAGTCCCTAGCCTATATTACATCCTACAGAAGGTTATAATCTACATCTTGCAGCTAGGATTGATCCTAAATGATTTGGTTTAAGGAGTAGTTGTTCATAGACTGGGTAACAATAACGTTACTAGCTACAGTCCTATACTAGGTTTCATCCTAGAAACGTACCTTAAATACGTAAGTACCAACGCCTAGAGAGGATGAGTAGTTACCTGTCTAGTTGGTTATGACGGAAAACTTAGTTCCTGCCAGCACCTCAGTTGAAGTACGAGTCTACTCAAAAATGATCTCAGCATTCTATATTGCAGACCCTTGTGGTGATTTAAGAATACCACTTGTATTAATTGCCATTACTACCTCGCTAGTAGCCCCTCAAGGGTAAGTGTGGCGTCTGTTGGAGAAATATAAACGCCACATCGTTGTAATCTTTTTAAACTTTTACTATCATACAACGAAATATCATAGATGCCAATAGGTAATTGAAAGTCGTATGTACCATCCTGCTAAATGGCCTAAGTACCAGCAACTTTTTCTAGCTGTAGAGCCCCAGAGTTCTGGGGCTCAATCAATACTAAAGTTATACTGGTATTAGTAGTTCCGGTTATCCTGGCCATATTACCTTATGTGTATGAAGCCTGAGGCTAAGTCTATCTTCATCTTGTAGGTACCTTCTGGGTTCGCAGAAAGCTACGCAGCCCTATCATAGATCACATTTATACCTGCTTTCTAGAAAAAGGCTTGGTCTGCTACCATTTTCTCGCCTCTAATAGTGCCGTTGGCAATAATGTCACCATGAACCATTAAAGCGGGCTAAACCCAGGCAGACCCATTCCACATCCTTGTCCACGCAACCTAAGGGTTATTCACCCTATACTGGGTGAGGCAGTCATAGATTACCGGCTAAGAGCCGAAGGTGTTAATAAAGAACTGGTTAGCCTTACTAACGTTAAAGTCTGTAGTATCATTCTCTATAGAGTTCTAGTAAATCCCAGGACCTCTACTCCCTTGAGCTCCATTAGCTCCAGGAGGGCCTTGAATACCCGGAACCCCCTGAGCACCATCAGAACCTGAGAATTGAACTGGAGTTGACCAGCTGCCCCCAGATATTAGCTGATTCAATAGCGGGTCAATAGTACCTGTACTCACCCATACCTTTTGTGTCTAAGGATTGAACGCCGGAGGGCTGGTTGACCAGCCAGAGGGCGGATAGGCTGTTGCTGTTGGCTTAGCTGGTGCGCTCTACGCTGCCTGGTAGATAGGTACTACAGACTTACCTTTAAGTGCGTCTGTTAGTGAGGTATCACCTCCAGGGGTACCAATAACTACATTACCCTAAATCTTTAGCGTAGTACCATCCCAACGCATATACTGTGTTGAGTTACCTAGGTCAAACAAGAACTTACCTGCACTGTTATAACCCATCCAAATACCTTGGTTGGCATTACCAAACTAAGGTTTCTCTTGCGAGTATAGTGCTGGTGGGGTTCCAGAAGTATTTGTAAGTATAAAACTAGCCGCATTTATAACGTCAGTAATAATTCTACCGGATACGTTAAAGATATTGTTTACCGCATCAAAAGAGAAAGGAACTTTACCTTGAGCATCCGCAATACCTATTGATAGGTTACCAGTAGCCTAGTCTAACTTGAAGGTCTGAACTCTCTGCGCACCAGTACCTTTGTACTAATTTACCCCATAGTATCCAACCTCTACCCCAGTTTCTTTAGTGAAATTGTCAGTAATGGGAGTGCTAGTAGTTATGCGCATAGTGGCCACGTCGGAATACGTAGTCATGGTCCCATCATTTGGCCCCCACTAGGTCGCTACTACCCGCAGCTTGAATTCGATATCAAATGGGAAGTTTACTAGTATCTAGGAAGGTGTACTGGATGTGTTAACTTGTTGGGCACCTGTCCAACCACTGTCGTTAAACTTAGCTGTTGGTGTATACTCTATAATGAACTGTTTGATCTGCTAGCCATTTGCCCTAGCCCAGTCCCATGCCACTTTAACATCATAGCGCTCAACGCCATCCTTAATCTTCTATACAGCGAACCTGATACCTGTAGGCTTACTTGGAGGTATCTACATGTACTGTACCGCAATACTAGACGGGTACTGGTACCACTAAGACTGTTCAATAGTTACTCCATCAGGCAATCCAATATTCCCGCGTATACGGAAGTTATAAGTGCCAATAGGCATTATTAAGGATATTGGAGAGGTTACTTGACCGGAGTAACAGCTACTCCATGTAGTGTCAGAGGTAAGTTTGTACTGAATTTCAACAAAGTCCGCATCACCCTAGCAGGTGAAATTAACTGTGGGGTTGCTAACCCCTACCTCCACCTAGGTGGCGGTTACAGTAATATTAGTAAGGGTAGGGGCTTTTTTAGTTCTCAGACTAATCGGGTCTGAAATATTTATGCCAAACTTAGCCTATAAAAGCTCTGGGTCAATCATCTGGTCGTAAAACTACCCCTTAACAGTGTAAGTGGTGTCCTAAGTAAGTCCAGGAATAGTTACGGAAGTATATCCTAGCTGTCCTGGGTCTGTTACCAGCCATTCTTTAACTTGAACCTAAGATGCATTGTAGACCCAAAAAGCCTTACCAAGCAGGTCAGTATCCATATTAAAGGAATGCTGTATATATAGTTTAGTATAAGACTATACCCCATATATATTTACTAGTTTCTCTGGTGCTACGTTATTAATCATTCCAATTCAGTCCACGTAACTGACTACTCACCCTTTGAGCCCTCGGCCCTAATCCGTATACGATACTCTCTGTACACCCCCAAACCCCCAGTTACTGTTCTGTAGTCCTATTTCATATCCTACAGTAGGTAGTTGAAGTTATACAGTTTAGTAAGTCGCAGACTTCTTACTATAGTGTTAGCCTAGTTATAAAATTCTATTACGTAGTAAAGTGGTTGTACAAACTGCTCATCTGGAGTCTTATCCCAAACCAATTGTAAGTAACCACCCTAGAATACCGAAGCCTCACCGGGAACCCTATTCAAGGCCCTAAAACCCGTTACTGGATTTAAAGACTTAGCTGGATTTATAAGAACACTCAATACCTAGGGTTTGCTTCGTACGCCGGTACCTAGAACCTACCGTACCTCAAAGGTATAGTTACCTTCTTCCAAGTTTATAAGGGGCAAGGAAACCCCACTAGCCTCAGGGTCAGCTTCGACTACATACGGGTCGGTTTTACCACTTTGGTATACTGTGTAGTACAACACACCAGTACTCAAGGAGGGCAGCCACTTAAGAGTACCGTTTAACCCAATAGAGTCCTAGGCTACAGATACATGCGGGAAATACTGTAAGTTCCTTGGTGGAAGCACGTTGGTAGAGATACCAGGTATTTGGTTATCACTATTATCTGTTTGTGGGGAGTTAACAAATACGTCCTACTCGTACTCCTTGAGTTTCAGTGTAACCCTTCCCTGCTAATCTGTAGATACGGACTCCACAAAAAAGGTTTTATTAGAGTAGTTGTACCTATTGTACGTAAGAGTTACAGGGTCATTAGGTAGCAAGTAGAACAAGTCCTAATCTGGGCGAATATTGTCTAGCTCCCTAGAGTATCTGGACTTCTTGAGTTCCCTAGCGGCCATGCTCCTAGCAGTATAGTAGTTAGTTATGCCTGCAAAAGCTAAGTTTAACTTTTTCTCACGCATACTATCCTGTTGTAGGTAGTTTGCATCGTAGAAGCTAACCTGTATCTGGTTCCACATATTAGCAGGGTCAGAGATAGCTGCCCCTACCGTATTATACTTGGTGCGACCAGTACTATCAGTTATTTTGATACTTCCATCAATTGTCTAGTCTAGATTTATATTCTAAACCGGCTATCTATCTACTTCCTAGGTTAGGAAGTATTGACCATTAAAGGTAGTCAAAGAAGCCTGACCCTGAGTGAGCATCACACTAAAGCAGTCAAAAACTGGATTAGCTGTATCAATTACCCAGTTGGTCTGTACAGAAGCCCTATTGCCAGGCTACGGGTTATCCCAGTTTAGGTATCTCCAGAAAGGCACCCAGATAGGGTCATAGCTAGTATCTACTGTATCATACTATTTTGCTACCTCTAAGAAGCTATTTAGGTCTATCTAGTTAAGTGGAATCTACTACCCAAATATGGCTGTTGCGTAGTCTAGTAGTTGCCAAGCTAGATTAGAAGAGGACTTGGTTTCAGTAGGTACTAGGGAGTCATTGTAGGTCTTTATCTTACGCCCCTTTACCTCAAACATAACATCTGGGATGTTATTCCTAGCTTCGGTGATTTCTACCTTCATCACAACGTACTAAGTATCTAAAAGCATGAAACTACTGTCCCAATATTCCGGGCCAATATTGTTAAGGGATTGTAGGTAGAATTCCCCTCTCTAAGCCTTACCCACTAGGACACTTGAAGCGGTCTGGTTTTTAAGACCATGATAAACCCAAAATTGGATAGTACCATCGTCATCTTTCAATATGTAGGATTGACCGTGGACGCTAGGCCCAGAGGCACCTGCTACAGGGTTTCCGCTGGCGTCTACTGCCAACTTGTTCATGGTGTCACCATTCACTCTCTTACGACCAAAACACACCCTACCTTCATCATCCTTATCATCAATACAGATTAGAGGCTTATCATCAATGTGAATATCTAAGAAACCTTCAATCTCACCTTCGCATACAGCATACACAACCCATACAGTGTTCGGGTTATTTTTATCAGTGTCTGCAAAAATAGGGATACCACCTACAAACTGGGTTCCATAGACTACTGGCAGGTATTTAGCAGCTAGGTTGAATGAGAGGTCCACGGATTTTTCTACAGTTTCGTAGTATTCCACTAAGTTCATGTTCTTGCCGCCCATTAAACCAGCAAGACCACCCCTTTTGGAGGATTGAATCTTGTATCGCTTCTCTTGCTATTGGTACTTAGCCAATATCTGGGTGGATTTATCCGCATGAAAGAAACCTAAGTCATTTGCGTACTCTGGTCTCTTCGCTGCCCCAGAGGGTATTAGAGTACCGTCTGGGCCTGTTACCAGCTATCTGTGGCTGGCATCATTAGTGAAACGACCCTATACACGTTCGAAGTCGTAGAAGTCATTGGTGCATACCCAGGTAATAGAGGACTCCCCCAGAGAAGTGTCTCTTTTATCACTTATTGAGCCTCCTTGGATGTTTCCACGGAACCAGATCACTGGAACATTACCAGACATTATAGGCTCAATCTAACCCTACTGATTGATATATGCTTGATGAATAGTTACTTTCTTGCCTTGAAGTGAGTGCCCATCCTGTAGAAATAGGGATAACTGCACGGTGTCTAGTCCAGTAGTAACTATATTAATCTGGGAACTAGATAGTTTCGTTGTTTGGGTATAAGAAGAAATGGATTTTAGGATACCCTACTTGTAAAGGTTACCCTTAAAAGTTATATCTGTCTAGTAGTCTGTGCAGTATAGTTTAGTAGTACCACCCTAAGTAGGTAGTTCCATTTCGACTAGGTTAGCAACCTTCCTATGTGGGTTCTACTAGAAAAACTACTACGCAGTAGGTAGTACATTACGCATTATATTGCCTCTCTTAGCTCAAGGGTCGCCCCCTCACTATAAAATCCATCAGAGTTAAATGTTGGAGAAGAAAGAGGGGTTGACCTATCTTTAAAATCCATACTGAACCTAATCCCAGTGAACTTAACAGTATTCGCCGTGGTAACGGCGGTACGTAGGGCTGGGAAGAAGTCTATGATTACATTGCTCCCGCTAATTCTGAAATCAGTAATTCTATAAACTTTTTTGTGGTTAGAAAACTGCAACATCATACCCTTTTTAGGGGTAGATACCATACCCGCCTACGGAAGAGTTACTGAAGTCTAGGTTGACTACTACACTGTGTAGCTATTTAACTTAAACGTGTAGTCCTCGTACTGCGGTAGCCATACCTCTAGTTTTTCATTCAGCTAGAGGGTTTTATCTATTGCCTAAGCCAGGATATTATATTCGGAAGGCAGCAAGTCAGAATATCCTAGAGTAAGTTCCCAGTAGTGTTCACCGGAAGATACAGATATTGATTTAGTATTAGGCATCCAGTCCTGAAAAACGGGCTACACGGATACTAACTCTGAGGATGAAAACCCAGGAGCCCCCGGATTATTGATTGGATCTGGTAACAACATTGTTAGCTCCTAAATAGGGAATTAGACCCTTAATAAGTATAGTTATATGATACGCTATAGAATAATAATTGGCAACGATTTTTAAAAAGTAAAAAGAAAGGAGGGCAATTGCCCTCCTTTAATTACTTCCTATACATAGAGTAACCTTCGCTGTTAAGCTGGTACTCCATACTAGAGGCAAAAATCTGACCATTCTTTTGCAAGTATGATTGAAGGCTTTCGCTATCCAATGCCTGTATAGTAACATTAAAGTTGCTACCAAAGTTGCCACCGCCGCTGGCCTGATTCTACGCGGTAATCATTCCCGGAGTATCAAAAGCCACAACTTCCGGCCCGTTTTCCCCAACAAGAACTTGGTGGTTAGCTGGAGCGCGGTTACCTACAGCGCGAGGCTTGAAGTCAGAAGCGTTACCAACCCCATTACCTCCTTGAATGTACTAAAGCTCCCCTGCGGAGGCGCTCCTAGAAACATCAATTCGGTTGTCTCGCTCTCCTAGAGATAGAGAAGGTACGGAAGCTTCCCCAACACTAGCAATTGCACTACCAGACTGCTAGGACTTGAGTGCCTACTAACCCATTAACTAGGTAGTGGCAGCCATAGCATAACTTACTGGAGGGGGCAATGTTGCAAGAGCTTGGGTTATACCCATAGCAGTCTGCATGACAATCTGCTCCGTCTAAGCCTTCTTCTGCGCCGCAGCCTTTTCGGCCTCTAGTTTCTGAATTTTCTTCTTAGACTCTTCGGATTTACCATCTCGCTCCTTTTCAGCAGCTATTTGTTGGTCAATACCTGAAATAGTTTGTTGAGCAGCCATATTCAACATGGAAGCTACGGTAGACATTCCCTAAGCTGCTACCTGCTACCCTGTCTACGCACCTTCACCCATCTAATGGAAGGCTAGCCCCAGATTAGAGACATTAGCAATCATATCAGAAAATGCTGGGTTATAAGACGACAGCTCTGAGAATGAGCGGTTGATTGCATCCATTGCTGTTTGCAATTCCTACTCTTTCAGCTACTAGTCACCTATTTGGGTTGGTCCCTGCATTAGTGGCACTGAGCCCTAACTACCTAAAGCATCCATACCTAAGTTACGGTATTTGACAGCCTCGGCTTGTTTCAGGTTCTACTGCTCTACCAACAAATCACGGAGTTCCCTATTCTGCTAGGTTATCGCCTATTGACTAACTTTTTCTGCGTCTAGGGCCTATATAAACTCCTGCTTCTACCTAACTTGCTCATTAATTATGTCTAGCTCAGTTAAGCCCATTTCCTTACCGCGCAGCTAAATCTCATCCGAAGTCCTATTTGCTAGCTACTCCATCTAAGATTTATTAGAAGCTATGATATCTTGCTTCAACCTTAGTATTTCGGCTTCCTTCTATAGCTCTTCATCCTTGGTTGCTCCGTACTCCTTAGCCAGTTTTAGTTGGTCTCTCAGTATTACCAACTTAGCCTCATTTAGCAGTATATCGGCTTTGTTATTTTCAAATCTATCTGTAGCCAAACTTTTTAGTGTCTGCTCTTCCCTTATATACTCCTACTGATTGGTGCGAATAGTTAGTTCTCGTTCCTAGATTTGCTTTAATAGTGAGCGTCTAGATTCTAGCAACTGGTTAAGCTGGAGATTAGCCTAGGCTTGCTCTTCTGGCCTAGAGATACCCCTGTTAATAGAGATCAGTTGCTTCTGCTACTAAATCTGCTAGTTAAGGAAGTCTAACTGCTATTTCATAGGATCGGCATTGTTAAGCGTAGCTTGGATAGCCTAGGACTCCTATAGTGCAACATTTCGTTGAGCAATTACCTCATTTTGTTGCTAGGCCAGTTTTAAGTTTTCAGCCTGTAGGTTAACTCTCTCCTATTCAAGGGAAATAATTTCCTCTTGGCTAAGCAAGTTTCTAGTAGCACCCTTACCTTCGGCTACAGAACCCTACTATAGTTCCTAGTTAATAATACGTAGTTTTTCAGCGTTTAGAGCCCTTTGCTGCTCTACTCCCATAGAAAACTGAGTAGATTTGGCAATATTAGCCTCAGAAAGCTATTGAGACCTTTTCTCCTTAGTTTGTACCAGGGCCAACTCGTTGGACTTTTGCAAGTAGTTGTTTAGCTGGTCTTGGGTTTGAAGTCCTTGCTCCTACAACTTAACCTATATCTGCTGTTGTATGTTTAGATCCTACTACCTACCCTTTTCTGTGGTAAGGTCTAAGCTCTTACGCTACAACATAAGGTTGTCAATAGTCTTTTTAGTGCTTTCCAACCCAGCAGCGTACTGCTCAATAGCAAGAGCTGGGGATTTTACACTGGCATCAAAAGCCTATACAACTTCTGGGATAGATTTGGCAAGCTGCTGCACTTCACGGAAAGTATTGGCTAAGAACTGCAATTGCTGGTTGTATTCTTGGGTGCCACGCTTCTAGGAAACTGCTGCACCGTAGTTAGCTTCAATTTGCTTCTTAAAGTCATTCATAACCTTTTCAAGGTCTTGTATCACAGCCAGCTGCTTAGCATTCTCTGCCCTAGCAGTCTTGTTTACCTGACCATATTTCTGCTCGGCCTACTAGGTCTACTATAGAGCTACATTGTATTGCTCTTTCAGCCTAATAAGCTCTTCCTCTGCGAGTAGTAAGTCTTCGGAAGAGTTAGCTTGCAGAGTTGCCTAAGCCAAGAAGTTCTTATTTGCAGCCGCGGTAGCCAGGCTTTGATTAAGCCTCTACACACGCTCAATGACCTTGTCTACCTACGACTCTTCAAATAATGTGTTGAAATGCTACGCCATTGGCGTAAGGAATGACGCTAGCATCTTTTGACCTGATTTAGTTGTCTGGTCAATATTCTACGCGAACTTCTCCCATTCTGTAGCAGACATTTCTTTGTCTAGATTACCAAATCTCTTAGCAGATTCTTCGATTACCGCATTAGCATATGCTTGCTGCTTCTGATACCCAGTCAGCGCAGTCTAGGATACCCCCAGAGTTCTCTAGTACTTATCGTAGGCTTCGGTAAGACGGACAGTAATACCTAGTTCATCCAATAGTTCAATTTCAAGCTTAGAAACACCACGAATAATACGGTTTAGTGCGTCGTCAAGGTCTACGCCAAGAGCTACAGAAGCCCTACGTGCGGCCAAGGTAAACTGGGATACTTGGTCAGAGGTGAACCCGTATGCTGACGCTTGGGCAGCTTTCTGCATAGCACCTTCAAAGCTTACAGCATACCCTGTTGCCTCAACCATAATATCGGCCAAGTTAGAGATTGATACACCAGTCTCTGCACCTACCACCTGGTTTATCTTTTCTAGCCTATTTAGTCTGTCACCAGCAGCTAGTTGGTTGTATGCCTCTGTAAGTGCGTAAACGTTTGCAGCAATAGTAGCATAGATCATTGGTAGCGGGCCAGCTATCTTTGCCAAGTCCTAGAATGCCCTTGTACCACCTTTAGTACTTCTCTAAGCTCCTTCAATACCCTTAGAAGCCCTGGCCTAGGAATCTCCAACTCCGCTTAGACCTTCTTGCATCTTCTCAGTACTAGTAGCGGTCTTTTTAGTCTGCTAGTCAACCTTCCTTAGTGGATCAAGTAATCTTTCTAGAGTAAGAACTACTTCGTCATTGCCTTGCTTAGCTATGTGGGTGTACTCCTCAAAAGAGGCTGAAAGTTCACTAATAGTTCCTTCTACATCCTGTATTGCTGCAACCACCCCATCGAAGTAGTCCTACATGTTAGCCCCAGTACCTATAGTTTCTAGGGTATTAGCTAAGCCTCTAGACAGCTTACGAGCCTCAGTTAGGGCCGCGTTGGTGACGTTTATCTGCTCATTAAGCAGTTCTGTACCTGCAGCAGCATCTTCCATCCTATCACCCAGCTAGGTCTACTATTTTTCTGCCTACTTTAGAGCTCTGCTATTTACCTTAATAACTAGCTCTTCAAGTAGTTTTGGATTTTTTGCCATAATTACTCCTATAAAAATAAAGCCCTGAGCCAAAGTAGACTCAGGGCCCCGACAAAAGAGTTTCGGAAGTGTGGAGGAACTTATTTGTTTACGGGTGCTACGCGGTTTTTCCTGGCCTGCTTAGAGGCAATTTCTCTCGCACGCTTAATAGGCTCTTCATCGATGATATTTATCATTTCCAATACCTACACCCTAGAATCCTCTGGAACTTGGTAAATATCTAACAAGACCTTTAAATTGTTATAGTCTTTACCAGTATATATGGGGGCGGCCATTCCTGGTACTAGGTAGGTGTCCTGCATCTGATTATAAATCTCTATCTAGGTCACCGCTTCGTAAGATAGTTCGGAGAAGTCTATTGGTTTTTTGCTCAAGTCAGGTTCTTGGCCTAACTCTTCACAGACTAACAAGTATTTCTCCCATGTTAGTCCCAATTTAGCCTTCTAGGTTAGGTATCTACGAAGATTCTCCCTCTAATCATGCAGTCTTTGTTTCTCGAAATCGGTCTACGTTGTGTACCACCTAGGACACCCAGTCTTCAAAGGGCTTCCAGTTCTCATATAGGAAAAGAGCATTTTCTTGACAAAACTCTACTTCTTCTTCCAAGTCCTAATCTTCATCAACTAGCATCCATTCCTAGACGTGTTTCAGTTTAAGCCCTTTCCAGCCCTTTATCGCTGACTTTACAAAGTTTTCTGAAAACTTTTCCTAGCTAAACTCTTGGTGAACTTTGTCACCGTCCACGACGGTTACATAACCACTTCTCAAGTTATTAGTAGTCTACTTCCTACCTTGGTAGGCCAGTTCAAACTCTACTCCTGGGAATAGTTCCCAGTCGAAAGCCTTGATTTTTTCTACTTTTACTTTATTCTACAGTAACATCTTAATCCTCCTTCGGGCCTATTATTTCTATTGTATCTGTGGCCCTAAAATCCCAATAAAGGGTATTAACTGACTAAATATTCTATCTCTTGGTGGCTAATCCATTAACCTACCTAACATGCAAACCAGACTGAGAAACCTCGAAATCAGTGTACATGCTATCCTACATTTCTAGTCTTTCTTTAGTGACGTATTCTTGTACCACTCCACCAAGGTTCGATTCACCAACTATTCTAGCGCCCTAAGGCACAATCACGTCAGTGTTAAAGCAGTTTACTTGTGAGAGTTGTGTGTACTAGCGCTGGAAGGTGACAGACTACCCAACCTAGGAGGCTTCGTACCCGGATAGCTGTGTAACTACTGGGCCGGGAAGCATGTGGTCTCCTTGTGGTTCTAAAGTAGCACCCGATAGAACAGAAGTGTCCTACTGCTAGAGCGTCTTTGCAGATAGTGTAATAGTGATTTGGCCTACTTTATCTAACTAGAAAGGTAGGTCGATACTTTCTACCTAGCATCCTGTTAAACAGAACTACCCACCAGCAGAAACAACATAGATGGTCGCCTCCCTCTAGGAATCACCTAACTTTTCTGGGTAGCTTAGAACTAATCGTCTAGGCTCATATTCATGAAATCCTGCCATTCTAAAGAATACTGATTCTCTGAAACCTTTTGTGATATAGGTTGTTAGAGTTATAGAGAAGCTTGAGTACTCTCTGGCTTGTAGCTAAGGAGGACTATAACCAAATATGGTTTTCCTATTTGGGCCCTACTGCCTTATTGAAGTGTCACCAGATAGCTCAGTAACTGCGTCTAGAAGAAGCCACTGGCCTTCAAAATTTAAGGCTATCTTAGAATCATATAGAATTAGTGGGTTTCTAGTCATTATCAGTGTCCTTTAGAATGTGAGGGCCGAAGCCCTCACAGAGTATTAAACTGGAGTAACAAATCCTGTTGTCAGGAATTGGTCAATCTTGGTACGGTTAAGGTTTGGAGCCATGCAGAAGCGAACTTCGTCACCTGTAGACATGTCAGTACCCATACCCTTAAATTCGATGTTAAGACCCATCGCATCTTCGGTCTGCAACTCAGGTACGGATAGGTGAGCATTCGGTAGATGCACAACAATACCAGGAACCATGCTAGTTGCGTAGTAACCACCAATCATCAACTGGATCTTGAAGGAGTTGACAGAGCCAGTCATCTGTGATAGTAGCTTCCAAAGGTCGGAGGAACCGTTGGCAACGTCATTCAAGTAGCACTCTAGGCTACCACTAACATCCAAGCCGCCAGTAAAGTATCCGATAGGACGGTCAACACGGTTTAGAGTGTTAGGTGTCAGATAACTGATGTTGTTGGAGATAGTGATGGTAGCTGCTGTGATGCCAATCTGGTCGTAGGTCAAACCGCTAGGCGCGTTATTGACAACTTTCAGAATGGATAGCTTGTTCTTAATGTAAGAGTTTTGCAGCCTTACGAACTCAGCGTCAGTGATACCGATAGTAGCTGGGTCAAATGGTTGAGCTGCTAGAGGCTCAATAAGGCCAGCGTTACCAGACCAGGTAATACGTGCAATATCACTAATATCTACAGAGATTTCAGCAGTATTAATCTAAATATCCGCCGCCTTAAACCAAATAGAGTCAACCAGCATATACAGGTGAGCCTTAGATAGTTCGTGGTACTGACTATCTTTGAAGGAAACCACTTGGTTCATCTTGTCTTGATAAACACCCTTTTCTTTGGTACCCGGTACAAAAGGGGAACCAGAGGCTAGACAGTGCCACAGAATCTAGTCTGGGGTACTAATGATTGCACCAACATCCGCAGCCTAGATAGGTAGGATGTAGTTAGAGAATGACCACTCACCCGGGTCGATTGCATCTGTAAAACGACGAGCACCACGGATAGGCTTTGGTCCAGCCTCATCTAGGGTGATGTCAGTGTTAGTAGAAGTTTGACCGAAGCTCAGGTCATCCCCTACTAGGATTTCAAAGGTATTTGCCTTAGTGAACCCAGTTGTTACTGTGGACACAAATACCCTGGTGTTACGAAGTAACTGAACGGCCATTTATTTCTCCTTAGATAATTCTACCATCTTCACAATACTTGAGAGTGATAGATAATTCACCAATGGCTATAGGTCTTAAAATACCTTCATCGGTTGTAAGTCCGCTTAAGTTGTCGATAGCTACGTACCTAGTTTCGGTGGAGCCATCAGGATTACTAACAGTATATTGTATACGCTCTGGCGTATCAAGAACTTTTTTAAGGTCTCTCAAGAGTAGCTGTATTTGTCGCTCTGAATCGTACTCGTCCTTGTAGTAAGCCCTAACATACACCCTTAGAAGAGTCCAGCGTACGCCTCCAGGCTGATATTCATACTCCTCTGGCCCCTAGGTGATAGTAATCATAGGGAAGGAGGTTACTTCTTGGGCTAAGTAAGACTTAGTTTGTACGTTGTTATAGATGTTATGAAAATACTTAACACCTACGTTTTCCTAGCATAGCTCGGTTTTTACCTTGGCTGCTAAGGCTTCGCAAATATCTACTGACATTATCTCCTCCAATGTTGCTTGATATCAATCTTATATCTAGTCAGGCCTAACTGGGCTGCCTATTTCTATAGCTATTCAGTGATTAGTTTTTGTGGGTTTCTCTAGTTGCTAGATAGCCCTCTGTACCTAGATACCTGCGGGTCGAACACTGAGTAAGGACGAACCATATAAGTAAAAAACACAGATAAAGTGTTATTCTTAAGAACTAGGGGCTTCAAATCCACACTATACTATAACCTACCTGTGCGGTATACTAGACCAGAGGTGCCAGGACTTTTCATTTCAGCTACTACATTAGAAATGGTGGCTAACTTAAGGGCGTTTCTAAGATTTACTTCGGAAACGAACCTACCTTTACCATCTCTAAGGCCTGAATCTGATTTTTGTCCTCTGTATCTGCTATACTTACCTATATTAGTAGATATAACCTACTTCCTAGTTATAGCCCTAGACTATGGCTACATTCCCATAGCCTATAAAATACGGTTCATAACATCTAAGTCCCCAGAAATAATAGCAGCCTAGACATTATCTACCAACTGCTCTGTTATGCTGGGGTTATCTTTAACTTGGGTTTTGAAGCTAAAGCTCACACTTGCTATGGATTCTTTAGGGTCTCTGGAGTCACCTAGCTTTATGGTCTCTGTTATCCTTAGATTACCATTATCCCTAGCTAGTGCTTCGTTAGACTCCTCTGGAACTTCTAGCTGTTTTACTAGTTTATCCGTAAAGAATTTACTCTACATAATTATTTCCTATATAGGTCTAGGATAGATTTTACATGTGACGGTAGGTAGGAGACCTTATCGAAGTTAATCGCTTCTCCACCCTAGGAAATCTAAGACTTATATTCTTGCTTGTGGTAAAACTTCACCAGTTCCATCACAGCCACTTTAAGCGCTGCTAATCCTGGGATTTCCTAATTGGCTGCCGTAGTGCACACCAATTTAATAGACCCCTGAACTTCCTTAGATAGCACAATCATGTAACCTCGCATAATGTTGGCGGTTACGTCAGCTAGGTTACCATTCACGTATACTTCGGTTATCTAAGAGATCCCTTCTTGGTCAATAATCATTCTGTTATTTGGTAGGGGTAGATAGTCCTGTACCTCTACGGTTCCCTATGTGACCTCTTTTATGTTGGTATAATCCTACACAAAGGAGTTCTACATTTCAAGTAGATTAGTCAATTTCTACTCATCTTGTGGAGTAGTAATGGACATATACTACTTTAGTTCTGATAATGTTGCAAACATTTTACCTCCTTTAGATAAAAAGAAAGGGAGGGAGATTTCTCTCCCTCCCTATTAGGAGTCACTATTAAGCGGCGTACTTAGCAGACACAACACCGTTCGGGAACATGCGTTGCAGGTTCAGACGCTGAGTTGCGTAGTAAGCATCACGTTGCTTACCCGCTTGACGCTCTTTCTCAACAGTCAGTTGACGCTGACGTGGAACTACGAAGTTGTCGGTGTAAACGATAACAGCGTATTCTTTCTCAGCAGCCTTAGCTGGGAAGTACTCGGAGATAACTACTGGCATACCGTAGATACGACCAACTTGACCTTGAAGCTTAACAGAAGCTTCACCAACTTGGTTAACATCTTGCCACTCAGGATCTTCCAGCAGGTCGTAGTAAGCGTCCAGGGAAACAATCAGAGTCAGCTTGTTAACGTTGTAGCCGTAACGGCCAAGGTGACGACGCAGCTTGGAGATTTCCAGTGCAGTAACCTTAACAGAACCGTCAGCCTTAGCTGGGGTGGCAACAGCACGACCGTCATCAGTAGCGAACTTCAACAGACCAGTAGGAACACCTGCACCGGTACCGTTCATGAATGCGTTCTCAATCGCCTTAGCGTGAGCTTCGATCAGGTGACGACGCAGGATAGGAAGCAGAGGAAGAACAGCATCTTCTTCAGTTTCGTCGGTCATGAAGATCTTAGCAGCCAGTTTGAAGGTGCTGAAGGTCATTTCGCCAAGGGTAACTTTGATTTCGTTACCAACAGTTGCGTCAGTACCAAAGGTGGAGTTGTCTACCCAGTTGGCAGTACCAGCTTCTGGGTCAACCAGCATGGTCAGGGTCTTGGAGTTCATCGGCAATTCGGTGAACAGGTTACCTACAACCAGGGCCTTCTGGATATCACGCAGCAAGTTGGTGGAGAAAGTGGTTTCGTAGTCTTCGCTAGAAACTTGGATAGAAGAAGAACCGTTAACGGCCTTCAGGTGGCTCTAACCGTACTTGGTTTCAAACAGGCTCTTCTCAGTCAGATAAGACAGGAATACCACGTTTTCAACTTCACGGGACAAGTCCTCGGACTTAGCATAACGCAGAGCACCTACGTTCATGGCTGGTAGGCCGGTACGAGCAGCAACCAGTTGGTTGATTTCGCCAGCTTGTGCCTTAACTTGCTCCTGCATAGCTTCCAGAGCGTCGGCGAATGCTTTGCCGCTTTCTTGCAGCTTAGCTTCCAGAGTCTTGATGGTTTCGTTAGCAGCTTCAAGAGACTTACGCTGTTCTCCGGTAGCACCTTCGATAAGAGCCTTGATACGCTCTTGTTCAGCCTTCTCTTTAGCAGCCTTTTCCTCGGCCTCCTTCTACGCCTTCTGAGTATCGTTCAGAGTCTTTAGAGCGGTAGAGATATCGTCAAGACCAAGCTGGGCGCGCAGAGCGGTAATATCAATGTTTTGATTCTCGTTCATTTCACAGATTTCCTTAAGCACCCAAGCTGACGAGCTAGTTTTACAATTTCTGGCTCAACAGGGGCAATTTGTGTATTTTGTTTTGTGGAAGTAGGTTCTTTAATCAACTTAGCTTTTAACTCTTCACGGTTTTGAACCCCGAAAGACTTAGCCAAGTTAAACATGGAGTCTTGGTTACACGGGACAGAAACTACAGAAAGCTCAGTCATTTCTATCTCAGTCATAAGAAAAACGTCAACATCGGGTTTGTATTCCCAGTCCAAGAGACGGAATCCAATGGAGAATGCTTTCAGGATATTTTTCTTAATCTACTGGAATACAGCTGGGATTGTATTAGAAATCCTCACTCGAACAAAGAGACCTTCGTCTTTTACTTCCAGAGACTCAACTATGCCGATAGGCATAGAGTGGTTGTGATACGCTAGTACAATAGGATTCTTTCTATAGTTAGAAAGCTAGGATTCTTTTTCCCATGTACTACGTGGAATCAAATCGCCAGCCCTGTCAACGGTTGTGGTGTTGGCCATACCTTCAATTATGATATCGTCTTCATCACCACCTTCTGGTGCGGCTTTGATTACGGAGTTAATAGAGAAGTCTATAAGACCCTCTGCTCCCTTAAAGCGTTCATCACTCATCTTTCTTCACCATTACTTTAGGAGGTGGAGTAGGCTTGACAGGCTTAGCCGTAACAGGTATTGCCTTGGTAGGCTCTACAGCTTCGCGTGTTTCTGCGTACTTCTTAAACTCTTCTTCCAGTTTCTGGAATGCTTTACCTAGTGTAGGCTCACAGTAAATGCCTTTCAGCATCGCTGGAGTTACAATGGATTCAGTCTATCTAGTAGCGAAGAATAGGTGACGTGGAGGGAGCTTTTTACCGAAAAGCTTAACCAGCTATTCAAGTTTGCTTTGCTCAATCATTTGTCATCCTCGTTTGCTGGCCTGCCACCTTCTTGTCCTGAAACTCCGGTACCAGAACCCTAGATATTCTAAGGAACCCTGATTTGAGTTGTTTCTGGCAGTTTCAGTGCGGAAAGCCCTAACATAAGTCTACCCTCGTCTGCAGTAATCAACCCGTTATTCACAAGCTACGTTACACGGGTAGCTTCCTTCTGAGTATCAGGTGAGAGAGCAAATACGTCCGAAGTATCTAATTCGAAGCTATAACCGAAAAACGCAGAAAGCTAACCGGTAAATTTCTTTAGGTTTGGTAGAATCGTTAAACTAAACATCAAGTCAATATTCGGCCTAATGTTAGCATTGTTCCCACCCTCAAGAAGGATAGGCGGAACTCCCATCTATGTACAGATTGCCTCGTTATGGGCTTTCTTGTCTTCATTGATACCTAACTGACCCATATCAATCTGAGCAGTATTTTTAGCTTTTAGTCCCCCATCAAGAATCATGGCAGAGTTCATGAACTTACCGTTCTTGGTGTTGAAATTCACGTTGATGGTATCAAGTAGCTTGTCCTTGAAAGACTTACTTAGTACAGATTCGGTTTCTAAGATAAGACCCAGCATAGTACCATTATCTAGGTAACGCTCCTTGAAAGAGCTTAGCTTGTCTTTTCTTATGATATCATTTTCCGCAGCCTTATAGCGCGAGTTCGCGCTGATGGCTGATGCCCCTACCCCATGAGTGTAAGAGTTATCCTTAATAAAGATAACTTCATCAGTACTTAAACGACGGTCTCCAAACATGTAGTATTCTACAATGTTGTTACTGCCGGAGTACACCTTGACTTCCGTTTCTGGGATGTGGTAGAGGGCGGTGCCATCCCATACCGCAAATGCTCTGCCACCCATCCAGTAGTCGGTAAGTAGTAGTCTCCAAAAGGAGTTAGCATCTTGGAATAGGTTTGGCTTAATTTCTAGTAGCTTAGCTAGGGTGGCCTTGCTTGCAGTACTATCTTTCCGATTCATCTCAGATAGGCCCTTAGCTAGAGGGGTTACGTTGAGCTTTTTGCCAACAGTAATCTTTACCTCAGCCTAGCTATCAACTAGTATGTTTACGCACCTGTTGAAAACTGGGTCAAGCTTATAGGAGTCTGCCGCTGTTCTCTTATTAGGAGTAGCGGTTTCACCTGTAGGCTCTTTATCTTTGATATCTGACTGCACTGGATTCTTTTTGGTGAATAACCAGCTTTTAATATTCATTCGTTATCTCCTTAGCACTTAAATCTGGAGAAGCGACCCTAAGAAGCCTAGGTGTGGGAACCTGACTACTTGTCATGTTGCTTCTGAACCCAATTACGTTGGGCATCTGCTGTATTAAGGAGAGGAGTCACACCATAGATTCTGTGCAACTCTTTGTGGTGTCCCTAGCAAAGAGTTACTGTGTCATCAACTAGTTCGTACCACCGCTCCTTATAAATCTCTTCCCGGATTGAAACACACTCGTCTTCCGTTTCCGGCTAGGGCAAGTTATTTGCAGTGATAAACTAGTCCACAACTAGTTTAACAGAGTGATAGTGGTGTAACTCCAATTCTTGTTCAGAGGAACAAATGGCACAGCATTCCTACTTTTTGTAGTTCTACTTAATACCATCGCGTACGTACTTAACGACGTCACGCTTCTTAGTGTTAGCAGCCATGGGCTCTCCTCATTTCTATATAAACATGATATGCTATAGGTTTGTATTTGTAAAGATGCGTTTAAAAGTTCACTGGCACAGACTAAATTAGAAGGTGTACTTCCAGTGAAGGGTTAAAACACTGACCTTACCAGAGGGTATCCAGCCTATAATAGAGGTAATAGGGCCGGTTCTATATCCTAGCTCAAACTGCCCCATAGGTAATAGATCGTACTTCATGGGTGTGTCACCATAACCAGTTACTGCACCAACTTGTACGCCCTAATAAACGTCATCAAACCACCAACCATAGCTCTTAGTAACCATCACGGAAGGTTCATAGTAGGAGTTATTAAACTATACAACACTCCAACCATCGTGTTCATACCCAACAGTTAGATTGCGCTCATTAAAGTGTCTGGTCTCATTCTTGTAAGTGTACTCTCTAGCCCCGATGTGGTAAGAGAAGCCCCCTAAAACTAGGGAGCTCTATAAAGTTAACTATAACATAAATCACCTTACGAAAGTATAAATTGCATATCTAAATGCGTCCGCTACGTGAGAGTACTCATCGTGTAGGGGTCTTGGATCACGGCTGGGGTCGATTTCTGGGTCCCACTGATAGTTACGCAGCATCATAATATGCTTAGTACAGTTGTCTAGAACGAATAGTTTATCCTGCTGGAATAGAGATTGGATATACTCGATACTATCAAGAGTAGATTTCTTCTACTTGATACTCTAAATATCATGCAACATCTACAAGTCAGCAGCAAACTGCGCGGCAGCGTAGTCTACAAATACCATGTCAATCCCATACTTGTCCATTAGCTTAGTGAAGTTCTCAGCATGCTGCTAAGTAGTAAGTCGAGCCTACTCGTACTCATCACATACATAGAATACATCTTTCTAGCCGTGGTACAGCAGACAGCTACCAGCAGTACTATCGGTATAACCGTGGTCAATACCCATAATGAATTCGAAGGTACCATCGTACTAGGGAAGCTATGGGACAACATGACGCTCCTGGTCGAAGCAAGTAAAAATCTGAGTTTCGAAAACGTCGAAACATGCCTCATACTCTTGTTTAAACTTAGCCGGGGAACAAGTTCTTCGGGCTTCTGCAATAACCGATTCTGGTACACGAGGGTTATCTCTATACGTACCGTGGATGGAGGCCCAACGACTAAGTTCTTTATCAGTACCTCGGTCATAAAACTTTCTAAACCAATTATCCCCACGAGGGGTACTAATAAACAGCTACTTACTATTCATTTTGTCCAACATTGGGCCAATTTGTACGTCGAAGGTATCCCCACCCCGCCTATCAATCTAGGCCTCCTCATATATTACTAAATCGTAAGAGCGTCCTACTACAGAGTCTGCACGGTTTACAGAACCAAGCTTGAAGAAAGAACCATTCTCAAGTTCAATTTCTTTATCTTTAGCGTTCTCTTTAATAGTCTCTACACCTGAACCCTTAAGAAGCTTCTTGATTTCATCCCACCCGATATTAGCAATACTATAGTTGGGAGCCATTACCAAAACCTACGCACCAGGTTCTAGTAATTTTAGAAACTAACATGTATAAGCTATAAAAGACTTACCTACACGTCTGGATACGCAACAAGTTAAGTAACGGCAACGGGGGTCATTTAACTAGTTAATAATACCTATCTGTACTTGATTAGGTTCTACGCCTATTACATCTAGGTAGTTTTCTACTGGAAGCTAAAAGAAACGTTCATCAACGGGGATGTACTTGTTTAGCTCCTAGTATGTAATCCAATCTCTGGTTACCTGCATATAACCTCCATGAGCAATTGCTGGCTTATATCTTGTATTTGAGTAGCAGATAAATCAAAAAATTCAGTGTTACCATTATTTACCAGTGGGTTGTACTTATTCTCAACACTATACTTTTTATGCAACTCCTTTTCTCTAAGTACCTACTAACTACCAAGGTTATACACCCCCAGTATTGATAGATTACCGCCTATATTTAAGATTCTCTATTTAAGGTTGTTAGTTACCCCTATCTTAGTAAGTCCGGTGTTATTACATTTTAGTAGGTATAAGAAATTTGACTTAGCGCCCTACTAGCACTAGGGACACCCATGCCCAAGGTTAATGTGGTTAGCTGGAGTGATGCTAAAAGGTCCATGTTTTCTACATATAATGGTAATCTTTGTTTTACTCCTAGAATATATTGAACCCTAATAGTCATAAGTATCACCATGAACCTATCGCTACTTGGCAATAAATAACTCCTGGGTATCCGGTTTTACTCCGTGAACCTAGCAACTAGGGCAACCCTATCCCTTCATATGATTACCGGGGGAAACCTTAAATATACCATGTATCTTACACTTAACTGACTATAGGGTTTTTGAATCTGTATACACAAACTCGGAGTAGTCGTATTTTTCACCATGCCTAGCCATGAACTTCTGGACCTAAAGTTCTGTTTTTCGTTCTATTGGAAGGTAGGGGTTTATTCTGCCGTCTGAGTATAATTCTTTCATTTCTTTTTACCGTTGATGATTTTGTCAAGCAACTAATTGTAGTTCTCCCCCCCATTTATCTGGATGTTGGTGGTGTTATTGTTTTGAATGAGGTTTGTGGTTTCCTAAAGTTTCATCGACATTTGGAGTTCCTACATTTTCATCTTATGCTATTTCTCAAGTAATGTAACAATATCCATATCTGGTAGCATGCCTGTTTCTTCCATTTCTTCGATTTTAGCATTAATAATTTCATCCAACAAACCAAACATCCTGTCTCTATTTCTAAAGCCAGCTTCCTAAAACTGCTGGTCTAGGAGGGCCTTAACCGGACGTTGTGATAGGAAAGCAGACACATTTTCTATAGGCATGCCTAACTAGGTGGCTGTTTCCTTCATTGAACACCCATTTGACAGATAGGTATTCATAACAGTAATAGCCTCCGGGGAGACTTCTAAGGGTACTAATTCTTTGGCCATCGTATTTATCCTCCAACCTTTAAAGGTTAACTTTATTAGAGTATACCGTGATAAGAAGTGAAGTACAACTCATTTTTTATTTTCGTGGGGTTCGTGAAGCTCCGTGGGGTGGCGTGGCGTTGTGTGGGATTTCGTGCAATATCGTGTGGTTAGTGGTAAACGTGAATCTCCCGTATTTCTCCGTTGACGTGCGCTCTAAAGCACTTTCCAAAAATTTCAAGTGTTACACATGAAAAGGGGCCACTATATGGCTAAATGAGAATAAGTCTCATTACCGCCCTGGGGGCTCAAAGGAAACCGGCCCCCTTCGGAGCCGGTAAAATTAATTTGACTTTATTCGGTTCGCATGATAGGCCCAAAAGTCAGAGCATCATGATCATCTAGCATAGGCAAGGATTCATCCGGCATCATGTCAAAATCATCCTGCACCTGTTGATCCAATGCCGCTTGCATCCCTTGGCGGAAAGCAAGATCCAAACGCTCGTTTATAGTCTTGGCGTCAAAAGTAACCACACCAAGGGAAGCAGCAGCAGCCAGCACGCCATCATGATCATCATATAGATGGATCACTGTTTCGGTGCGGGTGGCTTTGAGATGCTGAAGCCATGCTGATTTATAGGCGGCATCACCCGAGCGCATGATAGCCTGCGCCATCTCAGGCGGAAATGCTTTGTGAAGGCGATCACGGCTGGCAATGAGTGCAGTCTTTAGGCCATGCTGGCGCAAAAATACATAATCGCTTTTCCGCATAAACCGAGCCGTGCAGATCCCGACACTCTCCCCCTTATCTATCAGGGCTTTCATGTGGTCAGCCAGCGGGAGCAAACGATCCGCCATGATCTTGCTATGCTGGCAAGCCTCGGCGCGATAGCGGGGGAGATTTAGATCCCCGTTAGCCTCAAGGCAAGGGGCTACACGGTGAAGGGAGTCGATGGCCGTCCCATCGAGATCAAACAGGTGGAGGATCCTATCTTTAAACATTTTTGTAAATCTCCAAAATGGGAATTGAAATTGCGCCCGCCAAGGGCTAGGCGCAATTTATTGCATAATTACGCAATGATTTGCATGGATCCATCATTGCAGATCACGGCGTGAGAGTGTGACCAACTGGATGCCCCCACGTTGTAACCCATATCAAACGAGCCAGTAACACCGGACACAATAACACGCTTCCCGTTTTTGTATCCGCTGTGAGAGTGGCCGATAGCAAACGAGCCCCCGAGACGCTCAAAGGCTGTATAGCCGCCGCGAGCCCCGTTAATGCCGCAGTCGCCATGATTGGACAATTCTACGCCATGAACCACAAAAGGCTCGTCTCGGTTCAAAAACTTGATCCGGTTGTAATCGAGATCCGGCGCTACCAGTCGCAAAGCACGTTCAAGCGGGATCTGATTATCCTTGCCGCCTTCTAGCGCGGTCTGGTAGCGGGGCTTTTGCAAGTCACACCAAAGGGGGAGATTGATCGGGTCTTGGCGTGGGTCGGTTTCCTCAAGCCAGCGATCCAAGGCGCGATCGTGGTTTGAGTTAACGATCACGATCTGGGCTTCGGTATCGTCCAGCAGGCTTTGCAGCACTCCGGCGGCGTCGTCTACGTCATCGGCCACGGTGCGGCCCATCTGGGAGGCCAGGAACAAGCCGGATCCCCGGTTGTGGTGGTTGCGGCTGGTGAAGTCGTGGAGATCGTGCAGCACTACAAAGGCGGCGGCGGTCTGATTGCAGAGGGTGATCAAATTGTTAAACTCGTCCCCGTCCAGCTTTTCGGAGTGGATGTCACCTGCCACGATCACGGCGTCCCCCATAGGGTCAGCAAAACCAAACTCATTGATCGGCATCCCTCGATAAAATCCGCAACCTTGGCTATCCAATTGAACCTGATCAAAGGTGCCGTCATCATGGATCACTGTGAACCCAATGATATGATCGGCGCTTGCTTCGGCTCCGGCGCGGCCTGCTTTATAGCGGGGTTCGCAAAGGGTGCCAGTTGTTAGCGCCCAACGTTCCGGCATACCTTTAGCGCGGGGGAGGGATTCGGCCTGCTGTTTGGGGTGCGGTAGCACGGTCAAACGGCGATCACCGGACATCAGCCGCGCATTGCTGATCGGCTTTTTGGCGGTCGGGATAACGTCCCCATTAAGGATCAGAAGGTTGTTATCATCACCGATCCAGAGCGGCGCGGCTTCGGTTTTAATGATCATATGATCCGCCTCGTCAGTCGGTTGGATCATATAAGAGCAAGCAACGGGCAACAATTCAGCATTAAGGCTGGCAGCCAACATTCTGGCGGTCGCCATAGCGGGGGCGCAGATCGGCGCGTTATTCTGGACGCTGAAAACAATAAAAGATCCGGCCTCTACTTTGGGGGCGGTCTCGAAATGCTGATTGCTGGAATTGAAAGTGGGTTCGGCTGGCTCCTTTTCTTCTTTTTTCTTGGCGGCCTTGATCGGCTTAGTTGCATCGAGATATGCGATAATATCAGACACACGTGAGCCCTTAAACATGCGATCCGCGATCTGATCTGCTACCTTCTGGCGGCTAGTTGCCAACTGTTTGCCGTAATAGTTGAGATCCAAAGCCATTTTTGTGATCTCGGTTTGCTGGGATTCGATGAAATTAAATTCGGTTACTTTCATTTGATAATCTCTCACTTGAGGTAATTGATTAACCGGATGGCTAACCAGAGAAGGGGACTCAAAAAGTCCCCTTGACTTGTTAGGCTTCGAGATCTTCATTGCCAATCGGGCGGCCTTGCAGCAGGGCCAGCAGGGCCAGCAGAGCCGGACGGCCAGCATGTTCAAGGCTGGCGAAAATTTCGGCGGCATTGTCGCCCACGGTCGGATCCTTCTTTACGATTTCATCAGAAATCAGGCTTGCCAAAACTAGCTTTTTCTGGCGGGTGCCGCCAGTGGTGCCAGCGGTCGATTTCGCCTCGCCTTTGATATACTCGCCCAACTGGGCCAGCTTTTGACGAACAGACCGATCACTTGCCGCACCTACTGAGGCGGCCAGATCCATCAGGAATGGCTTGGAGTTAGCCGTTTCAACCTTGCCTTCATCCTTTTCGATCTGGGCCTTGTAGGCGGCAACAATAGCGGCGGAGTTCTTTTCATCCCATTTGAAGGCTTTAGGGGCGTTTTTATTGGTAGTCATAATTTAGATCCTTATCAATTGTTAACCCTGATATCAAAGCAGGGCGGGCAAACATTGCCCGACAATATGCCCTATAAAAGGGCATATTAGCAGGCCAGTTTTCGCATTTCAAACTCATATGCAGCAATGGCAATCAATCGCAGACGTTGGGAGACAGTCAGCAGATCGTGCAACTGGATATAGGCTTGCAGGACATTATCACAATTTAGTAACATGATATTACTCCGGTTAACGGGACTCGGTGAAGGGCTCAAATTGAGCCCTTGGGCTAGTCTCGCCTCGCTGCCAGTTTTTAAAAGAGCTTTACAATGGTCGATCCCTTTCGGGGCCAAGGGGAAGGGGCGGGGGCTTGGATTCTTGCCTTGCTTGCCTTCCAGTGGTTTCCATTTTACGGAAACCGGATTTCATGTCAAACACTTTTTTCAATCTTTTTTCTAGCTGGTGGCTGGTGCCGCCGCTAGTGGTCTGGGGAGTTGCCCCGTTCCATGTGATAAATATTGCCAGCCCTAAAAATTTAGATCAACAAAAGTTTTTGCTAGTAACGAGTGATTTTACTCATCTAGGGCGGCGCTATTGGTTAATGAGACGGGCGCACGCGAATATTTGAACAACTGGCAAAAGTCAATACACCAAAAAATAAATATTTGGACTTATCCACAATTACCAGGCCAGGCTGTGGATAAGTTGCCCACCTGCATATCCTTAAAGATAAAACAACCCCCACTTATCCACAAAATGGCAAAAAGCCTGTGTGTTCTTTTACCCCAAAATGCCGTGATGCAATAGTTGGAGGGGTGGCAATACCCTAGTGGCCTGAACGCCTCAAAATGCGTTATAGGGCGTTATAGAGCGTTATATTTGAGGCACACCTTTGACGTGCACAAAATTCAAGAAGTGTGCCAGAAAATAAATTTGACAAAAAATTTATTTTGTGATCCTAAAATTCTTGGCATGGAACTTGCTTAAAACTGGTATTGATAACCATTATCATTGTTGCTTTATACCGGAAAAAAGAAACAATGCGAATTTGTCGCATTTGCGAATGATTTTCATTCTTTTTTGCTAAAAATTCACGTTTTTTGCATGTTTATTTATGCAATAAAACTGCATAAATAGCATCCACAGACCCATTTGGACTTATTCTTTTATCCACAACCAAAATGTGGATAACTCTTGATTTGTTGCGGTTTTGTTAATGGCACGAGTCGTGCATACGTAATAGGCGGATTTTGGAGCGTTTCTGTTAACAAAAATTTAACAGAAAAACCACTGTATATCCATACAGGGTCTTTTGTCTGTATAACTTACTAACAGGGCCAAGAAGGCCTCTAGATCGCGCTGTATTGAATAGTTGGGGGATCCCCTTTATTATAGGTCTAGGCCGTCTCGCTCGTTTAGAGCGATTTTGGCGGGATGAGAATGGTTATCATTTGACCGCGCCGCGCGAGGGGGTGACGTGCTACAAAATATGATCCATACCTGGCAGGAAAGCACAAGAAAATAAATTTAAATTATTTTGCAGAAAAGCCTTGACAAGCGCAGTTTTGACTGCGCCGCTTTGGGGTTTTGTCTTTAGTCTTTAATGTTTAGTCTTTGACTGCGCCGCTGGCACGTCACTGGCGTGCTACAAAAATTGTTGCCTGGGCTGGTGGATATGATAAGATAGGGATCCTAGTAATAGAGGATTAACAGCATGAAAACTAAAGCAGTGATAGCCGCCCACTTGCAGGCAGGCCAACGGGTCTTTATAGACAGCCGTTTTTATTTAATTGACAAGGTGGCCAGGAACGGGCATTATATAGATCTGGAGGTGCAGGGGGCTTTTTACCCTGTATGCTTGCCCATTAACCAGACTGTGAAGGTTCGGCAATGAAAAAAGATGTAAAAACTCTGATTAAACGCTTGACTTTGTTGGTTCAATTTACCAAAATAGGTAAGGGCTGGATTGCGGTGGATGGGGATGGGACAACAAGAGTTTATGAAAACAGGCCAGTTTTTCACCCGTCAGGTGAGTCTGAATCTCTTGACTACTGGGTAAGACACCAAAGTGGTGTAACGTGGATCTCCGACCTTGATTGTCTGCCCTTGTCTATGGTCTGCCCGAGCTTGACAAGCAGAGAGGCGCTTTTCTATACTGATGGGGAAACTGTATGGCTGGTGGAGACTAGATAAATGATAATCCATATCATTAGTTGTGTTCTGTTACTACTATCTGGTGTCACCTGGGACACTAAGGGATGGGGTCTGGTTTTAAAGGTTATTTTTTATATCGTCGCCATATATAATGGTTTCGAGGCATATCGTTTTTATATCATGGGGGCTTGATAGCGGCGCGGTGGTTCTGGTAAACTAATTATGTGGTCGGGGATAGGCCCCGACCAAAATCCTAAATTTAGAGGTGAGTTATGCAAAAAGTTTCTTTTGTTCAAGATGGCGCTTTGGTTGTGGCTCCGGCTAACTATGGCATGATTGATTCTTCCATTGGGGGTCAATTGGCACGAAAAGAGCTGCCAGAGGCTGACGGGCGCACCAGCCGTGGGCTGGCGGCAATCAATGACCTGCGAGACCGGATCGGCGGGTATATGAAAAAATATGCCAAAGGCCAGTTGAGCCCGTCCTGGGGGCGAGTCGTAATTGGTTAACTCCTAGCCAACCCCCTGTAGCACGTTACTGGCGTGCTACATTTTTAGCCCTCCCACAGACCCCTTAACTAAAATACACCCCCACCCCCATCACGCGCTTACAGCGCGATTCAGGGGCCTTCTAGGGCATACCAGATAATCCACTACCCGACTGACCCTGTATATCCATACAGTGTTAGCAAGCTGTTAGTATCCTGTGGATAACTCCAAATAACTCTGTATAGGCATTAAGCAAGTTTCATGCCAAAACTTAATTTTTTAACAAAAAGATGATTATGCTGGGGATTGAATGCGAATTATTATCATTCGCATTCGAGGGACGTCTAGATGTTTAGACGGCTAGAAGTCCAGATGTTTAGACGGCTAGATGTTTAGACGGCTAGATGTTTAGACGGCTAGATGGATGGACGTCTAGATGTTTAGACGGCTAGAAGTCCGGATGGCTAGAGGGTCGGCCACCCCTCCTGCGCCTTAGTACTTATCCGACAAGTACTTTTTCGATGTATTACAAGTGTCAAGTACTTATTCGATATAAGTAGAAATTCGACCAGGGTCGCGTAGCAAGTTTTATTTTGTGATATTTGGGGGGATGAGGGGGATGAGGTGAGATTTGGGGAGGCTTAGGGGATTTCGCCGGTAACAATGGCTTCGCCATTGAATTCGGCGGTAGGGTTGAGAAAATTTACAGGGTCGGCCACCATACCCTCCGCCGCTACGCGGCGTCTTATAGAAATATGGTGTGAGCTGGGGAAATAAGAAGTAGAAATTCGATATAGTGAAGTAGAAAAACGACTGGGATGCTTTGGGGAAGTAATGAGATATGAAGTAGAAAAATGAGGAGGGAATTAAGAGGATTTATAAATAGAAAAAGGAGAAGGATAAAGACGGATATATATCCTTCTAAACCCTTTCTCCTAAATTGATAGTAAATTTTAAATATAACTGTAGCCTTTTCTATTATGTGAAGTCTCGGGGTGGCTCCAAAGGACCGTGATATAACAAAAACTCTGAGCGCTTGTCTTACCATGGATTCCATTCCCAGAGGGCCCCTTCCACTCAGAGCTGAGTTTTTTATCACTGCCACCCCAGCCTTCTTGAAATATCTGTTCTTACAGTATTATCTTATCATAGCCCCGAGATATGTAAAGTACTTTTTACATTTCCATAGGTTTTAATGTGTAAAAGTAATAACCGCCCCCTAAACCGCCCACTTATAGTGAGGGCATAATTGCTGTTCTGAGGAAACTTTCCAGATTAATCTTATAGTACTTTACAGTTTTAGGGTTGTAATATGTTGTCAGTGGCTGGAAGTATTCCATAATTATGGGAAACGCTTCCCAGCTTCTGTATTCTCCTTCTACGGTAAATTCCTCAGTAAGCCTAAGTAATTCTTGTTCTTGGGCATAAGCATTTGGAGATAGCTAGTAGAAAATCAACGAGCATCCCAGCTTTTTCGCTCTTACCCTTGGATCTACAGAGATACCGATTTTAAGACAATCTCGCTTATAATCCACCATGAAATAAAGTTTCTGTAGGTGGTTATTACTCCAGTATTCTTCAGAACACTTTGGACATGGGATTTGTCTTTTTAAATGGGTAGAGGTGTCTTGGTAGAAATCCCCATGATATGGGCACACAAATCGTAGCTATCCAGTAGGTTCTTCTGGGATGTAAGAATAATCTAAATAAGTCCCAAACAATGTCTGGGACTTTTCAATAAACTTAGCTCTTTTCATATTATAGGTCCATATTAGAAATAACCATGCTGTCTTGAGCATCTTCTTTCAGTGAGTTGCCTTGCCTAATCATGCTATCCGTTTGAGAATAATGCTTGGGAACCTCAAAATATTGTATCGCGAGTTCGGGGGAATTCTTTCTCCCAGCTAACCACTTACCATACCTCTTCTAATGTAGTTTGTTGATTAGAGATACGAGTTCTTTTCTATCTGGAAGTTTGGCTATATTAGCGTGTGGAGTTGTCCTTTCAGTTTCCCAGAGAAATGCTGATAGTAGCGTGAGAACTGACACATTAGTTGGAACTGTGCCACTCCCAGTACCATGCGGTCTTAGTTTATCTAGAACCCAGTTACCAAACTTAATACGGTCAAAGTCTATAACAGTTTTGGCTCGTTCATCTAACACCACTGTTTTAGCTGATACCTCTCCAGGGAAATTGAACGGTACTTCGTATGTAATCTCCTTGATTTCTTTTACCACCTTACTAAGAAGGAACCCGTGTAGTGGCTGTCCAAAGAAACGGGTTAGCTTTCCTCTCTCGCAAGAAAGGGCTCGCCCAACCCCAGCGGGGCTGGATACGGCGACAATGCCAGCATACTCCCTTATCTGTTCAAACAGGAAATCCATATCAAAGCGGTATACAATCTTGTATTTAGAATACCAGCGCTATCTCAGGAATAATGGCATAACGTCAGTATGCACATCCCTTGCGGCCAACTCACCGAAGTCTCTCATTGCTTCTTCGATGTTGGGGATAATACCATTAATTACTTGGTATTTAGTTACTGACTTATCAACTAGGATTGGGATAGTTACGTCAGATTTCTTTTCATTTACTAGCTTAAGAGCAACGTTACTACCTTCCGGCAACGGGTATTCATCTTGCGGTAGAATAAAGTTGTAGATAGTTTCCGGAATGTCGGAAAGCTCTGCTTTCTCTCCTCTATCCTACAGCCATTTAGCTGCGAAAGCCTACTCCAAGTCCAAGACATTACCATACTTTAATGCGGCATTGTATACAGCATTCTTATACTCTGGTAATATGTTCTAAAAAGGCAGGAGCCTATCTGCCTCTTGCACGTCAAAACCTTTAAAGATCAAATCATTGATTGCCTATCTGGCTTTACTGGTTGGGATTCTATATAATATCATTTTTGGAGTTCCTCTATTAGTTCTTTAACTTGTTGTTCGGATAGCCGGAAAAACTCTGTGCCACCACTAACAACATTAGGGTTAAAAATTCTAAACTATTGATATCTTTTATGTAATTCCAGTTCTAGTTGTCGCGGATTCTCTAGCGTAATATGGTGTAGGTATTCCAGGTTACCACCTATCTTAGATATTCTCTTGTCTAAGCTATTAGTGATACCTATTTTTATTAATCCAGTATCTAAGCATTTTAGTATGTATAAAGTATTTTGGTTAGACACCTGACACTTTGGGCATCCATGACCCCTTAAATGGTTGTTAGGAGTTTGGAAGAAGCTACCATGTTCTTTACAAATTATCTCTACCTTAGTGCAATTATTTATATACACAGTATTGCTATAGTCATAAGTCTCATCATGTACACCTATAAACTCTTGTATGCAATTAACGGAGACTTTCTTTCTATTACCCTAGCAGCTAGGGCACCCTTTTCCAGCCTGATGATTTTGGGGTGTCTGAAGAAATTCCCCATGCTCTTTACATATAATTACTATTTTTTCTCTTGCGGTTTTATACGCTACTTTGGAGTAGTCATACCTATTTCCATGGACTTCCTGAAACTTCTAAATGTACCACTAATTTTTTATATCTTGTGGCTAGGACTTCGATAGTAACCCAGTC